ATGTATAGTCGTTATAGTGCCTACAATTATAGTCCCCATCTGGGCAAAACCTATGTATACGATAACAAGTATTACAAAAATCTAGGTCACGTGATTAAAAATGCTAAACGCAAACACGATGCTCTCGAACGCGAGGCCGACGAGCGTGAGCTCGATCACCTCGACAAGTATCTGGTCGCAGAGGATCCGTTCATGGGTCCTGGTAAAAATCAAAAGTTGACTCTGTTCAAAGAGATTCGTAACGTGAAGCCCGACACGATGAAGCTGATCGTCAATTGGAACGGTAAAGAGTTTCTGCGCGAGACTTGGACTCGCTTTATGGAAGACAGCTTCCCCATCGTGAACGATCAAGAAGTGATGGACGTGTTTTTAGTGGTAAACATGCGTCCCACTAGACCGAACCGTTGCTTTAGATTTTTAGCGCAGCACGCGCTCCGATGCGATCCCGAGTACGTTCCTCACGACGTGATCCGTATCGTAGAACCGTCGTACGTCGGCACCAATAACGAATACCGCATCAGTCTGGCTAAGAAGGGCGGCGGTTGTCCCGTGATGAACCTGCACGCCGAATACACCACGTCGTTCGAGAGCTTCATCGACAAGGTGATATGGTACAACTTTTACAAGCCCATCGTGTACGTGGGCACCGACTCGGCTGAAGAGGAGGAGATCCTTCTCGAAGTGTCGCTCGTGTTCAAGATCAAAGAGTTTGCTCCCGACGCGCCTCTATACACGGGTCCCGCGTATTAAATTTGCGAAGAGGACAACCGAGACAGTTCGTCAACTCTCCGCCTGAGCTGTGAAATTTTCTCGTCTTGATCGCCGTCTCCACGTTTCTGAAGCATACTTTTCGCCTTTGCGATGTCGTCGTTTACGATAAAATGTTCGACCGCTCGCACGAATCTGTCTTTGGACATTGTGTCCGCTTGGTCACCGTTGGCCTGTTCGACTGCGAGCGCAGACTCTGCGTCTCCAAACATGATCTGAACAATAGACATTGTCCGTTCGACATTGTCAATGAGTCGCAAAGCGTCATCTTTCGCAACGATATTTTTTACATTGTTTAAATCTCGAAGTATATCGGCCGCGTTGTTTCGTATGACCTCGCTGCTTTCGGCTATCACGCTCGACGCGATCGTCTCGGCTTTGATCCGATTATACATTTCTCGTTCGGCGATTTCTTCTCTGCCAATATTTTCATTATCTCCGATCTGGGTAGTATGACTTTTCGACACAAACTTGATCCGTCTTGGGTCCTCTTCTTCATCTAGCCACGATGACGGTTCGGTTTCAGTTTCAATTTCAGACGAAGACGATGACGGTTTGATTCCTATCCGCCGAGACAAGATCGCACCCATAGGTGTCGATTCCACGTTAGATAAACTCGCCTGTGATGGCGGTGGTGTAATTTTACGGAGCGTCGGTCTCTGTTTTATCTGTTCGAGAAGCAAGTTGCGTGTGTCTGGTTTTGGTGCTGCCGGTTCGATGGGTCTAAGACTCGGTTTTTGTTTGATTTGTTCCAATAATAAATTTCTAGCTTCTGTCGGCGGTACGGTTATGAGTTGTTGATCGGTAGGCAGGATCGATTGTGGCGGCGGTGGTGGTGGTGGTGGCGGAGGCATGATCGGAGGAGGCGGAGGCATGATTGATTGTGGTAAAGGTGGTGGCGGCGGCGGTAAAATTTGTGTCGGCAGGATCGATGGTTCGATTGTCGAGAATTCGTTCGGTGATGGTTCGATCGGTGGCTCCGGCAGGATCGATGGTTCGATCGGTTTAGACAGTGATTGTTTTTGGATCGGTTTAGATAATGGCTCCGGCAGGATCGATGGTTCGATCGGTTTAGACAGTGATTGCTCTTTACTTGGTTTAGATGGTGGCTCGATCGGTTGCTCTTGCGATGATTGTTTAGGTTCTGTAGTAGCCGCGGCTGTAGTCAAAATTTCATCGATTGTATTTTCGATACCAACCGGAGACGGCGGCGTGGATACAGCAAGCTTCAAAAGTGACAAGACACGTTCCAAATGTTTGTTGACTTGCACCGGATCGTGGGATTCTTTGGCGAGATCAATGTGTTTTTTCATGGCAAGTTCGTATTGTCTGTCACATTGCACGGCATCGATGGCTCTATCGATCTGTATAATTTTGTTTAGTAAAGATTCGGATAGAGCCGGACGTACTGAAACTTTATCCTCGTACATGTCATCGGCTATTCGCAGCAGTTGCATGCATTCGTAAATATCTAAATTCACCACTTTTGATTGCGGACTCACCGAGATCAGTTTGCGTTTCAGTTCGACACAGGGCGACGGTGTTACGAGTCGCGACATTAACAATTTTAAATCTACATTATAATTATTCGCTTTGAAAAGTTCATCGAGCGTTGCCGCCATCATGGACGCCCGCTTTGTTGAAGATATCAATCAGTTTTGTAGAGACGTGCAAGTTCACTCTTCCTGCCGTTTGATAGACGGCAAGTACGGCAAAGTGAGCGTGATTAGACACACTCCGACTGACAAGTTGTTTTTGAAAAAGATAATCAAGCACGAAAACTTTGATGCGATCGAATTGACGGTGCATCACCTTATGAGAGACCATTCGAATTTCGTTAGACTCTATTATGCGTTTAACACGCCAAAGATAAACGTGCTCATCATGGACTATGTCGAGGACGGAGATCTGTTTGAAATATTAAAGACTGACGGGCCGTTTAGTGAACGCAAGACTGCTCATGTAGTGTCTCAATTGGCCTTTGCTCTTAACTCTTTACACGGACACAGGATCGTTCACAACGATGTAAAATTGGAAAACGTTTTGTTCACTAAGAGCAATAGACAAGTTAAGCTGTGCGATTACGGTCTATGCAAACCGGTCGGGGCCGTACAGAAACAAGACGGCACCGTGGATTACTTTTCTCCTGAAAAGATTCGAGACAAGCCGTACGACGAGACCATGGACTTTTGGGCCATCGGCGTGATTGCATACGAACTGTTGACTGGCGAGCATCCATACAAGGATGGCAAAGATGACGACTTGGACGTCGACACTTTAAAGTATCGTATTGAAAAAAGTTTTAGACCTATACAAAAGCGTAACATATCCGAGACCGCTTTGGACTTTCTCAAGAACATGTTGCATCCCAACATTAAATCTAGACTGTGTAAATTTAAATATATAGCTGTTCATGATTTTTTGTTCAAAATATAGATTTTAATTATAAGTTTATAGTGTGTGTGTGTGTTTTACTATATTATGTTTTACTATACCACAAAAATAAAAATGCAAGTTTAACAACAGTTTAATACAATTTTAATTAATACATTTTATTAATACATTTTATTAATATTTTATCATTATACATTTATTTAAAATACAATAAACATTTATTAAAAATACATTATACATTTATTTAAAATACATTTTTCCATCGACGAATATGAATCGGATATCAAGTCGTGTCTTCCATTTCGTTGCGTAGAGACAAATCGAAGGAAGTGGAAGACACGACCGGACGCTCACGATTACTGAGTGAGAAACTTCACTTTTCCATCAGGATACAGACGCGTCGTGTTACATTCCGATATTGTGGCCTGTCTGTACTTTTTAGAAGATTTAGACTTAACGGCAGTAGACTTAGAAATGGAAGACACGGCAGTAGACTTAGACACGGCAGTCGAAGTAGACTCAGCCTCAGAAATGAAAGACACGACGTCATCGGTTGAAGTCTCAGCGGAAGGAGACATCGGCGGTGGCTGCTGCTGCTGCTGTTGCTCCTGCTGCTGCAACTCATTCATAATTATGTTTTCGTCGATACCTCTGCGACGTTCGATACGTCGCGTATAATGTATGTTACGTGCTTGACACATGTATCGATCTATAGAATCAAATAAAGCGGGCACACCATTAGCTTCATTTTTTTCATCTTTAATCAATACTTTTTCCATGATGACCGGCTGAAACTCGTTTGTGCCCGGTAATCTGTACAAACATTCAAAGCCTTTATGCAACTTTATGTCGCGCACGTCCAACTCTTTGCCGTCCTTATCCGTGCAGCTAATAAATTCAATATCATCGTCATCGTCATCATCATCATTCTCATTTGCCGCTGCCGCAACGGCCTGATTAAATTTAGTTTTATAATATTGATCGATCACATCCGGATCGGATATAATCTCTTTTTTAATGATTACATCGTTATCATCCAAAATCACGGGCTCTTTGTACGAAGGACAAGAATCATCGTACCTGAGAGGCTCCAACTGTGACTCGGACCGTTGCTCGGGTTCGGGTTCGGGCTCGAGTTCGGGCTCGGGCTCGGGCTCGGGCTCGGGCTCAGCAGACTCAGACTCCGACTCCCGCTGCTCAGGCACATAATCAATGCGAGGTGCGGACCGTTCATCGGGCTGCTGTTCATCGGGTTCGACGGGCTGCTGATCATCGAGCTGCGGTTCGCCCGATTTTTTCTGCTGTTGAACAAAAGCCTCCTGGTTCGGTGGAATATTATCATCATAGTCAGCATCATAATCCGTAGATTCATCGCTATTAAGTTGTACAGAACAGTTAGTAGTGATGGTAGATGATGATTTTAACTTTTTTAACTTGTCTATATTTACAACTGAAATATTATCAGTCGGAACCGAATCATCATCGCTATCATCAGAAGAGCAAACAGATGAATTGCGCAATTTCGATGACAACAACTTACGTGACTTTGTTGATTTGTTAGTAGCCGTTGATGCAGATCGTTTTCTGCTCTTGGCTTTAGCAGTGGAAGAGTCTGATGTGGTGGCCGCCACGCCCGAATCATCAGCGTCATCGGTAGTAATCCCAATTTTATTAGCAGCATTCGTGGTAGCGTTACGCAACTGATTATAAAAATCATTCATATACGCGTTCATGGGAGCAGCGTTCAACGATATAAAATAGTTCATTTTTTCGCAAATGATACATGAATAATTTTCAAAATCTTTGATCTCCTGTACAATCTTTTCGTATATACAGTCGACACAAAATCTATGTCCGCACGTCATGAGTTGAGAGGCTGATTTTTCATTGCAAGATTCGCACATAATCGCATCGATGCGCAACTGGTACAACAGTATCACGGGCTTCAGTTCATTAATAGACAGATTGATTTTAGCCTCTAATATTTGGCGCGCATTGAGCACGGCCGGTTTAAGTTTTTCCTTCATAATGTAAATTTCGTTGCGAATTGTAGTACAGTTTAAAAAGTGAGAATAATACGTTTGACCTGCACATTTTTCCATCAAATTAACGCCCAACTCAGTTGCGGCAATAGTTATCTCCTTGTGATTAGTTGCATTGTCGACGGTGTTTAAGAAATTACGTACCAAACAGTAATACTCGCTGTCGTCGTACGTGGTATTCTCATGTTCCTTTTGCAATTCGTCCATTTTTACCAAGAGTATCTCGACAATCTTAAAACGGGTCAGATCGGTTAAAAGGTCGTTAAGTTTTTTGTTTAACTTTGCCTCGAACGGAACACGGCACAAGTTTTGTTTAAATTGAACTAGAGTATCACTATACACATTGTACTGAGTCTTTGTCACGTTAAAGCGAAACGTGTTCGATTGTAGGTCGAGATGACCGACGCGGTTGTTGCGCTGTTGCACTTTATTAGTGGCCGGCACTAAAAATACGTTAATGCACTGCATCGACTTTGACTCTTCAAACGCGATATAATAATTGGACAGCATCGTGATGTGCTAACGCGGCGTACTACAGAGTTAGACTGTTGCCTCGAACGCGAACAGTTCGGCCTTTTATAGTCGGGCAGGATCGATTGTTACGCCCGCGTGATTCCGGTCACGTACGCAGTCGCGATGCCTGACCAAATCAACCGGATGCCTGGCTCGATAAGATATGAGACGGATGCCTGACCGGATTAGGATGCGATAAGATATGGCCGGATGCCTGACTCGATTAGATATGACCAGTCACGTAGGCCGCCGGATGCCTGACCGGATTAGGATGCGATTAGATATGGTCGGTCACGTAGGCCGCCGATGTCAACTTTTTTGCAGTGCAAAAATATACTCTATTTCGTAGTATATAGAATCGATATATACAGTGTAGACTTTGCTAGATAAATAGTCTACAATTCGAATTTTTGTACTGTATATAGCATCCTGCCGATAGCCGAATTTTTTTGCACTGCAAAAAAAATTGATATCTAAATCCGGAGACGATAACACGGACGCACACACTGTCATCGCGCCCGATATAAAAGACCGAACATGTTCGTGATCTGGCACACAACGCTTTCGGTCTCGAACTCTGTCTGACTCGCTCTCCGAGTGTGCCAAGTGTACAAATTTGAATTTTGTGGATTATCAAAGGTGAGTTTATATTTTATTAGTTTATATTTTATTGGTGTATGTGTGTATGTGATTAGGTGCAATTTTCGAACAAAACAAATTTTGTTATAGATGTCTTCAAAAACTTCCGTTGATTTTGATGCCGCGCCCGTTGATGTGGTAATCAATAAAACCATTACTCATCCTACTTCGGATATTGACTCTGACTACGACGCCCCGGAGATCTTTGCCGGTGATGATGTTGTAGCTTCCGTTGCGCATGACGCTACCGATGGTGACGTTGGCGCTGGCGCTGCCGAGACTGCCGCTGGCGTTGGTGCTGCTGATGGTGCTGGTGACGTTGGCGTTGGCGTTGCCGCTGGCGTTGCTGATGCTGCCGATGGTGCCGCTGCCGCCGGTGTTGGCGCTGCCGAGGCTGATGCTGCCGCTGGTGCTGGTAAAAATGTTATTTTACCTGTTATTAATTATATTTCTGATCATAAATATTATAACTTGTACATTGCTCTGAATGATTGCAATAATATTCTTTATGAATTTATGGAATTGCCCACCGATTTGATACAGTTTATTATTAAAACCGTTATTTCTAATGAGCATTTGTTTTCCGAGTATAATACTATACAAACATTTTTACGATGCAATGTTTTGGACGTGGTCAATGGTCGCGTGTACTTTGTTAACATGACTGATAATTACAAAATTCGCATTTTTTGTCAGTACATTGTTCAGTTGTACTATTTGTGTTATAATAAATTTGATGATGACGCAAACTGTGACGTTAAATCTAAACTGTATAGCGAGATTGATTTTGTAGAATTGATTCGTCTCGATAAAATGTTTAAATTTGACGGTCTAGAATTGTACGACATGGCTCTACGACACACGATCATGGCCAAAGACAATAATATAAAAATTAATTGTTTTAATAATTTGATTGCTAACGCTATTGGTATTAGAAAAAGTGTATTGTACATGGCTTTCGCTGTGCCAAATTATTCAAGTGATGCTGCAAATCATTCTGATGATATGTATGATAACAAAAATTATTCCATGTCTATCACGCGATACATATTTGACAATTCGCATTACTATGACGCAGATTGGTCTAAAAGATTTAATTTAGACGAACCAATCTATTCTAATTTGAGTCAATTCTTTGATGTATTTGCAAAGTTTAATATTGATTATCGCGACTTTAAAATTAACAATTGTTTTGTTAAAAAACTCATTATTGCCAATGTGTACATTTCCAGATATTATAAAAGTGTTGATAATTTATATGAAAGATTTAACATTATTAATTCGATTAAAGCTGCCACTAGTCGAGATGAAGTCATTTCTATTATAGAAAAGGCCGCCCGAGACTTGGAAAAGTCTGAATATTCCATTCATAATTATTCTGAAATTTTAAAGTCCGATTCTACATTTCAAACTAGCAATGAATTGATTCAAAACACACGACCATTTAATTTTAACTTTGATTTAGATTACGCTCTTAACGATGATCAATGTAACAAATTATATTCGCATCTTGTTTCCGAATTGTCATTACATTCTAATATATATCCTAATATCAATGTTAAAATTTATAATTTAATTAAACAGTTTAACATCATGTCGCGTGAATATTTTACTGATACTGTTTTAATTTCAAAATCTTGGAAAAAAATTTACATGCATTTTAAACAATTTGTAAACATGTTCTGTTGGATCGATACGGTATATATAATTAATCAAGTTTTAGATAAAAAAATTGCTCAATTGACGATTCGAGATGAATATGATAATGATGATGATGATGATGATGATGATGATTCTACTTCAATTAATTTTGATAACATTAATTCTAATACCGAAGTATCGTTTCAAATTGAACATGTAGAATCGCCACTAAAACAGCCTGTTATATCAGAATTAACTCCGGCTGAGGAGTCTGTTGTATCACCACCACAATTGCCTGCGGCCGATGAGTCAATTGAATCTAAATGTACACAATTGATTAAACTTAATTTTAGAGAGATATATGCTAACTTTTTAAAGCGTAAAGAGGCTGAAGTTATGCAAGCTCAGGCTAAGCAAGCCGAGATCATGCAGACTGAAGCCAAGGAGACTGAGGCTGTGAAGGCCGAGGTCGCGTCTTCCGTTTCTTCTAAACGCGCTAAAGTTAATTCCGTTTCCGCTTCTAAACGAGCTAGAATTGATTCTGTTTCTTCCAAGTATGGAATTAAAATTTTGCCTCCTCGTGCCGCAGCTAAACGGTTGTAAATAATATTTTGGTTTTTGTTTCAATTATATTTTTTTTAAGGAATATTTTGTATTATTAATTATTGTCTTGTATATTTTTTTTTCAATAAATCAATGTTTAAAATGTATTTGATATTTTTATTAATTACCTAAATATTATCATTAGTTGAAAACTTAATTTACTTAGTTAAAAATTTAATTACTTCACATACACACATGCACATTATTTTTATAAGAAGCGTGGTAGTAAATACAATGTGTCTGTCTTTAGATGATACTACATCAATCTGACAACGAAATAAACAAACCATTGTCTCAAGTATTCAAACATTTACGAGAGATGGGCAGCATGTATGATGACACCGAAATGGCGGCTATTTACGCGGCAGCTACCACCACTGCCACGGATGAAAAATGTAACAAAAATGATGTAAGTAGCTATCATGACCATCAAGTTTTATCAAACTTTATGCTCAACGGCATGTATTCCGATGATTTGAAAGTAAATTTAAAGGCTCAATACAACGTTAAACTGGCCGCGTTTCGAATAGTTGAACACAAATATAACGAAGATCATCACGATAGCGGGTTAGACAAAACATCTCCTCTCTACTATGGAGAAGATGAGAGTGTAGTTTTGTGCGGTGAAGACAAGTGTTATCATGATCTCATAGCCGAAACTGCCGACTTGTCCAAAATCATAGAAGATTTGTACGACGCGTCACCCGTATACAGATTAAACTATTTTATATTCGTACCGTACGTGAAACGTTTACTGCAAATTATATGCATGTTTACTAACGACGTTTGTTGTAAACGATCGGTCCGCTCAACGATCGCCCGACTCGAAACGTGTCTCAAACGGGGCAATGAAAAGTTAGAATCGGTCCGAAGATTGAACAAAACTTTAAATGTGATGAGCGTTTTTTTAGAACAAAACGTGTACGAATGTAATATATGCAAAGACGTGTCGAACGATGAACGATTCCTAAAACCGGACGAATGCTGCGGCTTTAGAATATGTAATCTATGTTATGCGAACCTATGGAAGTTTTCCAACACGCCTCACAATCCCGTGTGTCCCGTGTGCAAGACTAGTTATCGCGTTGAAAAGTACGAATCATCATCACCTCTGATATGATAAATCGAGAGAGTATATAAAGTGTTACGTATTTATTTTGATATACACGAATCATGGATAACAATTTTGTCGTCGAGACTTCGGTCGAACAGCAGTTTGTGATCAACATGAAACAGATTGAGTCAAGGCCTCAATTGAAATATCTAAAGCTTAGCGAGCATGCGTACGAACCAACTTACGGTTCAGATGGAGCGGCAGGTCTCGATCTGAAAAGCGCTCATGACTATATTATAAAGAGTAATAGTCGCGCCGTTATCAAGACCGATCTTGCCATATGCATACCCAAAGATTGTTACGCTAGAATCGCGCCTCGTTCGGGACTCTCGGTCAAACATAGCATTGACGTGGGCGCCGGAGTGATCGATCATGACTACAGGGGCAATGTTGGCATAGTTTTGATCAACAATGGAGAATTCAACTTTGTAATCATCGCGGAGACAGAGTGGCTCACTGATTTGCGAGCGTATCTACAGATGCGTGCCCGTCGCGGTGGAATCTTTGGACGGAACAATACGAGGAGACGGCGGTTTTGTTCTACTGGAATTTAATAAATCTATCAATCAACTTTCCTTGAATATAATGTTTCTATCTTACTTACATGTTCATGAACCGTCGTCCCGATTCGATGCGAACACGTCTGACTTGTCGTAAAATTTATAAACTTGTCCGATAGCATGAATAATTTTATAATGATAAGTTGGCCTCACGAAAAGTCGGCCAGGTTCGATTCTAACTTGTCTGACTTTTCGTAGTCGGGTTTGAAAATTTAAAGTGGCTTAAACACGAAAAGTCGGCCAGGTTTGATTTGAACGTGTCTGACTTTTCGTAGACATGGCTTATCAAAGTTTTGAAAAGTGATTCAGCACGAAAAGTCGGCCAGGTTCGAATCGAACGTGTCTGACTTTTCGTAGTCGGGTTTGAGAATTTAAAGTTAAAGTGACTTAAGCACGAAAAGTCGGCCAGGTTAGATTCAAACTTGTCTGACTTTTCATGAACTGTTTAAAATTTTCAAAGCAATAGTTGGCCAGGTTTGATTTGAACATGTATGACTTTTTGTGAACATGTTAATAAGTCGTAAAGATGAGTTCCACTACGGCGCCCGATGCGCTTTCTCTGGAGCGAAATCAGCTCAAGTATTTGTTTCTCGCCTCCTACTTTGATCTGGTCGATACGCAGCGACTGGCCGACGAGACGAGACCGTTTATTCGAGAGTATCTGTTGAATAATTTTCGAGTAATCAACGACGACACTCTATTGAAATACATTGATTATTTACAAGAAATTCAACTCAAACACATGGTAGCCGACCGATCGCCAGACATTTTCAAGTATATCAAGCCTCAATTTAAATTTAAATGCACAAAACGACGTATGGACATATTAAAATTAGACCGAAGCGTATTCATCCAGCCCAACACGACCATATACGCAACGAACATGTTCGTCGCCAATCCACTCGACTTTGGCGTGCAAATGTACCGATTGTTTGCTCGAGTGTTTCCCAATAGGAAATTTGTAAACAACGAGCTAAGTCACGCGGTCATAGGCGGCAACGAAGGTTACGTGTTTGATCGATCGTACGTGGACTGGTGCGGCGTACGACTATGCGAAGTGGCCAACGTGCAACAGAACAATCCGTTTCCGTACCGATTGTACTTGATAGGCGAACAGATGGCTCAATTTTTCATCAAGGAAAATGTCATATTCGAAGACGGCAGACTGTTGTTGAGAAATTTTTACAAAGGTCTACCGATGTACAAATCAAATTTTGAAATTATAAACAGCAGAAACTTTGTCACGAAAAAACCAAACGAACTGTTCGATTACATACAACAAGAGCTGAACAGTCAATCTACGTATGTAAAATTTATACAGCGCGATTACATATTCGACGCCGGCGACTTTCCCGACGATCTACTCGAGTTGCTCAACGATCACATGACCCTGACTTCTGTGTACAAGTTTATACGAAAATTTATCGAGGGCGACGAACTGGGAAACGATTACAGCGAGATTGTGTTCGATCGCGTCTCTGTCGATCGGTACAGAAAGATGATTGTACGTATCGACGATCGGACCATCTTTCCAACGTTGCGGTTTGACGCGCCATCGTACATATTCATTCGTCCCGACTTTGTTCAAATTCGCGGAGTTAAAAACGCTTTTTACGCGCCCAAAGAACGCGTTCTCGGCATACTGGAGAACAATCTGTTTTTCGGCGCCAAGGAAACGTTAGAGTTTGATTTTGACAAGTTGATACCGTATAAACAGGCCGTTCCGCCGATACGGGTCGCCGGCGAGATCTATTCGATTGTGAGGGAACAAAAAATTTATTTGACACGTTGGATGTTTGCTAACAAGATACCTGTGTATCTTTTAATAAGAGGTGATTACGAAAGTTCTTCTTCAGAGTATAAACGATTAAACGAGCTGAACAATCCGTTGGTTCAAAACGCCGTGCTTCAGCTGCTTTTCGGTAGACGACAATAATTTATAAGAGTTTTTAAAACAACATGGACGATTTGAGAACGGGCGGAAACGTATCAAACGCAAACAATCGATACAATCCGATGAACATGAATCCGAACATGTTGATGACGGTGCTCATCGGTCTAGTGATTATAATACTTTTGATTTTACTGTTCCAATGGAGCAGCCCCAACAGTTCTGACAAGGCGGGCACCAACATGGCCTATACGAATCCGTTGAACGCGACGATGAGAAACAATCCGTTGATTAATACACCTCAGAGGGCAATGTTGTAATAAAATTCGATTTAGTAAGTGATGCACAAATATGAAATCGTCGTCGGACAAAATTCGAACGGTCACCGAGATCGTCAACGGACAGGACAAGTTGATCAAAGATTATGAACTGGACGAGTTGAATGAAAAAAATTTAAACAGTCTGGTGAGCTACGACAATTTGGTCACAAAAATGGTTCTCGCCAAATACATGGCCATGTTGAATATGTTACAATTGACGCAGCCGTTGCTCGCGACTTTTCGCGATAGAAACGCGGTCCGGGAGATTGTTTCTATCGTGCACGGATCGATCGGTTTTGTGCACAATCGCGTCAATCCGCTGGTCAGACATTTTGATCGTATGGAATACGTAGTCACACACGATCCCAAGTACAGCGTGCCCGGCGAACCGTTGTTTTTCACCATGACACAGGACGGGGACGAGCAGGTGATCCAATGCTACATCGACAGACCGACGATTGTGCGCACGCTCGAAAAGGAAGTGGACACGACGATCAGCGTCTACGACATTGACGGCAGTCGCAGTAAACAGAACAAGTTGGCCAACGCGCTTCGCAACTCTATGAAACGAAAGAAGCGCAGATACGATGATGAAGACGGAAACGGTCTCGCCGTAGACATCAACTTGTCCGAGATCGAAGTCACACAATATCTAACGTTACTGCTGATCATCGAACACGCGTACATACACTACAATGTGCTTCACAATTACGATGTGCACAATTACACAAGATCGCTGTGGGACCATTCGATTTTTGCTCACAAATCGGCAAATCTCACTAATATATTTAACAATTTGCTGTTGAGTAAATTTAAGTTTACCATTGAAGATTTCGATTGTATAAAATCTATATCTAAACATAAAGGCATATTGACTATATAAAATAAATCAATTTGGACACAGAGTAAACGTTATGTGGTTGTTATTGGCCTTTTTCATTATATTAAAGCTCATGGTTTATCATCAATTGCAAAAAATGCAATTTGGCGCTAACGATTCAAAGATATGTCCCAGAGGCTATCATGGTACCAATTCAGATCCTTTTGATTGCAACGCGTACTATCTGTGTCCTCAGGCTTTACGATTCTTTTGTCCGCCGGGGCAACAATTTGATTTAGATTCGAAAAGATGCGAAAATATTGTAGATTTAGAAACGGGATGTGTCGGTAGATTACATAGAAATTTGTTATTGTGAATAAAACGCAATAGTCATTATAATAATAATAATATTTATTTTTTTTATCTTGGCCTACGTGACACGATTACCGGCGACTCATCGATAATTACATTTTTATCTAACGCGATAAGCGAATCTAAATCTCTTGAACAGGTACCGGTTGCCGAACTGAGCGCATTAACAAACTGCGCGGACACGTTGCCGGTTACCTCTAACAGAATTTTGTATTCCAAATTTTGATTTACGCTCGCACATTGAACGTTTTTGAAGGCCAGCGATTCTCGGTTTTTACGCACAGACAGAACGTGCCACACGATCAAAGTCGAACTAGTTAGATCCTTCATCACGACTACCGTAGGAGGCCGGCTGAAGCATCTGTTTTCTAGCAGACCTCGCGACACAAAAGGTAAAATGAAACAGCTGATTATGTATCCATTGCCGCCGTTGTGATTTTCTTCAATTTGTCGTATTCTCATCGATATCGGACGTTTATTTTTTTCGTAACCGCTCACGAGTCTCGTGGCGGCGGTTGCTGCACTTGTATTATCATTGTAGTCGCATCCGTACACGAATTGAACGGTCGAGTCGGGCGATTTAGGTACGCACATGATAATTAGATTGTCGGCTCCGTTTCCGTTGCGAGCTTCATATAAATTAATAACCATTATTTTTTTTTTATTTTCAGTGTATCGCTGAATCGGAACGAGACCGCACCACAGTCGAAATGTTCAACCAGCAACTTGTTCACGAACAGCAGCAACCGGTCTCCGACTATAACAGTTACAACAATTACAATACCAGTCACCAAACTCCAAGTGTGAAGAGGTCGAAGAAATTATGGACAAATTGAATGATTTAAATGATCACATCAATATTGAAAAGGCATTTGACGAGAGTCAATATGAAAACTTTAATAGCTTATTCCTTGAAGACCAACAAGAAATTATGCCGACTCCGCCTCCTTCGGTTCGCGAACAGCCAGCGCCATCAGTTCGTAAAACGCCGGCGTGCGATCGTCCGGTGCTTTACGGTAAAGGTAAAAGGATGAAAATGTCTGGTGGCAAAAATATGAGTAAAATATTGAACAATAACGACATCAGCAGCAGCAGCAGTGACGACGACGACAGCGGCAACGAAACCAAGTCTTCGAGCGGCGGCAGCGGTTTCGAAAAACCTAAATACAAGAAGAAAAAGGCAGCTCAACCGACCAGCAAACCGATCATTAGTTCGTCCGAGTCATCCGCGTCATCTTCGGATGATGAAATGGCCCCTTCGACCGTTTTACCGCCGGTTCGCGACCGATCGAATGATGATCAATCAGAAGACCGACCGGATGATGATCAATCGGAAAACCGATCGAATGACCGATCGAATGACCGACCTAATGACGATCAATCGGAAAACCGATCAGAAGACCACCGATCGGATGAAGGGCGCCGGACATCGTTTAACGGCCAACAACATTCGGCGGCCATCAACAAGATTATCAATTATGAAGATGCCGACTTTAGCGCTGAAACTGATCAGTCGCGGCGATTTGTAGACTTTTACACGTCCAAACTGTATCACATGTTTATAATTTCACCCAAGACCAGCGACGTTGACAACGATCCTGCCGCGTACGAGTTGCGATATGTGAACACGGTACATTCGGTGCTGAGCGAGTATCGCAAGTACTTTAGCAAGCTGAGCAACAAAGTTTTGGTGGTGACCATGGCGCGTTACCGATTCATGATCGTGGAACGAGTCTTGAGCGCGATGAACATTACTATACCGCTGCTCGAACGCATCGAAGATCCAAAAGACAATGAGATTTCATTCAACGAAGTCAAAGATTCAAACTTTTTCAACTTGCTCGTGCACACGTTCAATTTGAACACGACGATCGTGCAGACGGACATTGCGTTCATGTACAGTGCCCTGTCCCAATCCAAGGCGATGTACGTGCACAACAAGATGAACAAGTTGGTTGCGGACAAGACGCTGTTTACGTTGCCCATAAACGTATCGCGGCGAGACGTCGTGTTGGAGGCTAGCGAGATTGCGGCAAACGTCGCGACGCCGACGAGTCGCGCGATCGCCATTGCCACCATCGAATCGGCCACGAACATGTCCACTAAGACGCCGATGATAGCATCAGACGAACAGCCCCTGTACATTTCGGACATTGTTAAAGCGTGCCATTGTGCGTCGTTTGTCGTCAACGATCACGGCGCTAAATCTTCGCCGAACAAGCTAGAGTCGTACATTAAAAAACTCACGGAAGAGTTAAAGTTTTGGCTACCCAATGCGTCGGGTGAAGACGTGAAAAAGATTCGCAACAGTTTTACATACAAGTATAGCAGCGTGGCGCGTCTCTTCTACAAAGACAGAGACTTGTATTTGTTTAAAAAAGTACGCAAAACAAAAGGCAACAAGAGTCTGGTCGAAGCGTATTTGAACGCGATGAACGATCACAGTGTGCATAGTTTTATATTGGTCGACACCAAAAACGAGGAGCGTCTCGCGATCATCAAAAAGAACGAAGTGTTTGTGTGGATAAATTGCATCATGTCTTCGGACATTGTGCCAGAAGACATTATTCATAAACACAAGGACGGTACGCATTACGTGTTTGCCATGAAGCGCACGAACCGCAAAGAGGTGCACGCTCGGCTCAACGGAATGATGAAATTGATTTCGACGTACGTGGACGAGTCGCTCAAGATGAAACACGTTATTAAAATTGCCCAAGACATTTTCGCGGCTAATTGTGAAATTATCAAATACGACGACGGGCGTCTGGTTGATCGCCGCGATTCTGCCGCAGTCGCGGCGGCGGTCCAACAGGTCAAACCGGCGGCCATTAAGAGGAGCGTTGATGATTCGTCTTCTATTAAAAAGTCTAAGAAACAAAAGGTTTAAGTTTGTATAAATGTTATTTTTTTTTCCATATGTATTTTAGATGTATATATATATATATAAAATAATATGTATATATATTTTTTTTTAATAAAAATATTTATTCAACCATATAAGATTGTTTCATTATGTCTTTCTTTAGTAACCTCAGACGTGTAAACAAACCGTATCCGAATCAAATCTCGTTCGCCGCCGACAATGTCACGCTAGCGGCGAGTACGCCCAACGGATTTCAACATGTATTCTCGGCGCCGAGCACTAGACCGATTGCAAATTCAAACTCGGTCACGCCAGGATATAATTTATCAAACAATCGGTTCGTGTCCACGGCAGAGATTAATTCGGCTTTGAGAAACTCCGACACGAATTCGATACGAGGCATATTCGGTAACTTGAATAATACTCAACTGAATGGTATGACGCAGATGCGTCGTTTAGATAACGTGGCCGATCCTACAATTTTTAATAAACGCACGAGACAGCAGCAGGTGCGCAACAACTTTCCCGATTCGGCGACCCGGACGCCCGAAGGCATACAAAATTTTATGAACAATCAACCGAGACTATACAATTATTTGGACAATCTAAAAAAGGCCGGCCACGTCGGTCTGTACGGGTTCGGAATCTGGCTAGTGTTCAAGGCGGGCAGCCTGATCAGCGACGTGCGCGACGCGCTAAACAGCACGGGCGGCAGCTTCTACGTGACCGGCTATCAAAACGGCGACAGCGCAGACAGATGTTTTCTCATGTACCGATCGTGCGGCGTGCCCGCCATCGACATACCCGCCGACGCGATCTGTACATCGGATCCGTTGATACAACAGCAGTCGACGTTACAAAATTTGTGCAACAATTACAATCAAGAAGCCGAGGGTAGCGTGTGCCGGGCCAGCGATCCCAACGCCGATCCCGCATCATTGCAGTACGTCGACATTTCAGATCTGATCGTGAACACGACAATCACTTGCATCGAACCGTACGATCTCGCCGATCTCATCGGCGATTTGGGTCTAGATTGGTTGCTAAATGAAAACGGATTAGTTGGAAAATCGAAAAACAGCAGCAAAAGCATCGGTGAAGCGCTCGTGCCCCTGTTCATAGCGATCGGTGTCATACTGTTCATCGTGTTTATAGGATTTATGATTTACAAACGCGTCACCGCGCCTTCGGTGAGAATAGAAGGCGGCGGCGGCGGCGGCGGCGGCGGCGGCGGTGCCGGTGTCGGTGTTCAAAATATAAGGTGATGATTGAATAGGACATGGAATTTGACAAAGATATCGAGCGGTTGACCGCTGCCATCGGGCAAAATGTCGATGTACAATCCGCGTCGCCGACTCCAAAGCTGGGTGACGTTTTGCAACAACTCGGACGCAAAAGGAACGGTCTGTTGTCGAGAAAGAAAGACGAAAACTTTGATATTGCCGAAACGATCGAGCTGTCGAACGCGACCAGAGATTATTTGAACGTGTTGCAATTGGAAAAGTTGTATACGTGTCGGGCGTGCTATGAACGGGACGATTCTCGCCGCTGTTGGTTTCACAAAAAGTACATATTTACAAAAAACATGAAGACGCATTACGATGAATACGTGCAATTTTTAAACAGTCAAATGGGCATCGTGTCGTACGTCGAACTGTATTACACGTATCTGGCGGCGCCGCCGTTTTGGAACGCGACCGCCAAGATCATGCTCGATGAACTAACCGGACATTCATCGATCGCGTCTTTGTTAAAACATTACGGTCACGAAACTTTGGCCGACGCCGACGAACCTGCCGCCGTCGCGATGGACACGTGCGATGAAAAATAAGAATTTATATAAATTTTGTGTGTATATTAGAAAGTATATTGTAAAGTATATTGTAAAGTAAAATATGAGTCAAAACATTTTATTAGTTATCCGTCAGGATATCAAAAATTTGAGCGATCAGGTCACGGCTCTGCAGGGCGCCGTCGACGATGTTCGCGCCAATCTGCCGGATGTAACCGAAATAAATGATAAACTCGATGCGCAAAACGCTCAGTTAGTTAGCCTCGAGGCGTCGAACGAAGCGATCAGTACACTCGTCCAATCGCTGTCCGAAGCGGTCCAGAACATTACGGACATCTTGACGCCCGACATACCCGACTTGCCCATACCCGATCCTCCTCTCGGCAACAAAAAGAACAATGGAGGAGTCAATAAAAAGTGATGAAAAGATTGTAAACCTGTTGGCGTTTTACGTGGACGCCGCTGTTGTACGAGTTGTGGACATTTTAAAATATATAAATTCAAATTTTGTTAGAGTTAAACTTTTGGACGACGATCTGGGCATAGACGTGATAGACGCATCGTCGCCAGTTTCGATATCCGAGGGACGTATGAGTTGCGATCTACAAATGTCCATGTTCAACGTTGACTTTGATTGGTATACCGACAATGTAGTCAAGAACATTGCACTTAAGAACATTGCACCTAAAGTCGCAGAATATAGAATAATCGATTGTGACAAACATTGGCCTCTAACGTACAATATCAGAAATTTTACACTGTTTCGAAATGCAAAGAAAAATACAAACGGCATCAGTCTTTCGCCTACGGCCACTTTAATTTTAAAAGTTTTAGAATGTCACTATACTAAATGTGTTCACGTTGATCGCGTCGTTGAGGACGACGCTTGTGTACCCGGCGACGACTACCGATACGATTTTGAAGATTGCACACATTTTCATCAATCTTCGTCATCGCATCGACAAGACTACAGACTCGACGAGATCAGACAGGCTATTCGTAAATCTAAAAATCACATGTACGTCGAATTCATCAGGCACGAGTTTGTGCCCGACTCGATGGTGATTAGGAGAGACGAGCGAGATCGGCGGTGTTACTTCTTTTACTCTCATCCTAGATCGACTCTACCGTATGCGGTTTTGTTCACGTTGCCCGACAGGCTTGCAAACATTGATTGTCCGGGTGGCGGCGACGACAAAATAAATTTATACCAACACTGCACCGTTAAACGGGGAGCCGTCATGCTCGCCGCCGACGCCGATGTCATTACGTACCGAAACGCGATCGATCACAATATTGTTGTGCCAGATTTTGTACAAAAATTTTTATTTGCTAATGAATAATAAACTTTTGAAAAAAAATTGTGTTTTTTAATAATTTATGTACCAGAGCAGCGGATCACCGGCTGCGAACCGTTGCATTCCCACAAAATACATGAACGGAGCATTGATCAATTTGAAAACTATCATAAGTATAAAGATTATGACGAGACTGGACATGACGGGACCGCCGCCGGAGATCCACGCGATTCCAGCGCATACCAAAAGCAGAAACGTTAGAATCTGATCGACTAGCGGTGTGCAATTTCGTTCAGAGTTGGCCATGATCCGATTGTGTCGTTCGGTGTACGCGTGAAACTCGGCGCGCGTGTACATGGCGCTCGACGCGAGAGCCGCGCCCACGAGCGTGATCTCGTCAAAATCGGACACGGGCTCGTCCTCTTCCCAGAGCAACAGTTGTCCGTCCGAATTGACTTCTAAACCGTTCAAGTATTCCCATATGTAGAGCATCGAGTCGAGTTGGTATTCGTCCATGTCTTCGACCATGTCGCCAAAAAACATCGGTTCAAACTCTATCATGTCTCTGCTGCCTTCGCCCATGGATTCATAGTACGAGATCAGAAACGAATCGACCAGATCGTCGGGAAATTCTCGCGGAAACATGTTGTTGTAACCGAACGGATCCCAGAACATTAGCAGTAGATCGACAAGAGTCATTGCGATCAATACTATACCGATCACGGACGACGCCTGAATTGCCATCCGAGTCAGTGCCTTCGCCATAGCCGTCACCGTCTTGATGGCGAGACGAGACATCATGTTGATCACGGCTCCCTTGTAAACGTACGACAAAAATCGGGCGCTCACCCGGCTCGTCGTCGACAGTAGTATAGCGCGCAATTTTGGCAAAAGTGTCGTGTTGATTTTTTTCAACATTGATTTGAAATTGCTCATTAGCGCTTCGAATCCCATATCGGTAAAGATGCCGAATAACATGGCGTGGTCTTCGAGAAACTGCGCAATGATCGCGTCCAACTCGTCGTCGTCGTAGTCGCGATTAAAACTTTTTCGATCACCGGTCTTGTCGCCGATTCGATACGCGGACGCAAACTTTGACGCGGGCAACTGTTCGCGCGTGTAGCCCACTTCGGCTTTGTACACGAGTCGAACGTTTTGCGTAATGTCCAGTTCGGATATAGACTTGAAAGTTGAAAATTTATTCTCAAAATCAACGTCTACGGCCGGATCGCGCACGTTTCTCCATTCGTCTAGAACGCGAGCCGAGTCGACTTGGGGCGGCGGTGGCAGCATTTCGGACGGCCGTCTATAGTCAAAGTTGCGTAGTTCGCTAAAAACATTGTTGACGAGCAACTTAAGCGTGATGTAAATCGTGTCGCCGAGTACGAAACCGATCATGCTTTCCCACCATCGGATCAGACATGTTCCGTTCATCATCTCGCGACCGAATCGGCGACAATACGCCTCGTTAAACGTGCCTTTAAACTTTTCGGGAAAATGAGGATCCGATCCGTATTCGACATTGAAACCGGGCACGTCGTCGATACCTTTGATCAGATGCTCGTCGGTGCGTAGGTACGGGGAATTTAGATACATTTTAGAGTACGTGTCCATCATGATGCACCGTTCGTTGTCCGTGTACCGCAACTCGACCGATTGCACCCTGTTCTCTTCCCCCTCGCGCATCGCCGCCGACCGATCGAGATGGTAACATGCCGGCTGCGCGTACGCCTGCGGCGTGTCCGCGGTTTGTGTATAGCCAAACGGCGTGTTTCTAGAAATGGGACCCGTCTCGCGAAACGGATAGCAGGACATACTCTCGCATCCGCGTTTGCTAAACTTTATGTCGACGAACACGGCGCCGTCTCTGATTTTTCTCGGAACGTAAAAGTCTTCGTTGCCCGCCGGCCGGATCGTGTAATTGATCAATATGTGAGGAAAGCGACGGCGCCATCGGGGAATGAATCGCAACATGTACTGATGGTACGCATACTTTTGGGCGTTTAGCAGATCCTGCAGAGTCGGAGAATTTACGTGCGCGCTCATAATTAGAGACTTAATTCTTGTATCAAACTTTTATCACCACAATCGACAATTTTCAATGGTAAACATTGATTTTGCTCCTCATCATAAGCTTCACCAACTGGGCAAACATATGATAATTGTAATTTTCCATTTATACATAAATGGAATATGTCACAAAAATTTGGATCGGCGACGTTTCTAAAAATTACATTTTTACACAATTTATTAGCTTCTTCTTCTTCAAAGTTTTTGTTTGATTTTATAGCTATTAGAAATGCTATTGGTATTAAAAGAATTACGAAAAATAAAATGTACATAAATTTCATAATGTATACTGGGTTCTTAATGAATAAAACACAAAATTGCATATATTCATTTATTTATCAATCAATTTTTAATAACAATTATTAAGAAGAACAACTGTTGCAAGCTGCGAAAGCGGCGGTCTTGTCCACTGTAAACTGTATGGCGTTTGCGGCCGGTTTGGTGCGAAGATAATACATGCCCGTCTTCAGACCCATCTTCCACGCGTAAAAATGTATCGACGTCAATTTTCCATAACTCGGCAAGTCCATGTACACATTGAACGACTGACTCTGATCGATAAACGCTCCTCGATCGGCGGCCATATTTATCAATGTACGCATCGACATTTCCCATACGGTCTTGTACAGTTGCCTGATCTCTAACGGTATCGATTCGATCCTCTGGACGGACCCGTTATTGTGTATGATCAAATTTTTAATCGTATCGTTCCACAAACCGATGGCGGTCAAATCTTTGACCAGATGACGGTTCACCACTTGAAACTCGCCGGACAAGACGCGGCGTTGGTAAATGTTGGATGTGAACGGTTCGAAAGATTCATTGTTTCCCAGTATCTGAGCGGTCGAAGCGGTCGGCATCGGCGCCAACAGTAGCGAGTTTCTCAAGCCGTGCTTTGAAATTTTACTCTTGAGCATCGACCAGTCCCACAGATCGGACGGCGTCACATTGTCCCACATATCGTATTGCAACACGCCGCGACTCGCCGGGCTGCCTTCGTACGTTTCGTACGGACCATATATCGCGGCAAGTTCGCAGCTCGCCTCCAACGCGCCGTAATATATAGTCTCGAAGATTTTCTTGTTCAATTCGGCGGCGGCGACGCTTTCGTACGGCATACGCATCATCACGAACGCGTCCGCCATACCCTGAACGCCTATACCGATCGGTCGGTTTTTCAGATTCGACACTTTTGCCTCGGGCAAAGGATACCAATTCGAATCGATTGTTCTGTTCAAGTTTCTGGTCACAATTTTCGTTATTTTTTTTAATTTTTCAAAGTCGTAAACGCCCGATTGTACAACAAACTTGTTGACGGCGATCGAGGCAAGATTGCATACGGCCACCTCGTCTTTGGACGTGTACTCTACAATTTCGGTACATAGATTGCTACACTTTATCGTGCCCAAATTGCTCTGGTTGCTTTTTCGATTGCACGAATCCTTGTAGAGCATGTACGGCGTGCCCGTCTCGACCTGCGACTCGATGATCGCTCGCCACATAGTCTGAGCGTGAACACGTCGCACGTACCTGCCTTCTTCCTCGTACTTTTGGTACAACGCGTCAAATTCGGCACCGTAACAGTCGGCCAGGCCGGGCGATTGCATCGGACACATGAGACTCCACATTGAGTCATTTTCAACGCGTCTCATAAAAAGATCCGGTATCCATAGAGCGTAGAACAGTTCGCGGGCGCGCACCTCCTCTTTGCCGGTGTTCTTTTTCAAATCCAAAAAGTCCAACACGTCCGCATGCCACGGCTCGAGGTAAACGGCAAACGCGCCCGGTCTCTTATTGCCGCCCTGATCGACGTAACGGGCCGTGTTGTTGTACACTCTTAGCATCGGCACGAGACCGTTGGACGCGCCGCCTACGCCCGCCACACTCGAACCTTTTGCTCGAACGTTGTGAACGTGGAAACCTATGCCTCCGCCCGATTTCGATATCATCGCGCATTGTTTCAGAGTGTCGTAGATGCCCTCGATGCTGTCCTCTTTGGTCGCGACCAAGAAACACGAAGACATTTGCGCTTTGGGCGTAGCGGCCGAGAACAGTGTCGGGCTGGCGTGCGTAAAGTATCCATTCGACATTAGATTGTACGTGTCGATGGCGGCATCAATGTCCTCTCCGTGTATACCGATGGCGACGCGCATCATCATGTATTGAGGTCTCTCGACCGTGACGCCGTTAATTTTGAACAGATATGAACGTTGCATCGTTTTAAATCCAAAATAGTCATAGTTAAAGTCACGATCGTGCACTATGGCCGAATTCAAACGGTACGCATTGGCAGCGATGATGTTGTAATGAAAATTCGATATCATCGGCGTTTTAACGCCGGTCTTTGGATCGATCGCTTCATACATATCGATAATGACATCGAAAAAAGAATCTTTAGTCTCCTTGTGCAAATTAGACACGGCCAATCTAGCCGCAAGCAACGAATAGTCGGAATGATCGATGGTCATGGCCGCTGCCGTCTCGGCGATTAGATTGTCCAATTCAGCGGTGGTCACGCCCGAATAGATTCCTTGATCGACGCGCACAGCTACGGATGTGGGATTTACAAAATTCATGTCGAGTCCGTAACATAGTTTTTCAATTCGACACTTTATCTTGTACATGAAAACGGCTTCTTTCCTTCCATCCCTCTTGATGACATGGTCGTAAGACATGATGAGTTCAGAAGACAAATTATTGATGCGCGTCAAGTGCACACAAGAGTCTTTATTGTAAAATTCTACACGACATCAGTCACGTACACAATAGATAACGCTATCTATCTATATATCCTGTGATAAATTTTGTTCTATACATATATCCTGTGATAAATTCTGCCTTGATGATAACAAAATTGAGTTTGTGAAATACATTTTTGCAAAATGGACGGCCCGTTTGTGGACTACGACGTAAAGTTTAATTATTCTATTGAATCCATCGGCGGATCTACGAATTTTATCATCAACCACAGTTTGCCGACTGTGAACTTGTTGAAAAATAACATGGGAATGTTGCGTCGAAAGATTGAAAAATATTTAGATTGCGAAGCCGATTTGAGAAGACATTTGATCAAGTTAAAAATGCTTCTTTTGTCCAAATACAAGGAATACATTTTGATAATAATATTGAAAAAACTCTTTAATCGAGACTTGATCATGGTGGCGCCGATGTGCAACCATTTCTTCAATCTACACGATCAATACATGTTTACGTTTGGAAAAATATTTTACACACGTTTACATATAAAATTAGAATGTTTGATATTTTTCGATTTGAACAATAATACTCTGTTCCTTGTTCACAAGACTTTGGATGATTATCAATTGGCAGAATTCATATCTTCGTATCTGACTAAATACGGATTGAAACAGATCGAATTGAGAGTGAACGGTTCCACCGAAACGCAGTACATGGAACACGACATAAATGATTTGGACGATTATGTGTGCTTCAAGGAAGATCCAATAGTGATTGATGCTAATAATAAATTTAAAGATTTAAAATTATACTATTCAAAATTTATCCATTGTATTGACTCGCGAAAAGAATTGGATGTTAAATTGAAAGAGATTAGAAATCTTTTGAAACGAGTCAAGTGTGCGCACACTTTGAATGCAAATAAAGAAAACGAAAACGGTTTGCAAGTGGACGTTTGTAAAATTATGCAAGACGCCGTCGAACGAATAACCATAATTAATAACAAGTACATGATCGATAAAGTTAGAAAAATGTCGAAGCATCTTGACGACGAGACCGATGTTTCCCCAGCTAAGAGGAAAAAAATAAACGTTGCACAGCAGCAAAGTGTTGAAGAACCCCGACCGTTTGTGCACGAAAACCCTGAAGATTTCAATTACACACATCCTCCGATATCGTGCATGTTCAATTTACAATGCGACAGATCATCTTTGAATGTGACCACATTGATGATATTTTCAAAAAATTCATCGTGGAGCAAAGATTACGCCGACGACGACGACAAGAACACGAAGCGCGTCGGAGACATCAAGAAACTGATCAATTCGAAAAATTTCAAAATGTTTAAACCTTTTCTTAAAAGACAATACGAATATGATGAATAAATGATATATTTTTCAAATAAATGTATTTGACTTTTGTTTGAGTATTGATCACGAAAAGTCGGCCAGGTTCGATCTGAACGTGGCCGACTTTTCGTAAACAGGTTACATGTGACTTTTTTAAGTATTGATCACGAAAAGTCGGCCAGGTTTGATCTGAACGTGTCTGACTTTTTGTAGACGCGTTTGAGCACAAAAAGTCGGCCAGGTTCGATTCTAACTTGTCTGACTTTTCGTAGTCGGGTTTAAAAATTTAGAGTTAAAGTGGCTTAAGCACGAAAAGTCGGCCAGGTTCGATTCTAACTTGTCTGACTTTTCGTAGTCGGGTTTAAAAATTTAAAGTGGCTTAAACACGAAAAGTCGGCCAGGTTCGATTTGAACGTGTCTGACTTTTCGTTAACATGTCGATGACCAAAAAGTCGGCCAAATTCGATTTGAACGTGTCTGACTTTTCGTTAACATGTTTGGACTATGAGTAAAATACTTGTAAAATTTTTAAACAATATCAAAAGTTAGTCAGGTTAGGTTATCTGACTTTCAAGAAAGATGATACAAAAAGGCCCGCCGGGATCGATTTGAAGGGAAAAGTTAGCCAGGTTCGAATCGAACGTGGCCGACTTTTCGAGAAAGATGACGCAATTTGAAAAAATATGGCGCAATAGAGGTTATCGACTGTAAATGACGCAATAAAAAAATATGGCGCAATGAAGTTCAACGCCGTTAAAATTAATTAGATTCAGAGTTCGGCGACACCGGATGATGAAATCATTGTGCAATAATTGCGTCATATGCGCCATCTAAAAAGTCGGCCACGTTCGATTCGAACGTGTCTGACTTTTCGTGGACGTGTCGAGTTTGTCGGTAAGATTTTGAGCTCAACATGTCCACGAACATGTTCTTTAACATGATCTGCCCGACCAAATTTAAAATTTAGTACGTGGTTTCCAATTATAGTTTTAGACATGTCTGACTAAATCATGTTAGATTTTTTTTTGCCAATTTGATTAAACCGTATGACTTTTCGTAAACATGTTTGTGAACATGTTTGATTGAACCGTTGGACTTTTCATGAACATGTTTGCAAACCATTGGACATATTTGATCAAATTTTGAATTTTTTTTTACCAATTTGATTAAACCGTATGACTTTTCGTGAACATGTTTGTGAACATGTTTATGATTATGTTTGTGAACATGTCTGATTAAACCTAATTTTTTTTTGTAACAAATATGACTGAACCGTTGGACTGAACCGTTGGACTGAACCGTTGGACGTTGAAACAGTTCAACGCCGCCCACATATGCAAATATAAATTTTTGTTGCCATTTAATCTGTCACGAATACTCATCGCAATCAGAGAGCGTCCGAATGTTTCGAGATGAATATCTTGTTCGAGTGTTGTAAAAGTGTAAACTATCATTACGACAAAGACAATGTCTACGGAGAAAAATATGTAAAATTTTGTTCGTGTTGGCCAAATCGTGTGACCGTCCAAATTGCCGCCGCATCAGAACCGTTCGATGTGTACATTGTCAAGATTGCATCGGCTCAGACCTCGTCAAATAATTCTCCATCGGGCGTCAATTCAATCGAACCGAATAGAAAGCATCGGTGCGTCGTGCGACGACTGTACAGACAGTACGCCACGATCAGATTCGAAATATTAGAGTGTGAGTTGAACGAAGCGTTTGTCGTCACCGTGAACCGATCGCTTTTCTACACGATGAACGAGCATCTCGCATACTCGACCAACTTGGACATGGCCGATCGGTTGGACGCGATCGATCATTATTCGCTGTTCAACAGGCTGTACAAAGTGTCGTGCTACGAAAACGAGCTCAACTGCCACATGGGAACGCATCGGTCGTTCGGATCGAAAGGTAGACGCGTCGCGAACATGTTGCATTCGATGACCAGCGACGATCATGTATTCGACGCCTGGCCCGATTCTCCGCACCGATTGCGCGTCAACATGACGGTTGCGATAGAAAGATTTGTGAATCGCATCCGAGTGTATACGCTCACGCCGGACGTGATCGATTGCGCGCTCGGTTTGAAAACAAAATGTCACCTACACAGAATCATGTCGAACCGTTCGATGGAATTGCATTTGAGACACAAATCGAGAGGCACGCTGTTTGGATTCGTGAGATTCATAGAGTTTGATTTCTGCATGAACGATCATTACGACGAAAATCTGATATGCAATGAAGATTTCGTAAACATTAAATACATAGTAGGGGAGGAAAATTTCAATAAAAACATATTATGAAAAGTTTCATGTCTTTTATTTTACATTACATAGTCTGGCATCAAGACTTTATCGATACAATCCGAAATGTCATAGTATAACAGTGTATATTTTTTTCCAATTTTCCATTTCAAACGTTTCTTGTCGTACCCGATATTGTCCATTACAAACTGTTGATTGTACTTTGAATCCGTGTTGCCGCATCGCGAACAGAACATGATTGGATTGCCCCGATACTGCTTCTTGATCGTACACTTTTTGCAATAGTAACCGCATTCTCTGTCCACGAATACCTGATACGTCTGCGGATCGTGGTGCACCAACATTTTTATTTCATAAATGTACGTTTTGTTTTCAAATTTAAAATCAGATTCGATAACTTGCGCCAGTCGGCTGCCGTTGGGTAAAATCCGTATCAAGTTTCGCTCCATCACGGCATCTTCGAATCGCTCCGTGAACACGACACCTCCATACGTTTGCAGTTCGATCGAGATGATCTGTTCGTGATCGTGCTTTTTTCGTAGAGTCTCATCGAAAAATTTCATCAAATCTCGCTTCGTGTCCGTGATCCGGACGGTTCGAGCGCTGCATCGGCTCGGATCGATTTTAAAATGAAACTTTTTAAACACACCGAACCTGCACAGCGTCCACACGTCCGAAAGACAAACGCGAGGATAAAGTTCGAAATTTTTATAACGCTTGCTTTCGTCTCGCACGGATATTTTCCAACAGTCGACGCATACAAACAGAAATCTCTCCGTGTTCGTTTTGTCCACTAGACAATATAGCCATCTGGGAAGATCGTGAAAAAATCTATGACACATGTCGCAGTTTTCGTCGTTGGCGCCTTTTGTATAGTTACTGGCGTAATTATATGCAAATTCTAGCAAATTTCTGTTCTCGAAACTCATAAACCTGATTCGACAATCCGGTATTCTCCCCGCCATCGTGTCTCTTTGCGCGCTCAAGTCACGTAGAATGCGGCGCGCGCTCGCGTCTTATATACCGACACGAGATGGAAAAAAGCAAAAAAAAAATATGAGACCGACGACGACGTGCACTACTCTAGAGCGTCAGATCAACGATATCGTGGCGACTAAACGGAGACTCAAAATAAAAATGCAACATCTAGAACGACTCAAGTTGATAACTAAAAATGAAATAGAACGACGCGATCTCGACAGAAGACTGTTTGAAATTCGTATGAATTTTCTCGAATATGCTCATTTGAAATTTTAATAAAGACTGATTATTATGTGTACATCATGTTTATTATTTCATTGTTATCGTATCTATTCAATTCGTAGTCTGTATCATAACCGTCTCCTCCGCCATCGCCTCCTCCGTTTGATGACAAATTCTTTCTGCGGCTCTGAGAACGCCAAACATTCTCCTCTGAATATTCACGACGCCGACGAGTGTGGCGGCGATCATGTCGATTGCCGATTCGGCTCAGCGAACAGGAAAACACGTCGCCATACGGCATGTACAGTTTGCCGTCCAGACGGCACACCGCCATTGCGGCCGACTTGGTTTTTGCGTATACAAAGCGGCGAGTCGACCTATGCCAATCAATGTTTTGTAAAACGCGTCCACTGCACGCATAGTTGATGATGGCCTTTATAAGCGGCTTGGTGTACCGTTCGTTATGAACGTTCACCACAAACATTTGATTATTGTCACCGTTCATGTTTACACTTATAATTAAAAAAAAACTACATCAAATACAGTTTAAATTTTATTTTCAATATAATCAAGGTACAATATCTATCAATATCATAGGTTCTGCTGCCAAATAATAGCGTTTGCCCTCGACGGTTTGGTTGCCGCTGGTGTGTATTACGCTGTCGTTCTTGGAATGTTTGACTCCGTTTATCACCATCCCGACAATCATGATCTTTTCTTTCATCTCGCCCTTGTTATCGCCGCCGTTGTAAACTTTTTCAAAATCGGCCGCTGTGTACTGTTCCACTTCGATCCTTTGTTTGTCGTACTCTTCGCGAGATATAATATCCTCGTTGAGCCGAACGGGCAGCTTGAATATACGACGCATAATCGCGCTCTCGTCCTTTGGCAGCTTGCATAGCGTCGAAAACTCGAGAGTCACTTGCTTGTGTAAACTATTTTGCATCGCCCACTGGTATATGAGATTGTGGTCGCCAATCTTGCTCCACGACACTTTCATAAAATGTCCATATGCACTTTTGCAAATACGAACGTTTGCATAGTCGAAAAAGTAATATTTTTTCAACGAATTGTTCACAATTTTGCCTATCGTGTAGGTGGTGCCCATCGCGTGCATAGGCCGCATTACACCCAGATTCTTTTCCTTTAACGCGTCCAAGGTGCGCACCAACGGTTCCAATTCCGATATAGGCATGTGAGTCTGCACAAAACTCATACACTCTTTGAGCGCGTTGTATTTAGATCGACACATGATCACCGTCGTGTTGGCTTTGTAAAAATTGTGCACCATCCAGGAAAACCAACCGTCGCTGTCGACATCGTGACTGTCTTCGTCGAAATAGACAAGTTTACAATCGTTCGGATCCACACGAGCCACAATGCCGCCTACGGGCACCAAAGCTTTTTCAGCGGACGAAGAAGATTGGAAATTGTTGTTCATGTTGATCGTCTGATTCGACTGTGAGCCGGCAAGATTTAGTCTATCAAATTTAAACAAATGCGCGCGCACACACACACACAAATACACGTATGTACAGAGATAAGAGTTAAAACTATGGAGTACAGTTCGTGCGATTTGTTGAAAAACACACCCTTCTCGTCCAAGCTCGAGTTATCTTTTGATCGGTATATGAACATTGTGTATTTATCAAAAGGCCTGGTGCCCACAAATGTCAACGATGACGCGTTCGCCGAGCTAGGCAAGTTGCGTTTCAAGATCGATCCGGTCACGAGATACGTCCGCAACATTCTCGATTATCAATTTGTGGTCAAAGACAACGACATGACGACCGTTTACGTTACGAATCCCGAGACCAAGGCGCTCGTCGGAGTGTTGCGTATAAACTTTGAAAACACAAACGTGATGAACGTCCGCGTTCAAGATATCGATCGTGTCCAACTCGACGCTCTCGTAGATGACGCCGAATATAAAGTCGAAATGGAATAGGAGAATAAGGCGAATTGAATCAAACATGCAAATTTTCGTAAAGACTCTGACAGGCAAAACGATCACCGTCGACGTTGAACCGTCCGACAGTGTCGAAACGGTCAAACAGAGAATAGCGGACAAGGAAGGCGTGCCGCCCGACCAGCAGCGTCTAATATTCGCTGGCAAACAGTTGGAAGACTCTATGACTATGAGCGATTATAACATTCAAAAAGAATCGACTCTTCATCTGGTACTTAGACTGAGGGGCGGTAGAAGCGGTGACGTCGTAAAATTTCTAAGTCTGTTGGCTTTCGTCGCGACCGTTTCGTGTCACGGCTATCTATCGTACCCGCCGGCCAGACAGCAGCTGTGCTATGCGGACGGTAATTTTTGGTGGCCGCTTGACGGAGACGCGATACCAGATCGCGCGTGTCGAGACGCGTACAGGAGCGTCTACTACAAGTATAGATCGAACGGTTCGTCCGAAGGCGAAGCTGCCAACGCGGCACAATACATGTTTCAGCAGCGGCAAGAGTACGCCGCGATAGCGGGACCCGATTATTTGTACAACGTGCGCGACGTCGTCGTATCGGGTTCGTTGTGCTCGGCGGGCGCGACCGATCGTAAACGAGTTTTCGGCGACAAATCGGGCATGGATCTGGCATCGCCTCACTGGCGACGCACCACGTTGCCATCGAACCGGATCACTATTCGGTTCTGTCCGACGGTCGTGCACGAACCGAGCTATTTCGAAGTGTACATCACCAAAAACAGCTATGATGCGGACGGCGGTCCGCTGACTTGGAACGATCTGGAAATCGTCGACTCTGTCGAACCTCATGAGTTGATCGAAAACAACGATCTGGAAGACTGCGACGAGAGTCTAGTGTACGTTTTGGACGCGATCCTACCCATGAGGTTCGATCCGTTTGTCTTGTTTGTTCGATGGCAACGCATCGACGTTGTCGGCGAGGGATTTTACAATTGCGCCGACGTACAATATTCAGAGAATATTTTGAGCTATTGTACTTGTAATGTTTAAATAAAATACATTTTTAAAGAGAAAAAAAAATTTATTTAATACGACAATGTCAATTTATTCGGACATGTTGCTATCGTACACAGAATCGCTAGTCATGTTGTTGCAGTATATCGGTGACTTTATTTGCGTCAACTTTTTGACGGCAGTTTTTTTCGCTTGTCTCTGTTTCTTTGCGAGCTGAGGAGGAGAAGATTGAATAGACTGTTCTTCAGTCAAGTTTCTACGTTTTCCCGATCGGTTTTCAGACGGCTGCGGCTGCGGCGGCAACGGTTGAGAAGAAGACGCGACCGTTACCGTGGTCGCGACCGTAGCCGTCACATCGGTCAGCTTCATAGCTATAAACGCTTTAAAGTCTGCGACGGCTCTCTCCAATAGGGTCTTTGTCAATTTTGAGTCGTACACGAGACTGTTGGATGGAGCGCGGCCCTTTTCATAAACATGCTTCAGCACACCGATAAACTCGTTGTAATATTCGTTGCGTTTCCTATTGCTCTCCTCGACGTCGTCCACCAACAGAGACGTTATAGCACCGTTATTTTTTTTAGATTGATTCTGTTGCGGTTCGCCGTCGCCGTTCACGCTTTTGGTTATTACAATTTTTTTTATCAAATCTTCGACGTGGTTGAACATTTGTAGAAATTTATCGTTTCTACTGTCAGATTTCGTATCGTTCCACAATCGGTAGCTACTGGGCCAGCCGGGCTGTTTTATTTTAGACACAAACGTGTTGAACAGTATGTACTTGTTACTACTAATTATCTTCTTGGGCTTACGATGAGTCTTTTTTTCATCGCACGGCAGCGCCGTAACGCCGATATAGTACGGCACTTTCATTTTTTCACACATGACCAGAGCGTGTTTTAAAAATTGCATATTAGTCTTGTTAAACTGTCCGTTCTCTATTCGATTTACAATGTCTTGTTGCTTTTCGATCGATCCTGTCGGCGGCGGCGGCGACTGCACGGCGTTGTTTGTCTCTGACGGGAACGTTTCGGCGCGTTGCTGATTCTTGTGCTGCTCCATTGTATCTCGATATTGAATTTTCGTATTCCTTTTTTAAAGATTGATTTAATTTCAGTAAATTTTCAATGCGTGCACGATGATGACACAAACGTTTATAACGAAGATCCTTGTGTATTATGATCGCGTCGTCCAGATGGTCTCTTATATAACCTCGGATGGTGTCAAACTCAGAGTCGTGGACGTGTGCCCACACATTTTTTAAATTGAAATTCCATTTTTTGTCGTTGATCAGCTCTCTCATGTACGCGTACAGATCGCCTCGACTCATGCAACGATCGTCGTGCGTTTCTTCCATTGCAGCTGTATGAAAAAGAAGAATCGATCGTCGTCGGGATTCTTGTCGTAATCGGCTTTGACGGTCTCGACAAAGCCGAAAAAATCCAAATAATTGCTCGCTTCGTACTTTGTTAGTTGCCGCTCGCGCATGTATCTAAAGTAATGATCCGTCGGCACTATGCAGAGGGCTCGCGATATCTCCTTGTTAGCGTAACGTCTGTCCTCCAACTCGACCAGATATCGATTGTGTTTTCGTCGCAACAGTTTCACACAAAACGTATTGGGTTTTCGAGTAAGCGGTCTGAGATTGCCCCTCAGCAACGCAACGTATATCATGTACGTGTAATTGACGCTCTTGTCGGTCCACCGTAAAAAGAACGGTCGTCTGTACACGTACGCTCCATCGAAAACCGTGCCCGTTTCCTCAATAAATTCTCTAATTGCGGTCTCGTAATCGAATATATCACGACTGTCCCATTTTCCTCGAGGTATTGAAATTTTTTCTAGAAAATTGTCCTCTTCATCTTCTTGTTCATCGACGGTCTCATCGTAACCGCCGTTGTATATTCTTCGAGGTGCGTACGATTTTGACGCGTGAAGTAGAATCGCTTCATCGTCGTCGTTTATTAACAACAGACCGGAACACCGCATAGTTACGGTACAAAATATCGACTGTCATTCATACTATACTATATTATATTTTATAGATTATTATAAATCTTAACTATTACCGTTCAACATGACCAGTCTGTGACCGTAATGGGTGCCCGTCTTGATGCGTTTTCCCTGTATGAAATCAATCTTGATCTCGTTATCGTTCTGCACGCGTCTCGATTGAGCCGCGGCGCGTTTCAACGAGTTTAGACGGCGCGTCGACAGTTCGAGGGGATTGTAAATTGTCGACTTTTCCAACGTAAACGAATTCAAATGTCCCTTGTTGCACCATTCCAGCGACACGATCACGTTGAGTAGAAAAATAATTTCGTGATCCGATTTCAAGAATACAAACTTGTTTTTGAGACAGTAGTAATAAAATTTTAGACTGTTGTACAAATAAAATAGGTATTCATTACATTTCATATAATAATCGAGATCTGTCACAAAAATCACGTTAATTGTTCGACTCTTGATGAGGGGACTCAACTTGATCAAATACTGCATAGAATTCTTGTCGTCGTCGACGATCAAGGCGCAAACGTTTTCCATTGACGTGTTCATAATTACCGTAAACTCTTTGAACATGCACGCTTTCAGCTCATCGGCACAATTCGGCAACAGTTCGAGTACAATGTACTTGTTCGATCCACGATGCCGTTTTATAATGTCCGATATCGACGAAAAGGACGATACAAACTTTTCAAAATTTCGATCCTGCCATCCTCGACCACTTTGAATTGCGGTCGCAACAGTAGCCGAAGTCGATGAAGGGGTGGTCTCATCGTCGACGGCGACGTTGTCGCTGTGATGTTTAAAATCTAAACCGCTCTGTATCAGTTTAGTCGTGATCCGTATGCTCAATTGTTGTCCGAGAGTGTAATGATCCTCGTAGCCGCGTTCCCAGATCGCGTTGCATGCGAACGCCACCAGCGCTTTAGGATTTTCCATATGCATGATTTTTTTCAGTCGCGACCGATCGCCCTTGTACCATCGGTCGCGCATCAACAGTTTTAGCATGTACAGTTCGTGTAAAGTGTCCAATCGTCGACCGAAACGCACGTTAGCATAGACGTTCAGATCCTCGGGTGTGCAAGCCAACACGTCGCCGTTTTTTTCGTCAAATGTCACGAACCGGCTCCATATGCGCACGAATCCTTCGTGATCGACGAGAATTTTCTTTTCGATACGGTACACTTCGCACGGATCGACGCGGCCGTCTTCGGATTCGGCTACCAGGTCGCGATACAGCAGATAAATCGAAATCGTTTTGGACAAGTGTTTGCAGCATTGCGGCAATCGCTGGCTAGTCACTTCACGATACCGCACAAACATAGTCGTCGTCCGAGCTCGTTGATATCATGAAAATGAATGTCGTAAAAGTTTTAAACGTCGACAAGTTCAACGAGCGCCTAGCTCGGATACAAATCCTATTGGATATAGCCAAGTCTGCGCTGCGAGACATGATCGAAGCCGACGAGATATCGCCGCGAGAACTGTCATCGGTCCGGGTGTCGGACGATACGGCAGCATGGGTGTGCGGACGGATCGAAACGAGCAATTGTGTCACTCTGAGAATAAAATGTTCAGAGTCGTTTCGCGGCAGCCGAGTTTTGATCGAACGACATTTTTACGACGAACATTTTCATCAGGCTCTGGTCAAAAATTTGGATCCGGATCGCCAACATTACATGTATTGGAAGTACACGATACCAATGATCAAGTTGATATTTTGTCGAAACGAATCAGCCTACCACAATCCCATACAAAGACTCGACTACTTTATTAACATACAAGATTTGACCGTCGAGACGACAGATTGTGATCATCATCATGAACCACTCGATCCCGCCGCAGCCGCTTTGGATCCGATGAACGACTACGATCGCACCATCAATTCTATGCAGGATCTCGTCGAGGAACGTTACGATGACAAAACTGTTCAAATTCTATGTAAATGTACATGAAAAGTCGGCCACGTTCAATTCGAACCTGTCTGACTTTTTATAAACTTTAATACTATACTTTTAAAATAATCTTGTAAAAATTTCAAGTATTAGTAGATCTAAACATGTTTGCTAAAAGTCGGACACGTTCAAATCGAACCTGGCCGACTTTTTGTAATTTTTAATAAAAGTCAGTTTTGAATGTATTTTATAATGTTTTATTTATCAATTTACAATGACATTGTTACAATGAAGAAGACTGGTGAGCACTTTGTATTCGCCAGATGGATCGGGCAAATTGGTACCGCCGCGAACGCACTGCAGACTCTCGGCCCATCTGTTGCCGGCGAAAGATTGATTGATCGACCATTGATCGAGTCGGGTTCCTTCGATCTTTTCGTGTCCCGTGTAATTGTGTCTGTTGAACTCTTTGTAAATGTTGTCGGGTGTATTGTTAAACAGCATGTACGGTATGTTGAACATTGGATACCGGACGGCCGACGGATCGGTGTGATCGCCGCCGCGCACCACGTACTTTCGTTCGATATAATCAAAGTTTGACTGCCTCGAGAGAAACGAAACGGGCGACAGGCAGATTTGGGCGTGTGTGCCGTCCTCGGCCATCCATTCGGTCAGATCCTCCGAACTGTTCATAACTCCCTTCTGGCCGTGTATGCCGCAAATCTTTATGCCGTCCAGATTGTTGGTCGATGTGACGATCGAAAACTTTACGTACACGAAATCGTTGAGCGTGCTCAGTTTTGCGTCTATAAATTCTATTCGCTGCGATTTGATTCTTCTGAGAAACGTGTAAATTTTAAAAATGTAAAACGACTTGTTCTTGCACTGTTCGATCTTGTATCGCTTTCCGTCGTGCGTCCAATTTATTTTCACGTTCGACACGAGCACTCCCGCCATGGCTAGGACGTGGCCCTCGTTCGTGTCGACAAAATTGTTGCTTTCGCTCTTGAAAAATTTTACAATGGGCGTTTTAGATTTTGACGCGTACACCATCTTTCCTTTGAGACGGTTCACCTTGTTATTGAACAGTTTCACGGGCAGAGTTACGTTCGGTATGTACGGATCTTCGGCGGTCATGAGTCGGCTGTCTCGCACCAGAGTCCACAAATTTATCATTTTATTGTTGTGAACCGAGCTACGGCTCGCCACCACGGAATTGCCGACAGGCAGGTTTCTAATGAACCTCTCGCGGTTCTCGTTCCATTCGACGTCGTCGTACTCGATTACGGGCATTGCGTTTTTCAAATTTGTCACGGACACGATCAATTTTGGCACGGGTATCGTAGCGAAAATGTGCAGATGCGATCGGTAATAGTATTGAAGCGTCTTGGACATTAGCGCAGAAACATGATCAGCGTCGACGATCCGAGCTTTGATTTGAGCAACAATAGATTCGCCGTTGTGGTACTCGTACGGAGTGAGCAGAGCCGAAATGTTAACTTTGTCGTTTATTAGAATATGTTTGCGTATACATATCATGCCTTCGTGATGATTGACAAATAGAATATTTTTAAACAGTTTGATCTCGACGGGAAACCGTTTGCGTTTAAACTCGTACACGATGCGCACTAGATGCTTTCGTTTGCACGAAAACGTCGTAGGTCTATTATTGAAAGCGATCATCAACCATTCGTCATCATCACCGCCGCCGCCGCCGCCGCCCGAAGACTTGGTCTCGTTGCCGCTTTCGTCGTCCTCGTCGCGCCGCACAATCAGATTTGATTCGATTAAATCTTTAAATTTTTTCGCTATAGATTCGTAATCGACGTTTGGAAGCCGCACGTCTCGACACAAGAAAAACTTTTTGCCCGCCACCGTCATCTCGCCGTGAAAGAAACTGTCTACAAATTTTACAAAGTCGCGTTCCTGCTTCAACATGTCCTGTCTCATGTTGTCGTTTATGATGCGCACCACTTCGTTGCCTACGCGATACTTTATCATCGGCGGACACATTTCAATGTTGTTATTACTCGAATTGTCCTGATGATTTAAAAAGTTTTTCTTTTGCTTGCTAAACGTTTTCGATATAACGTGTATCAACTTTCCGTTGACTATTGTGTCGACAATCTTTTTACAATCCTTGGGATACATCACGCCTCCGCTTTGGTTTCCTCCAAACTTTTTAAGAGTCACGGAACCGTTCGTCGCGGAACCGTTTGAATCGAACTTGCTAGTCTGATACATTTTTAAAATCGGCTTGTACAGCAGATACGCCAAATAGGCGTGTTTGTATATGATTTTGTTTGACAGACTATCGATGGAATAGTTGATTTCGGCGCGCATGATCATTTTGATCCGGTCGAACATTTTGTCCGTTTGATTTTTACCAAAGTCAAACAAAAAGTTGAGCGGTTCCCATTTTCCGCTGCTTCTCAAATACGTTTCCAACGTTTCGTTGAGATTGTCGTTGACCACATAATCTTTTGCGTACACGTCTCGAGCAAACAGCACGTCTTCGTGATCATCGTAGACAAGTTGGATGGCTCGATTTATGCGTTTCTCCTCGTCCATGTTGCCGTACAGGAACATTCTTTTGCAATTTTTCGAATAGAGCTTGTCGTAAAAATTATGCATCAATATATTGTTGTTCATCATCACGTTGGGAAAACTTAAAAATCTACCGTCTATCATAAACGTTCCTCTGATGTTGGATCTTTCCTCGATCGCGTCACCGTCATCGTCGTCGTCGTCGCCGCCGCTTTTGACCACATCACAGCCCGATTGTCTCTTTCTAAATTTTTTGTCCAACCAAGTGCCAAAGACTATAAGCACGCATCTATGTAGCACGCATCGCCCCGTAGAATCGTCGACAGCGCAGCAAAAATAGGATTTTCTCTCTTGCAAATATTTGATGGTGCAAGTATTGTTCGATTTGTCTACGCAGTTTAAATAAAAATTTAAATTGTAATTATTACATATAATATTATAGACGTGATCGAAATCAGACACAACGTCCGTCATGATCGACGATTCGGTGAACACAGACGACGCAAACGTCGATTATTACACGGTCCTCGGTCTCAAACCGACGGCGACTCGTGAACAAATACGAAAAAAATTTCTTAGACTCACTCGAATCTCGCATCCCGACAAGGCGCCGTTGACGTCCGAGGCGTTTGTGTTTTTGAGACAGGCGTATTCGGTGATCGGTCTAGAAGAATCAGTGAGAGCTGCATACGATCAATTCAACGTGGAAAAATTAGAAGCTGCACGAAAACGACGACAGATCGAAGCCGAAATGTCTAACGGTGCGCGCCGTCTCGCGCAAACCGAATCGGCCATCGCAGAGTTTATAGGCGCGGACGCCACAAGTTTGATCGAGACGGAACGCAAAAGATTGTACGAAACGGGACGGCGTTTGCTCGACATTGAACTACAAAACGTCGAAAGACAAATTGCGATAGCGAAACAAGAAAGAAGAATAATGTACAGAAACACGACGCTAAATCGAGTTTTGGTTAGATGGGAAACGGTCTCTCCGACTGCGACGTCTCGTATGGAACAATTTAATGAATCCCACGATTTGAAAACATTACCGAACGGCGGCTACACCGAATCGATCCTGAGACGATGTCTCGAAAAATATGGTAAAATTATCGCGATGGTCATGTGTTCGAACAGGCCGGGATGTGCCATCGTCGAATTTGCGACCAGAAAGAGCGCCGAAGACGCGATAAAAAACGAAGTCTGCCAGCCGGACAATCCGATCGTGACAGATTGGTATCGAGACGTGAAACAGATGCGGCGACCGCTGGGCTCGGCTGCGATGATCGCGGCGCCTATCAGAAACGTTGTCGCCACGAGAAACGAGCAAATACGGCAGAGACAGAGAGTCGCAGAACAGTTTGCGTTATCTATGCGCGCGTAGCGGTCATACGGAAAAAAAAAAATGTTTAGATTTGTAGATAACGACACAAACGCGCTCCGAGAACACGCCATCGTGCTCGAAACGATCATGCAAAAATTGTACGTGCGCGATTACGATCCGGTCGTCGTTTACGGCGATGCGCTCTGCGAAAGGAGACAGCTGCTGGTGCACATCGAGAACCTTCTCGCCGACAACGTCATGATCGTGCACAAGATCGCCTCGTCGCCCCATCTCGCCGAAGCGATCGGTGGATTTTGTGTAAACGATGAAAATTTACAAAGATGCTCGGCCGGCGGCAGCATAGTGGTATTGGTCATGTACGATGTGTCTAACGTGGACGCGCATCGCATAGCGTACGTCGACAGGGAGCTTCGCCGGATCACTCGCAAGTCGAACGCGCCGTTCGGCGGCATCATGGTGATCGCGTTTGGAGAGCGACACATTCATCCCAGAGACTTGAAGTGTTTCAACGGAACGATCATGTTCAGGCCAATGATCGCGTCTCCGTCGACCATGTACAAAAGGAAGATTATTGAAAAAAATGATGATAGTCATAGTAAAAGGCAAAAGATTATGATTGCTATGTATTAAAATTATAAAAAGTTATATTTCAAAATATACGTTTTTTATTTTTATATTTTAATTTAACACCTTTGCATCGTCTAATTGTCATACATCTGATTTTGTGAGAAATTTTTGAAAATTTCGATTTAGATATAGACGTTACCGCCGCCGCGTCAGAGGTAGGTTGTATCAATAAAAATAACAATGGCATATTTGTAATTTCTTATAATTCCGAATGATGCGGAAACAGTTTCTCGTGACCGAGACCGTCGTGCATCGCGTTGAGTATGTCTCCATTGTCGGCGTCAATTTCCCAAGCAAAGAGTCCGCCTAAATTTTCGTCGACGACATACTTTCCCTTGGCGCGCACCGATCTCGCGTCGTCGAACGTGACCAGGGCGCCGTCTTTGCGTCTGAAAGCGTACGCCGCCTCGGCATTTGTGTCGTACAAAAAGTCAAACGTTTTCACAATCGATCTGTAATCCAAAACTCCTCTTTCCCACGTGCCTTCTATCGGTCCGACGGCTCGACCGGTGAACGGGTTGTCGTCTCTATACCCGCTGACGCCGGTCCAACCTCGACCGTACATGGCAACGCCAACAACTATCTTGTCAGAACGAACCTTTTGCACGTTTACTAAATGACGGATGGCGCGATCGGTGGTGTACGGTTCGAGGTGGTTCCAAGACGGCGCGTACAGCGTCGTATGATAGCCCAGATCCGTGTCGCTCCAAGCCCCTTTGAAATCGTATGTCATTACAAAAATTCTATCTAGATGATGCTGCGTCTCGGAACCGTAGTCGACGACGCGAATCTTGTCCTCGCCGCCGCTAATGGCCGTCGTCAATAGGTACGTGCGATTTGACACCGAGGACAGTTCGTCGAGCATGATTCTCAAATCGCGCATCAGCGCCGAATACGTTTCGCCGTCAACGTTTTCGTCGCCGAGCGAAGGATTAGCGCCCTTGCCTCCGGGAAACTCCCAGTCTATGTCGACTCCGTCGAAAAATTTCCAAGTGTTTAAAAATTCTCGGACCGAATCGACAAACGTCGCCCGGTTGGACGGATCATTCATATAATAGAACGGATCCGACAGAGTCCAACCGCCTATAGACGGTAAAATTTTCAATGATTTCAACGATCGCTTTGCGGCCATCATCTGGCCAAAATTACCTTTGATAGGTTCGTTCCAATCGCTAACGCCTTTGAGAGGTTTCTGTACTGCGGCCCAGGGATCGTGTATGGCCACTTGGAAATCTTTTCGGCCCGCGCAAGATTTTTGCAGAGCAACATGACTGCTGGGTATTTGATTCTTTAAACTTTCATTGGGACCGCATATGGGTACGAAACCGTACAATAAATGCGAAAGATTGGGAAGCGGCGCCGCGTCCAATGGATAGTCTCGGCCGTACACGCTCCATTCTACAAAATATGCGGCGACCACGCGATCCGTGGTCGATGCGTACGGAACGTTGTTCTCGTTCCAAACGGGGACAAATTTAAATGGAGTCATATGACTACCGTCCGTGTCGGCGACCAAAATCTGCACGCTCTCCGCGCTCACCGAACAGCCGTCGGCGTCGCACAATCTGACGCGCGCACTAAACGATCCGCCTCTATCGATCCTGATCGTGGCGCGCTTTGGCTTCGCGTCGCCCGACCACACAATGTTCTGATCGAAATAAACGTACGCTTCATCGCCTCCGCCGCCGTTCCACACGTTCCAGCTGATCTCGACATTGACGCTCTCGCTTCTAGTCACCAACTTTTCGTACGCTACCGCAGTCTGGCTGACTTGTACCAATGCGTAATTTCTATCGGCCCACTCGATCACGGGCACACCCGGCGTACAATCGCTAGATATAAACAGTTTACAAATTACCAAAACACACAACACTAACCCGTCAACAGTCATCATATTACACTTATAAAAAGTCGGACAAGTTCAATTCAACTTGTCCAACTTTTCATGAACATGTTCAAAATATACATATTTTAAAATCAATTACATGTTCAATGAAAAGTCAGCAAGTTACAATCCATCAAAATTAAATTTTTAGCCAATGTTCACGAAAAGTCAGACAAGTTGTAATCGAACCTGGCCGACCGCAAACTTGTGATATTTTCAAACATGTTCATAAAAAGTCAGGCAAGTTGTAATGAACCCGGCTGACTTTTCATTAACATGTTTGAAAATATCACAAGTTTAACCAAGTTTGGTTGACCAAACATATTCACAAAAAGTCGGCCAGGTTCGATTTGAACGCGTCTGACTTTTCGATGTTATTGCGCCATAATTTTAAATTATTTCATCAGTATTGCATCATAATTTTCGATTATTTCATCATCTATTCAATCAGTATTGCATCATCATAATTTTGAACTTGGATGAACTTATTGAACGTGCGACTCGGTAAATAATAATACAAAAGAAATACATTTTTACATTATTTATTGAAAATAAAAAAATAACAAATTTAAATTTTCATTTTTGACATGAAAAAATTCAGATTGTCAAATTTTGCCTTGTAATTTATACATTTCGTCATCAACAGTTGAAAATTATCGCCATTTTCTTCGTTGTGCTCGTCGTCCTTCACAATTTCCTTTATGACTTGTATATGTTTGAGCATATTATCACACTTGTCGGCAATAAAATATTTAACATAGTGCCAATCGACGTTGCACAATGCCAGTTTTGAATTGAGATATTCAATCTCGATAAAATTCAAAGTTTTGTAACGAATCTGATTGTTTTCATCGATGAAAATGTAGTACAGCTCGTTGTTGTATTTCACAAAGTATCTCGTGCCGAGGTGTACGTCCAGAACGTTTCTCATCAAATACTGGAACGCCGGCATGTTCAGATTGTGAGAGTTATCAATGTCGAATCCCGTAGTTTCCGCACTATAATCGATATAATTGCCGTCAAAAGTCACATCTTCGAAAAAGTACAAGTCTTTTGGACGGAAGATTACATCAGATTTAAATTGCTCGTTCGCATCGAACGGATATTTTTCTTCGATGCCCAGCATTTTAAACTCCTTGTTGACAACAGCAACAAATTCTTGAGTAACGTTGTTGGTCATCATCTTGATTGGTCGACTGGTTGGTTGACTGGTTGTTGTTCGCAAAAACAATTGATAATTTTTCTATACAATCGAATCTTTTTATATCATTATTATAGGAGGATTTATCAGGCGGATGTATATAATTATCTATCGATAAAAATTAATCACACGTTTAATCTGATTAGATTATTACTTTGACACAGATCACACTCGAACCTGGGAAATAGACACTTTTCACAAAACATTGTGTAATCAAAATCGAAAAACACCATTTCTTCAGTATGGTCGCGGTCGTCGACGTGTTTACATTGTACGCAAGCTTTATACTTTTTGACAATGTAATTTCCGCAGCACATGTTTTCTTTACGACTCTGTAGGCGTTCGCACATCCAAGCGATTTTGATTCTCTCTTTCCATACGACGTGCAAATTGTAATCGGTTTCGCCATCGTCTAGCCTCTCCGATGATTCCCAATAGTAGACGCTGAGCAAAGCGAACACCGTCCATTCCGTCGCGCATCGTGTTTCGCAATAGAACAATGGAAAAAAACATTTTGAACAAAAGTATTTGTCCCGTTCGTGGCCGTCGCTCTCCGAACATTTGTTACCGCAAAACTCGCAACGTTCCACTCGTTTATATACTTCGACACGATCATCTTGCGACTCGGACGCTATTGTGATGACATCATCGATCCATCGGTCGCGTACCATAATTTTGTCTCGACATGAAACCGAATCTCGAAAACTTTTCGAGTAACGCACAAACGGTTTGATGTATAGAATAGGATTCATTGTAATTAACTGATCCTCGACCGGACATTGTTCGAGTTTTGTATTCTGTCTGATAAGAATAATAAAAGGATGTTGATCACGTTGGAGATTGACGACCGCGACGCCTACATGTTTAAATTATTCAAATCGACGTGGAATCGGTTTCTGGTCGAATGTCAGATATGTTTCGATCGTATACAGGAAGGCGAGGGCGTGATAGCCGTCACCGACTATGCCACTCTGAACGTTGAAAAAATGTTTCACGATAAATGTCTGACCAGATGGCGATCTGAGAACAGACGCGATCCTTTCAATCGAAATGTTCGTATGTGGTTTAATTTTCCTCCACACGACATCGCCGAAACTAAAGCGCTGCTTCAAAACATTAAAGGATTCATAGGAGACGAACAGGTCGACAGATCGTTTGCCGACGAATACGAGCGTGTAATCGGTGACGGCGGAAAGATTGATTTCGATATTGACTTTGAATCTTTACTTCAATAAATTTTGTTTCACAATGTGTTTGTATTTTTTTTATTCATCATACGTACAAATCCGTATTGATCATTTCGACATTGTATTCGAGCTCTAAAATCTGTTCAGTGAAATTTTTCGCCGGCATCGGATGATCAAAAGTATCGTCCGCATTGTCCGCCGTGTATTTGTACAGCCGCTTGCCTTGCAGCTGTATCAGTTTACTGTTATATGAACCGGTCAGCTGAATCTGTATGCTGTGCACGCGACTCATAACGTCCTCGTCAAACAGAATTCGACTTGACGCGTTTTTGGACACGTTCGATGTCACCAGTCGCTGTTCAATTTTGTTCTCAATGTGCTGGGCGCATGCATTTATGAAATTGATCAGACTGTACGTGATTTCTCGCGGCCTATTTGTCGAATAGTTCACGTTCACGACCACGTTTAAAAGGACATCGAGAATGTTAGTGAATCCCATGTAGTAGTTTTCGAACAAGTCTATTATGCGATTCGCATTGTTTCTGTTCGCGCCGTAAGCCAGCAGGTTCGTTACGATCGTCTCGAAGTAAATCTTGTGCTCTTGATCGACGTCGTATGAAATAAAAAATGTCATCATGTCAACGTTTCTATAGTCTATAATGTTTTGTAGGTAATACTTTAAATTGTCTATCGCTTTTTGTACGTAATGAACGTTATTAGGATTAGAGGGAATATATTGTAACATAGGAGGCACAATTCTGATGGTCATTGGATCGCTGTTAAAATAAATCTCGCTCGGTGTTCTCGTGTCGAAACTGAACGATGAAACAGTTCGACGATGCGTTTTAGGCAAAAGTTTAGTATTAATGTTAGCATTAGTATTAATAGTAGTACTAATGCTATTAATATTTCCAGTACTAATACCATTACTAATAGTATTAGTAGTAGTAGTAGTAGTAGTAGTAGTAGTAGTAGTAGTAACAGAATTGTTGATCATCGCTTCATGTTTTGTAACGGTAGAGGCTGTGGTCGGCGTGTTAGAAACGACGGAAGCGGCGATAGAAGAGGCAGCGGCGGCGGCGGCTACGGTCGATGATTCTTCACCGAAATCTTCTCTCATGTTAACGTCAGCGTATTCGCTCGCGATCGGAGGTACGGTTTCATAGTTTGGTAAAATAAACTCATCTTCCACGATACCACCGCCGCCGCCATCAACGACATTGCCGTTAGTTTCCTTGCCGCTTAAACGGCGTCGGCTTACCGACGGAGCCGCTTCGTTCTCGCGGTGCAGCTGGCGTTTTTTGTCTTTCCTACCGATTCGACCGAATAGATTGCTGCCACCGCTTGTACTCATGTTTTCAATAAACGATTTTTAAATAATCCTTTAGGTTTTCCTTAACCAATATTTGTCTGTCGAATGTTTCGACCTTATTTGTAAATTGATTCGTATAATAGTAAACGCCGTTTTTATCGTATAGAAACTTGTATCTGTTCAAGCGTTCGTGTTGATCGTAAGTCATCAGTTTTATTTTGGCCTTTTCAAATATGTCCACGCCGTCGACTTCGGAGGACGTGCTGTCTGCCATTCTAGAGAACAATTTAGAATTGGTCAACAACACTTATATCATATTACATGTCTTCGACGAGGAGCCCGGGAACGTCGGCGGCGACGACGACCACAACAAAATACAACCAATGTGTATCGGAGAAATCGGTTTCGTTCAAACCGATCACATTCAGGAAGAGTCAGTGTCCTATTCATCCGCTTCGAGCGAACTGTCGAGTGATCAAAACATTTGACGAAGACGACGGCAAAGAGATCGTGTATCATTTCACGTTCATCGAAGGCTATTTCAAACAGTACGACGGAACTCCGTACTATATGCGTCTTTTGCCTTCCGGACGCGACGTGTCCGATTATGGAAAACTCGACATGGCCGAACTGATGGCGTGTTACGTGCGTCTGGACCGACAACGAGACGGTGGTGGTGGTAATGACGAAAAGTTTTTCACGATAGACGAGGCTGGCGAAAGAGACATGGTCGCACTGAGACGAACGGTCAAGTCTCTCATAGAGTACATGCACTCTTCGATACGAGGCTATGTGCTGATGTTCGACGAGCCACAAATCGACGTGATATATTCTCAGCTTAGAACCGTGCTATTGCCGCAGAGAATGTACATGTTGAGCGGCAGCGAAGACCCAACCGTTCCGGCGCCGTCCGAGTTCGATATATTCACCGTGCCCGATACAGACGCGTCCGTCGAGTCTCAAAACATTTACAAGACATTTCTCGTTTACAACACAACGCTCACCATGATGCTGAATCAGCGTAACCCTTTCAACGCCCACGACAAGAATATATCGATCGTGTTCAGAAACTTGGGCGTGTGTCCAAACAATAGCATGCGCGTGAAATGTTGCGATCTAAAGTATGGAGGTAACGCGTCGCCGGGTCACTTTATGTGTCCCACACGCGAAATAGTCAGGCGCGTTTTTAAATATAACAAATGGGTGAAAAATCCCAATAATTACAAGCGTTACTTTGAATTAATATTAAAACCGGTACAACGGGAACGCCGATTCGATGACGGTCCAACTAGACGCACTTTTGCCAATCTGGACGCGATCATTCTAGATTGGTATAATTTTATGGAAGATTTTAAAACTTATCACGTCGGACAACAATAGTGTATATGTGTGCGCAAATTGTTTACATATTCATGACAAATCTTGGAATCGAGCCCGTTTTTGACCTATTTAAACACATAATGTTCATTGGAGCGACACATTTAATCAAGATTTAACAAGATGGACGTAAATTTTAAATTGGAAAAAGTTATTTCAAACACTGTAATCAAACGGTGCGCCGAATCGAATAGCAAAGATAAAGGTGATTTGACACGCAAATGTTCAGGATCCGTGAAATTAATCAGAGCAGAGGAAATTGGACGTTTCACGACTTACGACATAGTAGGAGAGAGAAATTATCAAAATATTTACGATACCAAGAAAATAAAGTTTTAATGAATTTGATGTGGACCAAATTTTAAGCGACAGAAGAAATCGGACCAAATTTTAAGCGACCAAAGAAAACTGTCTGTCTCAGGTGTCGCATGTTGTCGTTCACATAACGACATGTACATTAATTTGTGTCCAATTTGTCGGTTTGCGAAGCCTTAACAACGCCAGTGAACGACAAATAAACTGTTATTGTCATCGTTATGACATGTAAATAACTCTACGCAGTTTTCTTTACCTCACACCACACAATATCGTTAAGATATAAAACGCCATGTTTCGTAAACGTTTTGGTCAGTCGTCAACAAAATGTTTGCATCTTCGATAGGAGCGCGATATCTCGAAAGAGACGGATACGCTATAGATCTACGACAAGTACCTTATGAGCAAGTTGAAAATTGTACAAATTGCGAAGAATATATAATATTTTTAAACGTCAAACTCGCTTTCTTTTGCAATTTTCATATAAAATCGTCAATGTCGCTCGAGTCCATCTCTCTGTACACATTCATGCACGCCAGACACTGCGCCGGCAATGATGACTACGTGAGAACCGATGACGTGCTTGATTTTGTTGAACGCATGCATCGTGACGGCGACGTCGTACATATAAACATACATCCATGGTTGCGAATAGTGATTGCAAAGAAAATTCGAGCAGACGAACGGTACCATCAACGCATCACCGGCTATATGGACTTTGAAAAACGACTCGATTATCCAGATACGTTGTCCGCCATCACCGACTATAACGGTACCCGAGACATTTTGGACAGTTATTACGAAAAGGCAATTTATGACAATTTGTGTGCTACCAATACTAATGAATGAATACTAATTAATAAAAAACTTTATAAAATTAATGTCTTTTATTTGGTGTTTTGAAAAAATTTCGTCCGTTGAATCTGTTATATGAGTATTTGCGATTCAAAGATGTAAATTTTGAATTTTGATCATCGGAATCTTCATCGGAATAGCCGTCGCTACTGCTCTCGTCGCTGGTCATGACGGATCGATGGTGAACGGGCGTTTCGCCGCCGTCGCCGCCGCCGCGTCGCTTGAATGCGACCTTTGCGCGACCCGATGCAAGAGCGTGCGTCTTCGATTGGTTCAATGATGATTCGTCTTCGGACGAATCGTCAATGTCGTGTTGTACGATCACTTTGGCCGCCACTTTGGGTATCCATCGATTGTTCAATTTCACGTACTCTCTGTTGACGGCCTCCCATGCGGCGCGTATGGCTATCTCTTCGCCTCCGCCACTGTCTTGGTATCGTCGAAACGTGTTCCTGAACAGTCTCTTCGCCCTCGCGGGCATGTCTTGATCGAAATACGGCAGACTGACTCCATTACCGATGCCGCCGCCGCTGCTCAAACCGTTCATCGTGACACTTAATATTTACTTAATTTAATCGTAATCAGTGTCGGTCGTGGTGTCCGTGTCTGTTGTATCGTAATCGTTCGCGTCGCGTCTGGCCACCCATCTACCTTTTCTTTTTATATATTTACGTTTGACCGCCGACCATGCAGCTCTAAACGCGGACTGTTCGTTGCCGTACTGTTCGTGCGCCGAATTAAATACTTTCATAAAGATACGCTTGCCATGATACGGCAACTTATCTACACTTTTGGGCAATTCGGATATAGACGCGTACATGTTCGTCTCTTATTAAGTTTCATACTTTTTGTGTAGACAACACATCATGTATCTCATATACTATTATACTATAATCGCCGTCGCGACGGCTTCGATCGCGAACGAGAAAATATTCTACGACATTGATTCGGCATCGGTGTACTACGAAAATTTCATCAAACAACATAACAAAGAATACACGACGCCCGATCAACGCGACGCGGCGTTTGTAAATTTTAAACGCAATCTCGCCGACATGAACGCGATGAATAATGTTTCTAATCAAGCCGTGTACGGTATCAATAAATTTTCAGACATTGACAAGATTACTTTTGTTAACGAACACGCCGGCCTAGTGTCGAATCTAATAAACTCGACCGATTCAAACTTTGATCCGTACAGGCTGTGCGAATACGTGACAGTGGCCGGTCCGTCGGCGAGGACGCCCGAATCGTTCGACTGGCGTAAGCTAAACAAAGTTACAAAAGTCAAAGAGCAAGGAGTTTGCGGATCGTGCTGGGCGTTCGCGGCGATTGGAAACATTGAAAGTCAATACGCAATCATGCACGATTCTCTCATTGATCTTTCAGAACAGCAACTGTTGGATTGTGACCGTGTCGATCAGGGTTGCGACGGAGGTCTTATGCATTTAGCATTCCAAGAGATTATACGAATCGGTGGCGTAGAACACGAAATCGATTATCCGTACCAGGGCATCGAGTACGCTTGCCGGTTGGCGCCCAGCAAATTAGCCGTGAGACTGTCGCACTGTTACCAGTACGATTTGCGCGACGAGAGGAAACTTCTCGAGCTGCTGTACAAGAACGGTCCCATCGCCGTGGCCATTGATTGCGTCGACATTATAGACTATCGCAGCGGTATAGCGACCGTTTGCAACGACAACGGTCTAAATCACGCCGTTTTACTCGTAGGCTACGGAATCGAAAACGACACACCGTATTGGATATTTAAAAACAGTTGGGGATCGAATTGGGGCGAAAACGGATACTTTAGAGCGCGCCGTAACATAAACGCTTGCGGCATGCTAAACGAGTTTGCCGCGTCAGCGGTGTTATTATAAAACGACACATTATACGTTATCTAATACAGACGACACACGAACGGCAAAATGTGCGTACTGATACCCACTTTCGACGCCTCGGCGACTACGATCGTAGATTGTGCCAATTTGAGCGATAGCTCGTTGCGCGATCTGATTTACGTAAATAACGTTGCCGTGTCGAAAACCGGCAACTACATCAATCGATCAGTGATCATGGCGTTGAACATTAGCGGACCCGTCGTGTCTGTGAATCGAGTGTCCATGCACATTGTGCACATGTACAGATCGCACATTGACAGGATCTTTGATAGATTCAACAGATTGACGTATTCGGCGACCGTGACCGATGGTGGCGATATTGATCGAGTTTTAAAGTCTGACGATTACACCGTCGTGTGTATGTCGCGCAGCGAACTTTTGGACAATTACAAAAAATGTTTGATCAACGAAATGGGAGCGACTCAGGACGACGTCGAAAAGTTTAGAAAATACTGTCTCAAACCTTTAGTCGAGACCGAAAATGATGGTGGCGTTGAAGATCGAAAAAAACCGTACGTGGTGATATGTTCCTTGAAACCGAAACTATTAAACAAAAACAAGACATTGTGCTTTACATACAAACCACAGACCGGTCAAGTGATCGTGCCGCTTATGCACGAGATCAACGAAAATGGAAGCGACGTCTATTCATATGAAGTGATGGCGATGATCAAGGACGTGAGGCTGTCGAACAAACCGCTGAGTATGCTGGAACGATTGAAGCGTTCGATGGACCAGATTGTGTTAAATCACAACGAGAACAAATACATGATGACTAATCAGCTTGAATCTTTAAAATATTATTTAAAGTCTATAAACTCGAACGAAGACGATGATTTAAACAAATTGATGAATGTATTAAATAATTTGATTGATCAACTCGAAAAAGTTTTGCATAAAAAATCCATTTGTGACTTTTCCGACGACGACGAAGACGACGACGGTTTGATTGATATGAAGTATTACAATTCGATAATCGAAGACAATATGCGTATACTGTTGATGAAGATACAACAGTACATTGATGACCGTCACATGTTTTTGTCGCCGCCGTTGTCGGTCGAAAAGAGTACAAAGATTCGTCTGTTTGAAAACGTGATGTCGTTCATGAAACGCTTCAATCTCGGAGAATTGTATTCGTATTTAAAAAAAATTATCGATTGGAAAACGCACGAAAACAATCAGAAACTTGCGTGGCCCGAAATCGTCGACGACAAGTACGCTTTTTTAAAATACGACTATTTTGGTACTCCACACGGATTCGTGTACGATCAGAAAGATCGAACTATGTACGTAAAGTTGCATTGCGGTATAGCCGCGAATCGTAACATTTACATCGATATATGATAATTGTATTGTTATGAAAATAAAAATACTTGTATAAACTTAAATGGTTTTTATTATTTAAAATGAGATTCATTACATCACAACCTTTTTTTTTAATCACAACCATATAGAAACTTTGAATTTAAATTTAAATTAATTTTATCACATCGTCTTTGGAATCGTAAATATTGTCGATGAGATCATTGATGTCCGATTCACAAGTCACGATGTGGATTTTGCTCTTGTCCGTCTTTCGCACCATAACACCCTTTTTGCACAGCGATACGTACTTGTAATGAGGCAACAGGGCATCTCGGGTCTTTTTCAATAGCAGCTTGTGTTCAGGCGAAGCGGCCACAAAGATTTTTACGGGACCATCGTAATCGATTTCGAGATCGACGTTTTTCAATCTGACTTCACGAGACTTGTTCTGCCAATCTTTGGCGGTGGCCGCGTCCGATAGGCGCACGATCATGTGATTACGCTCGTAATCCGTGTCTACGACGTGCCTATAATCTAAATTCAATAGTTGACAAATTTTCTTTACGTAAACGTTTCTAATCTTTTTATTGAACAGTTTCTTGTCTCGCACTCCGTAAATTTCGACGCTGTCGTTGAGCTGCTCACTTTCCAATTTTTTCAATTTACATTTTAATATACTAATATTGTCGTTTACGTTCTTGTCAATTTCGTTTCTAATTAGATTCTTTAAAATGGGCACGTTGATCAGATCGGTTTCCATGTTCAATGATTTGTGTAACAAGGCTCAGAGTCGAAAATGTACGCGTACACACACGCGTACATGCACACGCACGCACACACACACCTAATTTAAATTTCCTTCTTATCTCTATATTCAAATTAGATACACAAATGAAAAACAAAACTTTCTCTATCATTTTATTATTATTATTATTTTAAAAATAAATCCAACAAGTGTTCGGGGAAAAGAAATTCGCTAGGCAGAGCGCAAATGCTCATCAGTCTACAGTCATCGCGCTTGTAACATATCATGTCGTTTTTCATGTAAACGTTTTGCATGACCGTCGTGTTGTGGTATATATCTCCTCCGCCCACCTTCACTCGATTGTGAGAGGTTATATGATTGTTGAGACCCTTGATGGCGCGGTCCGCGATAGTATCAATGTCCATCGCGTCCGTGGATTTGTAACGTTTTGTACTTTCGACCAGATCGACGCTTCCTTTGGCGCCGCTCTCGATTATGTCTCTAAACTCGCCGCTCAATTCGAATATCTCTTTGTCTCCGCACACCATTTCACATTTGTCTATTAGCTTGGTCAACGTTTCAAACAACAAATAGCTAGCGTTCGAACTGATCAACAAGGCGCAGTCTCGAAGCAACATGTCGAGTCTGGTGGCAAACGTTATCGATTTATTGTACGAGTCCCACACGCAAAGTATCAGCGGCATGTTTGCGGACAGGATGTCTCGTATACGATGCTCGTTTTTGTACAAGTAATAAATCTGCTGCGACACAAACGATAGCCGATTCTTGTCGAAGCATATGAAATTGTATCTAGGGTCGCCGTATAGCAAACATTCCAAGTCTATCAGGGAATTGGGTTTGGGCATGTACGTGATCACCTCTTTGTCACCGTCGCAGTCGCGATTAGGTCCGGTGAACGTGCCGAGACCGATCTTGATGTTCCAGTCTTCGTAGTCGGCAGGCTCGCGGACGTTGAATACCTGAGTGCTCAACTGAGATATGTTGGGATGACGGGTCGTCCAAGCGCGAACGTTGCTCACGTCTCGGCCGTAGTAGCGGCGCACGCTCGCCTTTGGTGGAACAATCTCGTTGGTAGCGTTGATGCACTGAACGTTTGCGTAGAACGAAGCCGTGTTTAAAAAGGTAGAGTACAAATATTGTCCCGCGTAACCGTTTTTGCTCTGCAGCTGATCTTTGATCACGCCGTGCGTCAATTTGATCTTTTGAAGCGATCCGTAAATGTCCACTAGGCCCAGATCGTGTTTGGCATTAAACGATTTGTTCAAGAATATGATAAAGTTATGATCCCATAGAATAAAGTTGGGCAGTATCAGATAGTCGATGTCATCGGTGAACTTGTTCGTTTTCAATTTTTTTAGGAACACGTTCGACGGCAAGTCCGTGATCACGATGCTAGTGGCTTTCAGCATTTCGCTCAACGTTTCCGTGTGATTATTCCTGTTGGAACATTCCGAATAGACAGAGATCAGCTGCTCGACGAGACTGTTGAAAAAGTTTGTCTTGATTTTTTTCAAATCGGTTATAAGATCTTTCAGAAATACTCGAAACCGTTTCAATGTTATGAAATAGACGTTTTCAATGTCGGACGGATCGACGAGTAAATTAAACTTGTTGGCTTCCTTGTCGACAAATTCGACACGACCCTCCGTTGCGGAATACATGATTGAAATGCAAAAGTCGGACACGTTCAAATCAACTTGGCCGACTTTTCAAAGTATAAACGTGTTAAAACACGTGCGACAGTATGACGCATAAAAGATGATGCAATCACAAACGCGTCCGTGTAATAATCGAAAATTATGGTGCAATAACGTCAAAAAAAAGTCGGCCAGGTTCGATTTGAACGTGTCCGACTTTTAGCAAACATGTTTGCTAAAAAAGTTTACAAGGTTTTTTACTTTTCAAATTTGTCTGAATTGAAAAGTCCGACGTGTTCAATTAAACTTGTATGACTTTTCATGAACATGATCTAACTTTTCTAAAATTTTCAAATTTTGTTTAAAGTAAAAATCTAAAAAGTCAGCCAGGTTCGATTAAACTTGTCCAACTTTTAGTGAACATGTTCATGAACTTGTTGTACTTTCGCGAACATGGTTATGAACATGTTAGACCGTTAGACTTTTCGTGAACATGTTTATGAACATGTTAGACCGTTAGACTTTTTGTAAACATGTTCATGAACATGTTAGACTTTTTGTAAACATGTTCATGAACATGTTAGACTTTTTGTGAACATGTTCATGAACATGTTAGACTTTTTGTGAACATGTTCATGAACATGTTAGACTTTTTGTGAACATGTTCATAAATTGCTGGCTAAAAAAAAATTATCAGACGTGAACATGTTTATGAACATGTTAGACTTTTCATGAACATGTTTATGAACTTGTTAGACTTTTTAGTGAACATGTTTGTAAATCGGTAGCTAAAATTTTCAAATTTTGTCTCAAAGTTAAAAAAAAATTTAAACATGTTCATGAACTTGTTAGATTTTTAATGAACATGTTCATGAACTTGTTAGACTTTTTGTGAACATGTTTGTAAATTGTTGGCCAAATTTTGGCCAAATTTTGTCTCAAAGTTGGAAAAGTTAAAACATGTTCATGAACTTGTTGGATTTTTAATGAACATGTTCATGAACTTGTTGGACTTTTTATGAACATGTTTATGAACATGTTATACTTTTTGTGAACATGTTTATAAACTTGTTGGACTTTTCGTGAACATGTTTATAAATTGCTGGCTAAATTTTGTCTTAAAAATCTTAAAGTTAAAAAGTTTGAACATGTTCATGAACTTGTTAGACTTTTTGTGAACATGTTTATAAATCTGTTAGACTTTTTGTGAACATGTTTATAAATCTGTTAGACTTTTTGTGAACATGTTCATAAATCGCTGCTAAAAATTTTCAAATTTTGTCTCAAAAATCTAAAAGTTTAAACATGTTCATGAACTTGTTGGACTTGAAGTTGGACTTTTCATAAACATGTTCATGAACTTGTTAAACTTTTTGTGAACATGTTCATGAACTTGTTAGACTTTTCATGAACATGTTTGTAAATTGCTGGCTAAAAAAAAATTCAAATTTTGTCTTAAAAATCTAAAAGTTGGAAAATATTTGAACATGTTCATGAACTTGTTAGACTTTTCACGAACATATTGTTTAATTGAACTTGTCTGACGTTTCGCTAACATGTTCTGGTTGTAAAAAAAAATTGTTGTTAAACGTATTACGTGCGTCAAACATGTTGAGTGGAATATATTCAAATTGAACATGTTCGATGTGATTGGTGCTGCAGTTTGATATCAACATGTCTGACTGGAAACTTGTGCAAAAATTTTATATGTTACGAAAAGTCAGACACGTTCAAATCGAACCTGGCCGACTTTTCAAAATAAATCATAAACATGTAAATTTAAAATTTTTTCTCAAACATGTTTACGAAAAGTCAGACACGTTCAGATCGAACCTGGCCGACTTTTTAGTCAAATCATACACATTTAATTTATATATATATATAATAAATTTATTGATAGTAAAGAAAATTAAATTTTAACAAACAAAATTTGAGCTCTTTTGCAGCAAAATATGAATATATCTTTTGACATTTTAATGATTCTAAGTCGCTGAAATATAACATTCTTCAATTGATCGCAATTATAGCAGTTTATTGTCTTCACTTTTGACACGTTTATAAACGAATAGAAACGATACAACGTTAATTTGCTCCAAGTGGAAAAATTAAAAATGTCCAACCATTGTTGAATATTATACTCGTCGGCGACATTACAAATCGACTTGATGTAATACATAAACTTTAATTCTTCTTTATGAAGATTAAAATTTTTCAACAAAATATCATAATGGTTTCGGTATATGTTGTCGACTAAATTCTCGAGTTTCTCTCTGCTCTCGGGTAGTTTTTGAAAGAATACTTTTGTATTTTCAACATTGAATTCGGGACGATACCATCTTGTATGAATTTTGGCTATCGCTTTCAATTCTTCATCGGCAACGCGTTTAACGTCTATAGGTTTGAACAATTTTTTCAGATCGTCCGCTTTACTGATCACGTTCAGCAGGCAGACGCGATGGACAAACTTGGAAGATATCATTTTAATTTGTAAAATTTTCATCTTTTCGTCTGTCATTGGACATCGACAGTACGCTGCCGTAAAATTTACATCGGCACATTTAATACAAACGGTCTCGTTTGATTCACTTTCAAGTTTCTCAATAAATTCAATGTTGAACAAATCAGTGTATTTGATGATGCCGTCGCCTCCGCCTCCACCATAGTGGTCACCGTCAAAATCTTCTAGTTTAAATTTATTGTGCATAAATTTGGAACCGTCGGTGTTTTCTTCGGTCTTTATTCTTTTAGGTAAAAACGCCGTCGTTTCTTCATCGGACACATCGATCACATCGATCGCGGGTTCTATCACTTGCACCTCGTCGCACAACAAATTTAAATTAAACGTGTTTAAAATACTTGGAGACGTGTCGATGTCGCCATCATCGAGACCGTTGTTGACTTTTAGAGTGATAATGTCGTCGGACATTTCGTCAATATCTAATGAAACGTCGTCGTCGTCGAATATCAGGGGACCAACAAAGATGTCGCCTTTTGATTTAAAATGTTGATTCATAGTGTGATGTGAACACAAAACGGAAAACGATTATATTTATGCAACGCAAATTATAGATAATATTATCTACGTCGTCGGTCCGGGCGCGCTCTTTAAAACCTCGCTAGGAGCGGAAACGATAAACATTACTGATTAATTTTTTGTTCGACAACATGTCGTCTGTCCAGATCAACAACATGTCCGATGAACCACTTTTGCAAGAGAATCCCCGTAGATTTGTCATGTTTCCGATTGAATATCCAGACATTTGGAACATGTACAAAAAGGCAGAAGCATCGTTTTGGACCGTCGAAGAAGTAGACCTGTCTAAGGATCTGAGCGATTGGGATTCCCTCAAAGAATCTGAGAGAAATTTTATTAAACACGTGTTGGCGTTTTTCGCCGCATCCGATGGTATTGTTAACGAGAATTTGGTCGAAAGATTTTCACAAGAAGTGCAAGTGACGGAGGCGAGATGCTTTTACGGATTTCAAGTGGCCATTGAAAACGTGCATTCAGAAATGTATTCGCTACTCATCGATACGTACGTGAAGGACAACGACGAGAAACGTAGACTGTTCAACGCGATCGAAACAATGCCCGCGATCGCCAAGAAGGCAGAGTGGTCAATCAAATGGATAAAAAGCGCCACGGCCACGTTCGCCGAGAGGCTAATCGCGTTCGCCGCCGTCGAAGGTATATTCTTTTCGGGCAGCTTTGCGGCAATATTTTGGATGAAGAAACGCGGCCTGATGCCCGGCCTGACGTTTAGCAACGAGTTGATATCGCGCGACGAGGGTCTCCATACTGATTTTGCGTGCCTAATGTACTCTCACATTGTCAATAAACCGACGCGGGATCGCATCTTGGACATTATCACCGAGGCGGTCGCGATCGAAAATGAGTTTGTCACCGAAGCCCTACCGGTGGCCATGCTCGGTATGAACAATGATTTGATGTCAAAGTACATTGAGTTTGTTGCCGACAGACTTTTGCTCGAACTGATTGGAGAGCGTCATTACAACACGAAAAATCCGTTTGATTTTATGAATCTGATCTCGCTCGAGGGCAAGACAAACTTTTTCGAAAAAAAAGTTAGCGAATATCAAAAATACGGCGTGATGAGCGGTAACAAGTTGGAGGACGATATTTTCACTTTGGATGCTGCCTTTTAATGTGTACAAATAAAATTGTCTTTGTAAAATAAAATTTTTAATTTGTATATACAATGTTTTATTGGCGAGAATTTATTTTACAAATAAATCTTGAACATTTTTACAATGTCCGATCGGCACACACAGCAAATATTAATTTTGTTGGCACACTTTTCACAAACGACCACATGATGACATGGTTCGAAACAAACGGTTCGATCCCGTTCAAAACACACTTTGCATAAAGCGGTGTCGTCGTCGACGTCGCCGTCGCAGTCGGCATCATCTTGATCAATACGCACGTCGAGCTGAGTCTGTAGACTAGATTTAATAGCACAGTTTGGTGACCATCTGGCGTGCTCGATTTGAATCTCGGTCTTGTCGTATCCAAAAAATTCAATCTTGCAACCGACACATCGCGCACCGATGGTCGATGAGAATTCAGTTGAATCTTTTCGAAATCGATTTGGATTTGGTGGCTTTAGATCCTTTTCTAGTATATTTTTCATTATTGTTTAAAATTTTAAATAGCCTCTTCAATGAACTTATCTGTTTACGAGCAAACGCGATAGTGTGTAGGTTGACAGCGATCGAATCGCGTTTCTCGTCCAACCTGTTCTTGCAGACCAGATACCGTTCAGAGTTGCAAACTCGAGACGATTCCGGTTTAAATACATGATACTCTTCAAAGTTTTTAACAAAATCACCTAGCACATTTCTCGTGTCCGATTCGAACGTGTCAAAAACTTTTACGACGCAATTTCCTCCGACCGACAGACACGAAAGGATCAGTTCGCATTCTCTACGTATCAACGGCAGCGTGAGAAATTCTTGTCGATTCTCGTCTCCGGTCACATCGAAAGCGCCGTCGGCGCACACAAAGTCGCATCTGCCACCACATTTACTGACAATCTGTCTCACAACAGATTCGGACATTATATCTCCGGAACCGTTGCCGCCGTCGCCGTCGCCGCTCGAAGACTTGGTTTCGTCGCCATAAATTCTCGTAAATCTATCTGCAAATCTTTTGACTATAGATTTATCATAATCTAGATGATTGCGCAGCGTGACACCGAAACCCAGCACCGATTCGTCGTTTACGGCATTCAAATATCTAACAAACTGTCCCGGTCCGCCGCACAAGTCCAAATATGTTCGAATATCATCGCACACTTTAAACTTGTCGTTGATCTGCTTTAGTTTGTAAAAGCACCGCTGGCCCGACACGATCATCGATGATGATCTTTCCAATCGCCGTCTCGCCGACGAGATTTCGTAGCTCGAATATTCGTCCAGCCTAGATCTGAGAGCGTCGAGTTCTTGTTTATATTTTTTAATCAGTTTATCGGACGCCGCCGACGTTGTAGCCTTTTGTTCCGTCATGTTCGTACGTGTGGGCAGCGACGGCGGAAATTAATGCGATTAAAAGTGAACAGATAAAAGCGAGGAAGATACAAAGCGGAGTTATATTCAACGGTGCTACGACACACGACGGTCTGTTCAGCGCGACGTTAAAAAACTCACTGTTAATCAACAGATTCCGTTCGTTGATCTCGTACACTATCGGTCTGTTGTAATCGAAATTTTCAAAATCGGCTCTGTTTATTGCCGTCCTATACGAGACGTAATTTGGACTGGTCTGCAACAAATCTATCATCAAATCTTTCCACGCGTGCTCTCTGCTCTCGGGAGACACCTCTACCCGGTCCGAGTTTAATATTCGCCATCGGATCTTAGACATAAATATGAAGCGTCAATTGAGCAACGGCGAAAACAATCTGAGCGGAAGCGGCGATAGAAGAGGCAGCGGCGGCGGCGGCGGCGATGCACCTTCGAAGAAACCCGCTACCGGATCGTATTCTATAAATTTTAAAGAGACCAAAGGCGAGTTGATCGGCAAGAATATGATCAGTTTAAACAATGAACTTTTTTATATAATGAAATTTTTCATCGAAAACGGCAACAAAGACTATTACGGTAACATGCAACAGTACACCAACATGGAGATTGGCAAGACTTACAAGATAAATTTAAAATATGCCAACCGCAGACTGATCATCGATCGGTATTCGGAAGACAAAACCGTCGAGCTGCATGTCGATGTCAAGGATCATCTGTTGTACGAAGACTTTATGGACGACAACATTGTCACGATCGAAACGCAATTTTTGTGTGGATTTAAACCTATTTTTACAAATTATATAAAATTTGTTTTCAACGTGAAATACAAGAACGAGAGAAACCAAATGTCGATCATGCAAGTCGAGTCGATTTGCGATATATCACGCGCTATGAACATGTTCGACGTCGAAACACATTCCGATCTGTTTAAACGCATGATGGAATTGGAGAAGAAATTTTTAAAATTGATCAGAGTCAAATGTATCAATAACAAGAACAACTTTAAAAATTTATCTTTTTTAGAGATGAGCAAAATTGAGGTGATCGAAGATTGCGAAACGCCGCTGTTTAATGGTGACGATTTTGTGGGCAACATAAGTCGAAACAATAAGCAGATATATCACGCCAAAATGACCAGTTTTAAAGTAAACACGCTGTCCAATAATAATATTAAAATTGTGTATCGAGTCGAAGATTATAATCAGGACATTAACGGTGTGATATTTTTGAACAATGATCGAAAGGACATAAAGAACAATGAATATGAAAAGGTACTGTTGGATCTCAACCAGACCGCCGACACGATCGGAGACCTGAACGATGTTTACATATACACGTCGAGCGATACAAACGGATATTACACCGTTTTAGGTCTAACTTGTTATGATTTGAATAATTTTGAATATGTTCCTATATAGATCATAATTAATATTATATTAAATAAATATAAAATACATTCAATACTTGTTGTTTTTTTTTATTAAAATGTACTAAAATGGCCGATCTAGTCTATCGGTATAAATCTATTTTCATTTCAAGAGTATATAGTAGACTTAAAGAAAAGTCAGACACGTTCGAATCAAACCTGGCCGACTTTTTGTAAACATATATCAATCGGTATGTCCCCATTCAGTATAATAAAATTTACGAAAAGTCTGCCAGGTTCGATTCGAACGCGTCTGACTTGTTTCAATTACTCGATCATCGTTTGGGCCTGATAGTCTACAATGATCCGGTTAATCATGTTGTATTGTTGTTCTCTCAAATTGGTCTCGTCGATCACGGACGTGTCCGATCTCTGAACGTTTTCGTAGTCTGACCGAATCAAACTTAGAATATTTCTAGACAGACCGATGAGTCTGTCCGGCGGCAAATGAAGATTCGCATATTTTACAAACGCTTCAACGCCCAGTCTTCTAACTAGATACGCGTAACCGTAGCTAGGTCTAGAGTTTTCAATGTCTGACACAATCGTGGACAACGTCCACGTCAACGCGGCCGGATTGTTTAGAATCTCTCTAATTATCGAGTATCGGCGCACATTGATCGCGTAAGGATCGTCGGTTTCATCGGATGATGCCGTCGTCGCCGTAGTGATCAATGTCTGATCCGTGACCGTGTTCTGCGTAGGAATGGTCACGTTCGACGTTGCCGGATACGCTTCGTATTGAGATACCAAATGCCAGGGAATGTCCATGATCGTCGGTCGAGGCGGCGGCTCGGGTGTTTCAATCGGCGTTTCGGCCCGTCGCTTTCGACTTCTCGTGTTGTACGGACGCGAACGAGGAGACGATCGCCGATCCGAGTACATGACCAACTCGTTGGTCGGCGTCGAATGTTCGCGACTGTCGGTCGGTTTCAATCTATCGATCTCGGCCTGATGTCGAATTTCCATGTCGGACATTTGTTCTCGAATCTGAGCTTCGGCGGCGCGGGCGCGGGCTCGGGCCTCTTGTAGTATTCGATTCTCTTCCAGCTGCTGCCTGAGCATTTCGGAGACGCGTTCGATTTCCGTCTTTTGCTGTTCGTACGCCGATCGCATCGCGTTTAGCTGTTCGACTTGGCTCTCGTAACCGAGCGTCTGTTGATTGATCACGTTCTGAAGATAGTTGTTTTGGTACCGTTCCAAGGTTTGAGTCAGCGTAGATATGGTCGCCTGATCGTCGGCTTGAGTCTCTCGTAACGCGTTCACCGTCTGTTTGAGCATACGAATCTCGTCACCTTCGACGTTTTCACGATCACATTCGATCGTTAGAGCCTCGATGCGTCTGTTAAGCGTTTCCGTATGCGCGACCAACTGTTCGTAGGCTTGCAGGTTTTCGTCATACTGGGACTTGAGCGTTTTATACATGGCGATAAGTTTATCGTCGGCGACGGTTCGACGCTGAATCTCTTCGGTTTGCCGACGATAGTTTTCAAATTCATTTTTGTCGTTTTTTGACCGCTCTCTCAACTCTTCCAACTGGACGCGATACGATTCGGCTAGCGATGATAGTTCATCGCGATCGCGCTCCAAGTCCGCGATCCTGCCCGTCTCGCGTTTCAATTCGGCAATGTCGTTTTTGTAACGGTCTTCGCGCTCGACTCGCTGTCGTTCCTCGTCGCGAAGATTTACCGTTCGCGTCGTTAGGAAACGAACTAGTTCCTCGTTGAAACGATCAAGATCGGCGGTCATGAGTCTCGTGTCGGGAAATTCGACGAGAGGATTTCGCATGTCGCGCGTGGCCAAAACGACGGCCGAATAGGCGCGTTCGTACGCACGCAAACGGTCGACGCGAGACACGATCTCGGCGGCGGCACGGTCCAGATCGATCGTGTCAAACTCGAGTTCGCTGGACAAATTAAAAAATCGTATGTACAACTGTTTGCACGTTTCGTAAAGACTAGACAGTATGTTGCATATTTGACTCAAATCTCTATAATCTCGATTCGTGTTCTTGTTGATGCACGCCAGCAAATCTTCCATATCGTTAGCGGAACGCTGCGCTTCGTCGTAGCTTCTGTCGAAACAGTACAAACGTTTCAATGCTTCGGCAAAGGTGTTATTTTTGAAATATTTGTCTGACATTTTGACCAGAGTCGACACCAAACTCTTCATGCTGTCGGTGTCCAAGCGTTTGCATGTATTTTCGATCGCGCTGTTCAATTCTTCCAAATCCATCGGTTCCACGGAGGGCGGCCGTTGTTCGGATCGCGTCGTCTGCGGTCGTTGCTGTTCGGGACTAGGCGCGAACGCGGACGTGATCGGTTGTCCGAAAGCATCGTAGGATTGTTGAGGAATCGACGCGGGAGCGGCTCCTCCGTAATCGTATTTGTAATTAAAATTGTGCGTAGTTATCGAAGGAACGGGCGCAGCGAGGGCCTCGATGACTAGCTCCGGAACGGATACGTCGACGCCGCGCTTGATCAATTGAGGCCGATAAAGCCCTATAATACTTCGTATCTTTGTTAGTGCGTCATCAGTAGCGCTCTGACGTTTAGTACGTTTACTCATAGAGTTGATTGTGCGTAACAGATTTTGCACTGTGGCCGCGTTTACGTCCATTCCCTTGTATTTTGCGGTCATTATGAAGGTGAAGATTCAAAACTTTTATCAATTACAACGAGAGATGGCCGCAGACAACGGTTGCCGCAAAGGCGATGTGGTTATATCGACGCGAGACGTGTTTCGTATCACGAGAATGTGCTATCGAAACAAAAGTCTGTACGTGTTCATGACGGGATATCTCGAGTCCGATCCGGACAGAGTGTTTCAATTCTATATGCGCAGTCCGTGCGTTTTGTACTCGTACAGGGCTTGTTATAACGTACACATGAATTCGTCGTGTCGATGCCGTAGTTACAAGACTCTGGTCGTGCCCGGTCTCAGCGGATTCGGATGCGACAAGATCAACGTAGTCAAGTATGCTAGATACGAAGCTAACGCCTATGCCGGCAGGAAAAGAAACGATTGCGCCGATTATTTTCTAAAAGATATTAATCGTGTGCACATGCAGCTGGGTATAGTCGAGGGAAACTATGTGAAATTTGTTCGCAATCAGACGGTGCACGACAACGCGCTCCAGGGCACTTATAAAGATTTGATAGTCGTCGACGCCGAATCTTTGGAGCGCGAGATACCGGCCGTGATTTCGTGTTACGACATTGAAACCTATACAAACGGCATGCGAATGTCGGCACCGGAGACTGATCACATCATCAGCATTTCGATCGTGACCAGACGGGATCGATCGTACAAAAAGATTTGCTTCTACTACACCACTCAGGGACCGGCTCGAGATTTGATCGACGGAGACGGAGACGACGAAACCGTTCATGTCGTGTACTTTGATAGCGAAAAGAGAATGATCAAGGCGTTTTTCGATCTGATGCCCGTGTTGAATTTTGATTATTTGATCGACTACAACGGCGACGCGTTCGACATGCCATTTCTGATGGGCCGCAGCACCGCCTTGTCCGACGTTAAGGTGAAACGTTACGATCTAGATCCCGTAAACGTGGACACTGAACTGTTGTGGGACAAGTTTCAAAATAAATTGAACACTCATCATCTAACATATTATGTGCACATTGATCTGTATCAATTTCTCAGCTCGGACTCGGAACAGAACGATGTGGAAAATTTTCGTTTGAATACGGTCGCTCAACACTATTTGAACGATACCAAAGTGGATTTGAAAATTTCCGACATGATCTCGATGTATCGCGAGAACAGGATGCTGAAGATCATCGAGTACAACGTGCACGATGCCGTCCTACCCATAGAGATTTTTTCAAAATTGGAAATTATTGAATTTATGTACACTCAATGTACCGTTCTATTTTTATGCACCGACGACGCGCTAAAAAACATCTCACACAAAGTGAGCGTAGTGCTGTTTCAAAAGTCTCTAACGAACGTCAGACACGATGGTACGCCCGATCCGTACTTTTTTAACAAGTCCGATTTAAACGTGACATCGGGCCGAAGCGGAGGAGGCGGCGATAGACAGATTGTAGATTTGACGCAGTTGAATAGAAAATGCATCGTTCCCACAAACATGATACCCCAAACGGCGATTAAGTTGTGTGCGCGCCGAGAAAGATGTGTGTACAAGGGAGGCAAAGTGATTGCGCCCATACCCGGCATGTACCGAAGCGTGGTCACTTTGGATTTCAACTCGCTGTATTTGAACATTATGAAGAACGAGGGTATATGTCTGTCTAACGTTTTCATCGCGTCGGACAATAACGTGTACTTGAACAAAAATCGCGACGCGGTCAATCCCAAATTGTTGGAGGAACTGTTGCATCTGAGAAGCGTGTACAAGGATTCACGAGATAGATATCCAAAGACTTCGTTTAAATACAATCTGTACGACAAAATGCAAAACGCCGTCAAGCGCATCGCCAACAGTATATACGGATACTTTGGTATTTATTTCAAACCGTTGGCGAATTTTGTAACTCACATAGGTAGAGAAAAATTATCCGATGCTATAAAAAAGATTGAATCGATGAGCAACGACGCGACGATACTCGAGGATTTTGGTCTGTCGAGAATCAAATTCCGAGTCGTGTACGGAGACACGGACTCTTCGTTTATTCAAGTGGACTACGAGTCGAACGAGATCGACGAAACGCTTAGACACGAAACCGTAGAACGCATCGTGAATGGATACGTGTTGAAAAAGTTAAACGCTTCGTGGGACGGATACAAAATGGCGTTAGAAAACGTTATGCAATCGCTCATTTTATTGAAGAAGAAAAAGTATTGCTATTTGAACACAGAGAATCGGATCAAGTACAAGGGCTGGCTGGTAAAGAAAGACATGCCGATTTTTATGCGTAAAAGTTTTCGAAGTTGCGTGGACAAGTTGCTGATGGGACACAGCGTTTCGTGTTCGATGGAAACGCTCAAAAGAATGCTGATCGAGAGCTATCAAAACTTTAACGCTTCGAACATGGCCGATTATTGTTTCAGCATGACCTACAACGAGAATCCGGGAGGCAAGAAGCGAACATCATCGACATTTATCGATGAGTTGTGCGAAGATGTATTAATACAAGAGCCGCCCGCAAAACGCGCACGCATGCCCACCATCGCGCAGCAGTGCGTGGAGATTTTGAAGAACACCAGCACGGACTTTTTGCCGGGCAATGGTGACAGAATTCCGTACCTGTTGAGAGACGAAGCCGGCAGCGTTACGAAAAAGGCGTATCCGACACACGCGTTTGATCCCCGAATCATGGCGGTCAGTTGGACCAAACACGTCGGCATCATGTGTTCGTTTATTAACGAACTGATTCAAGTGTTGGGAGATCGCGGCGAGTTTCAATTGTACTTTAACGAAATTTGCAATGTGTACAATTCAAAGATGATGTACGACGTCCGAGTTCCGGTCCTAAAGGAAATCACCGAATCGGTCGCCAGAAAAATTAGGGGCGGAGGCAAGAAGCAAAAAAGAGACATCGAGACCGACGATGACGACTGCGGCGGCGACGACGACGACGACGATTGTGATTCTGATTGTGATTCAGACAGTGTTGGTTTCAAATGTCAATTTTCAATGTTAAAACGAGAGCCTAAGACGGCTATAAAGATAAAATTTAACAGACCCGATGTGATTGTTTGTGATGTTTGTTCGAATAAATGAGATGTCAATACAAAATTTTATTGTGATATGAAAAGTCGGCCAGGTTCGATTCAAACGTGTCTGACTTTTCGTTAACTACTCTTGTAAAAATTTTGATATTAAAATTTACAACACGTTATGAATATCGAAAAGTCGGCCAGGTTCGATTCAAACGTGTCTGACTTTTTGCAAACATGTTTAAATTTTTATACTTGTAAAAATTTTTAACATGTCGATCGCTTATCGAAAAGTCGGCCAGGTTCGATTCGAACGTGTCTGACTTTTTGCAAACATGTTAAAAAAAAATTCAAATTTACATGTCGATGACTTATTACGAAAAGTCGGCCAGGTTCGATTCGAACGTGTCTGACTTTTTGCAAACATGTTTAAAGTCGGCCAGATTAGATATCAACGTTGTAATCTAATCAAAAAGTTTGCGCGACTTTAGATTAGATTAAATGTACGTATAAAAACCGATTAATTAATCAATTAATTAATCTATACAAGTAAATTGTACACTTGCTACGCTACTACCATGGATCTTGTGTCGACCAATCTGCTATTCGATCCGTCTTTGTGGAAGAAATTTCCATTATTGTCGGACATGTCCGAAGTGTCTGTGATTAACATTGTCAATAAACTTATTAATCATATTGAGTGTAATAATTTTGAAAATTTTATAAATCACGAATTGATAAAGTGGATGAAGGAGGAAGAATCGCTACCGCACGAGTCGCTATTGCCCATCAACGATTTGATGAGATTTTGTTGCAAATTCAAGTTTGATAATGGTCTGAAGACGGTAACAGCGCTGGCGACGGGTAAATTTAAATCGATGTCATACGATTACTTGGTGTCCAAAGACATTATGAGCAGTTTTGAAAATGCAATGTTTTGGTCTTTTAAAAACATTAGCATTGGAAGCGTTTACGAGATGCTCGAGTTTTATGACGCCATTGCCGAATCTTCGTGTAAGACCGCCGACGACAAGTACGCGAACGTGTATAACGTAAAGATGAATAAAATATTTGAAAATCAATACGACATCTTGATGGGTATAAATTACCAAAACGCCGATAGTATTCATCACATTATTTATTTTAATGCGTTTGTCGAGTTTTGCAAAGTGAGATCCAAAGTTTATAGCATGATGCGTAACGACGCTCCAGATTGGATCAACAACAAGATCATGTTTAACAAATTTAAAAGCGCCATTGTTAACTATAGATGCGCTTTGAGTGATTTGGACGCGCGATTGAAAAAGGATTGCGGTCTCATCAAGTATAACGGAACTGTATACTGCAAATGTCTCAATCGGCACGTAAAAGTGATGCTGATGATATACTTTAGCATGATCGTAAAGACAATGATCAAGCACGTGATTGGTAGCGTCGAAGAATTTAAAAAGAAACACAGTCTAATGAATTCGTGTCTGGTGAACGACATTAAGATTATCGACATTGACGTTCGAGAAAAACTCGAGTATATCAAAGTGATATCGAAAAATTTCAATTATGACGCAAAAACATTTCATAAATTCTTCGATAACTTGGAACATGCATGTCTATGTATTATGCGCTCGAAAACATTTTATCATGTGTCCGAAAGTCTGTACTATGTGAACAATAATTTTGTAAATATGCTGTATGGAAATGATTTAGATGAATTTTTAATGTAAATAAAAAAAATGTTTAAAAAAAATTGTTTATTCAATTAAACACACACACACACACACACACACACACACGTTATTTTACATTTTACCAATTACGATGGGAACCAGATCGTTTTTGGTCACAATCGAATCGAAAGAATCCAAATTTTTGGCTTTGCTCTTGATTTTTTTACACAAAGAATCGAGCATGTCGGCGTTTAAATCTTGCGATCCTTTTTTTGCCCACGATTTGTACAATACGAAATCGTCGAGCACTTCTTCGACCAATTTTACAATATCATCGATCAAAACGTGATAATCTTGTCCACCATCGTTCCTGAACCAGTCCACTATAAAGTTTACTATTCGTTTGATTAATTTAAAGTATTCAACGTAGCTTGCTTTCAAAACAATTTTTTTAGTCAATTTGCTATCGGAATCAGTCTCCCCGTCGTCGTCTTCGTCGTCGTCATTGACGTACACTTCTCCAATGTCTTGTATAGTCTTTATATCGATAGAATTTGTTGTGTCGTTTGAATGACACTTTTTACATTTGGCCACCACCACATTGGTGTCGGTTTCGAATGTGAGTTTTGGATGTTTCACGTCGTCAAAAAGATTCTTGCAATTTGAACATTTTTTTACCGACGCGGCGTACGAATCGAGCAAGTTTAAAACTTGCGCTTGGTCAGTGTCTTTAGATAGGGGTATCACGGCTATAGCCATGATCGGGCGCGATATAATAACAAATTTCAATTTTATCAAATATCTTATTTATTCATAATCATCCGTACACGAGCGCGTTGTTAACTTCGTGCACCAAAAACTCGGCCACGTCGTTTACTTCGTCGCTGTTTAACTTTTGCCGTTCAATGTACACGTTCGCGATTGACATTATTCTCTCGTTGCTAAACATTCTGCTGCACAGGTATTCCAGTTGAGATTTGGATAGTTCTATATCTACAGCTTCGACGACGTCCATGAGCGAGTCGACAGACACTTTGCCTTTGACGAACATGTCCAACACGGTTATGAACGTGTTTCGGAAAGAATCGTCTCGTTCCATGTCCTTTAGACAACGGTTTATTTGTATGTTTGCGAACGCCACCTTTGTCACCATCGGACCGTATTCGATCACTTGATTCATAAAACTTTTGACGAAATTCATGATTTGTAGTGATCACTGTTAGTCTGTAGAACTCGTGTTCTTATTAATAATTGCGTCTAACGCCTTTTCCAAATCTCTTTTCTTTTTTATTCTCTTAGATTTATCGGTTTGAAGATCGGTCGTGTTCGACGCGGGTTTCACGTAATATACGTGCAGCAGGGCCACGAAAATTATGAACAATAAAAGCACAAACAGTATTAAATTGGACATACCGTTGTTTCGATCGAATATAAAACTCAGAGTGATGAGTATGAACGTGAAGAAAATCAACATGTCTCAAGGGTTTTTTTCTTTTATTAACACCAAATCACTTGTTCTTTGAACGCTCTTACTACTTTCAATCATATTCGCGATCTTCGTCATTGTCACCGGCGACGTCGTTTTCATTTTCATCATCATCGTTATTATTATAATCGTCGTCGTTATCCTCCTCCTCGTCGTCGTCGTCGTCGTCGTCGTCGTCGTCCATTTTCATTGTGGGGCCTATGTGAAACTTGTTCAAATAATGTTTTGTGCTAGATACGGAATTGTGATTCATCATTTGTGATACTTTACGCAGCGACATGCCGTCATTGTACATGTTGCTCGTGAGATAATGACGGATCATGTTCGATCGAGGTTTGTCCACTTCGACGCCGGCTTCGTCCAGTAATCGTTTGAAATCTTTAAAAGGAGTCGAAGTGTTTTTGGATATTTTCAATATGGACGGATTCTTCAAGTATATCTCTTTGGCGAGCTGAAGAGACTTTTTGTCGATTACCTTTATAAAATTAAAGTTTGCGTCTTTGCGTTTTAAATGAATGTTACTTTTGACTTCGCCCCGTTTAATCAGCTTGGACACGTCGTCGACGGTCAGCTGGCGCGCTTCGTTGATTCTCATGCCGGTGCCGAGCATGATACAAAACACGATCGCGCCCCGTATAAGACCTCGATCGTGTACGTAGTCGCTGTTTAAATATTTAATTTTGTTTTCTATGCATCTCAACACAGAGTCGATAATCTCTTTTAGGATTAAATTTTTTTCCTTGTTTTTAATGTTCTTCAACTCCTTGTCTCGCGGCAACATGACTACTTTGGGAATTTTGTATTCGGTCAGACCCATAGCGTTTGTATAAAAATTGATCGTGAGCTGCAACGTTTCCTTTGTGACCGATCGCAATTCGAGCATACGTCTGCATAGTTCCTCGTTGTCTATCATCGGTTTCTGTTTAAAGATCGAATCAAACTCTTTTACGAGATCGTGCGAATCGATCTCGTTCAAGTGGACGTCGTCGATGAGACAATATATCAATTTAATCAACCTAGACTTGTAGCTTTTGAGCGTCGTGGGCGCAAACGGTTTGGAAAATAAATATTTCGACCACACTTTGCTGTTTTTCACTTCGTCGGGTGTGCACCGTTGACGTTCGGTAGCGGCGGTAAACAGTTCTTCGAACCTGGGATGATTTTGAATTTTAATTTTCCAATAATTAAACGAATGTTCGTTTCTCATTTTGATTGTAATTATTATTCTAAATGTACAAAGAGTCGGGACGAGCTGGCGTTGTTAATGATGTGGGTCGCCGACGACGTCCTTCTCTTAATAAAAAGAAATACAGCAACGCAAAAACCACGATCAGCACACACAGCACCACGATCACGCCCGTCATCATGTTGAACATGTTCGCGTTTTTGACAACCGAAGAGGGTGCCGATTGATTCGCGGCATCGAAACCGATAGCCGTAGATTTGACGTTTTGAGCGATCGATTCAACGTCACCGCCGTTGCCGCCTCTGTCGCTATCGGAATTTACATTTATGGCCAGTTTTAAAGGAATGTATTCGACCTTTTCGTTCGTTATACCCAAACGGTCGTAGGGTACGTCCAAATTCATTGTTGCTGTTGCGTATGCTGTTGAGACGATTCGACGTTAGTGTATATATTTTTTTTGTAGCTTAACTTTTGAAAAATGAACCGTCGCAACGCTTCGTTTTGAAACGCCAGTTCGGTCAGGCTATCCTGGCATGTGTTTTTGCCGCTGTCCTTGTCGCCGACGGCGACCACGCTGCTCGGCACGTTCAAGAAAGTGGCGTTTTCGAACAGCAACGGTTTCTTACCTCCGCGCGTCGCCAGATCGGCCATGTATTGAAATATATCGATGGACGTGGACAGAGGCGCAAGGAATGCGACGTTGTCTTTCAAACTCGATATTCGAGCGCGATTCTTTTCGTTGAGCACGTAATAATAGTAGTTTCCGTATTTGCCCGTAAACACATCGTCAATTATATTATTGATCAGATCGTTGACCATGTTAAGCTGCCGGTAACGTCGAGACGCGACCGCCTGTTGAATGTTGTTCGGTATAGTGGCGCGCTGCAACAATAGAGTAATATAATTGTCCGTCAGCTGCTGACTGAACGGTAACGGGATCGGGGTGTTTCTGGCGATCGCGTCCGCGATCATGTACTGAAGCGCGACGCTGAGATGTCGGGCCGCTTCGGCTACGCTGCCTCCGCTCACGTTCTCGGCGCCCGAGTTGTAAAATTTTTGCGCGTACGACGGCAGCACGGACAGAACGAACGACGGCTGAAACACCGTGTCGGGCACGTCGCTGCCGCCCAGTTCTTTGCGCAGTCTCGCGTAGTGCTTGATGAGATTCTCGTCGCTGTCGAAACGTTTGACAACGTTAACGCTCACGGGATCAGAATCGATGCACATGTCCCTGATCGTGTTTATCAAAGCAATATTCTGGGGATTCAATTGAGACATGTCGTTGGTCCGATAATATTTGATAATTTTATCAATGTAATCGACGCATTTTGTCATCCACATGCCGGAATCGTTGCCGCCGCCGCCGCTACCATTTCCACCACCGTTGTTCATCGTGTGTCTGTTTTTTGTCGTGATGGGCACAGATCGAAACGCTGGGATCTCTTATCATATAATTATTGTTGATGTACAACAGTACAATTATTACGAGAATAAAAAAAAGATGCAGAAAAGAAAACGCCATCAGGTTTATTAGCACGATCAGAAGAGCGATCGTGATGAGCACGGTCTGTACGCTTTTTCGTTTGCACAATATGCTTTCGCAGTTTTGAAAGGCAATATTGAATCTATTCTCGCCTTTTACGTATTCGATCAATTCCTTTTTACAACAATCGTCACACATTACGCGCACCATTATCACTGTACCGTTGCTGTGAACGTTTTGAAAAGTTTTCGGCTGACTGCCCGGATGGAATTCGAACGTGTAACCGTTCGATAGTTTGATGCGGGCGTAATAGTGCGCAAGCATCGTGCCGCCAGTTTTTGTAACTTTGACTTTACAAATTTTTATAACGTTTGCATCTTTTTTGATGCCGTCTTCTTTCTTATCAAACGATCCGTACTCGAATAGATACTTGATCATCAAATCCGGATCGTATTTCACTCTACTGTTGGGTTTCAGAGGATTTTCGTCTCTTTGACTGCGGTTGACCATCATCATAATCATGTCCGTCGACGTCTCCTCCTGATCCTCTTCCTGCTGCTGATTCGGAGACGATAGTTGCATCCTGATCGCTATTTTGTTTCAACTCTTCTTTTTCAAACTGTTCGTAATTATTTTCGTAATCGGCGTCGTCGTCGTCGTCGTCCTCGTCGTCGTCGTCGTCGGTCGTAATCGTGCCTTCTGTTACCGTCGACGTAGCTTTCTTATAGTGAATCTTAAAAATACAAACTCCTTTTTTCAAAGTGACACAACTCTTGTTAAACAATATCGCGTTGATACCGTTCGATTCGTTTTCATTGCAAGCGATCAAAAATTCACCACACGCGACAATCTTGTTCAAGACATGATCATTGTCGTTCAACAGTTTGTTTAAAATTTTATTAGAGTCGATCACGTTGATGGCGTACGCTCCGATGGCTAGTTTTTTTAAGTGACATTCGTCCTGCACGATAAAAGACAACACTTTTTTGTCATTCTCGTCGGTAAGGTTGACATCAACAGCTATGTCGACGGTACCGTTGTTGTTTGTCGTCATTATGATGCTGATACTCTTTTCAATTATATACTTATCTATTCCCAACGATTTCAACGAAAACGAGTTTGAAAACAGGCTGACCGTTCTCACCGAATGGATGAAGCGCAACAACGCCGATATGCCGACGCCCGAAACACTTTCGTACGTTTCTGCAGTAAACGGCGATCTGTACACTCTTACCGAATTTTATACAAACAATATGAGAACATCACGCGTGACCGTTCACGACGACACCGTGGAGATTTTTGATTTTATTAATCAACAAATTATCAAACTGTCGACCGATCCTCGAGATTCGGGGCCGAGGGTGCTGCCGGATCCCGAAGACGCAAATGGATTTTTGGCTAGAGGCGACGACGGTTGGATGCGAGTATCTTGTCCGACACGAGAACGTTTCGATGTTGGCGTTTTGAAATGCGTACCAATACCTCCGTGTGAAAATTTACCATCGGGTCTGTATCCTATGAACGAGAGCATGATCGACGAACTGGTCTTGAATCATCGCGTCTACAAGGAAAATGACTTTGAAAAAATTTCGTATCATCCTACTTTGTATCTTCGATGTTCGGAAAACCGATCGCATTCGATACACGAATGTCCAGAAGGTCATTTGTTCAACGCATCCGAGCGTCGATGCGAAATGATAAATCCGTGCGTGGATCGACCGGACGGTTTCATACTTAGCGGCGATCAGTTCTATGCCGATTTAGACGTTCAACAGTACGCGATATGTACCAATGAAGAGATCGCAATCGAGTCGTGTCCAAACGGCGCGGTATTCGATAAAACGCTATTGACATGTATTTTTTTGCATCCGTGCGCGATGCACGGAACCAATCACACGTACATCACCGACAATCTTGCACCGAATCAGTTTTACCGATGCATTTCAAATTCGGCATCCGAAGTGGTCACGTGCCCGATCGTCAGGCGCTTCGTGGACGGTCAGTACGAATGTCAGGGCGATGTGCAATGTTTGAACGTGGAAAACGGAGGCAACGGATCGACACTTAAAGAGTTTTCCAATGCCGTCGCCAGCTTCTACACGGGCAAAGTGGTGTGCGATAATTACAACGTCATCACCGATGTGACGTGCGATTGGTCTAATCAATTGGAAAATTTCCATTTTAGAAACTTGTACGCCGTCGACGAAAACTTGACCATACCGACTAGAATGTTTTCGGAACGGGCCGATTCGTGCGTAGACTTTGATAAAAACCTAATGATTGAAAACAGATCGACATTTGCGATTGTGCCCACGTTCTTGGCGCTCAATGACTACAAAATTCTTCCAAAATTTTCATATTATGGCGTGACGTCACAACTCGATGGACTGTTGATCGCCGACGCTACCGACGAGATGCCATCTCGAACGGTCGTGTATCCGGACACCACAACCGGTCCATATTTTGTAGATCCGTACACGGGAAAGGAAATTTTTTGTGCCGGCGAAGGAAGAGAGATATTGTTTGACGTCATGAAGTCATTTACTAGAGTAAATCTGTGTGACGAAAACGATCGACTCATTCAAAGTCGCAATCAGAGCTATTACCGACCGTTGCGCAACGATACCGTTCAAACGATCGATCATAGCATCGGAGATTTAAATTCCACATTGAATACCGAAATGTTTATAACGAAAACTTTTGACGTTTCATGTACGCCCGAATCGATAGGACAGAAAATTTTTACTCTTTTACATCGATATACTACGAAACGCTCAAAATATACTACACTGAACTCCAAATATACTACACACGTCGAAAAAAGCGGTGTAAATATGGAAAAAATCGAAAAACACGATGAAAAAGTTGAAATATATTCAGCGAATACACATTTCGATTTCGTAAAATTCGATCCCGTATATGAAACGTCAGTTGATTTTGACAACCCCGAAGATCACGTTAAGTCGCTTTTCAATCCGTTTGAGATCAGCGGCGCTAATGTCGCTCCGTTCAATACGCTCGAAATCGGCGGCGCCGTCACCGACGACGACGACGACGAGACGGACATCGAAACCGATGATGGTGTCGGGACGGACATCGAAACCGATGATGGTGTCGGCGATTCCGATATACTTGTGGACGCTTCTCAGGAATACGTGTACACGATAATGTACGGTATGCCGTTGTATAGATTGACAAACTTTAATTACGCAAAATATGGTCCCCATCTGATGGAAGCGTGGCGATCGATGCGACAAAACGTCTCCGTGCATCCCGATTGTGCAAACGCTTTGGGTTTAATTCACGCTATAAACTCGTACGCTTACCTGGGCAACGGTATAGGATGTCGATGCGTAATGTTTGAAGAAGGCATCCGGATTGATCGAGTGTCGAATCCTTTAGAGTTTGAAAATTTAGAATTACAATCAAACGATGCCGTAAAATACAATATTATGTTCAACAAGATCGGCGACAAGTACATGATTTGCCCTAACGGACTGACCGATGATGGACAAGATTGTGTCGCCAATCCGGACACAATCATAACGTACATTGAAGATTTTCAACGCGACGATTTGACCATGACTGAAACTTTTCCACCATTTTAATGACGTAATCATTGTGCAATAATTTAAAATTATGGCGCAATAACGTAGAAAAGTCAGACGCGTTCAAATCGAACCTGGCCGACTTTTCGTAAATTTTAATGTACAAAAAAAAAATAAGTCGAACAAGTTGTTGTTCGACCGAAATTTTAAAGTATTGAGTAGAGTAAAGTTTATGAAAAGTCGGCCACGTTCAAATCGAACCTGGCCGACTTTTCGTTGATTGTATGAATAAAAAAAATACAAATATAATTAAATATATGTTTTTAATTTTTACTAAAAATTTAACATGTATCGTCTTCAACAATTATAGTTTTGGAAGCATATTCGTCGTTGTCATCTTCCATTGGTACATATTCTTTTTCAATCGTTACAACGTCATTGTTCCCGGTGACGGGATTTCGAACCATCTCGGTGCCAAGGTAATTGTTAATGTTGTTGAGTTGTTTCAATAGAAAATTGCGATGTATCGTCAGTTGATTGTTTCTGAATTGATACAATTTTCTACGCGATCTCAATTCGTCGAGACTCTTTCGATACTCTGCGCATTCAGCCTTTATGTTGTTCAATTCAGATTTAAACTTACAAATTTCATCGCGCAAAATATTGTGTTCTCTCATACATTCTTGGATTATCAATTTGTACTTTTCGCATTCCGATTTGATATTGTCCGTTTTGATCTGTTCGATTTTACACTCGTCGTTCTCGTCCCTGTACACGGACGACATGCATTTCTTTGCGTACTCTTTAAAATTATCAAACGGTAGCACGGCGTCCTTTACACACTTTAGACTTGAATTAAATATAATAATTTTTCGATTCGGTCCTCTTGCAACGATTGTGACGCTCGTCGTCGTCTGTCTGCATACTGGGCACGTGATTTTTTTCAAAGAACCGTTCAACCTGCTCATGCACGGAGCACATAAATGATGAGCACATTTTAATTTCACAAACGGCACAATAAATATATCGCCGATACTCTCTTGGTTTATTACGGTCGTCGACAGACAAATCATACATTCCAACACGGTGTCCATGACGACTATTGCGAAGCCGTCGTCGTAGATATCAATTTATACAACAAACGTAGATTTATCAAATTTCCGCAGGCGCTTGCGAACGGATGCCCTGATTGATAGTCTGCGAACCTAGAAACAATTGTACGACAAGCGGATAACACTCGTATCGCGCGAGTTTCTTGTTTAGCGCGTCAGAGTTGCCGATAAACTGGATAACGTTTCGTATTTCTAAAACGTTGTCGTTACGATTGTACAGGTACTTGGGTTCGACCTCGTTGTATAGCTGCACGGCTTGCAAACCGTTCGTCGTTATGGACACTGTCGCGCAAGCTTTGAGCGGAAACGTGTTGTTTCCGAGCGTGAGAACTTCGGGCGCAACCAGAGTGTTGATCAGATTTTTTATGAATGGCGGCAGCGAGTTGTACGTTCTCGTCAGGTCGGCTTCGTTGCCGAATGATCTGATGTCATTGGACGCGACGACCGAACAGAACGCTTCGGGATCCGTGATCTGTATGATACGGTACGCCATGCTGGTCACGTTTTCGACGACGTCGCTCCTAAAATTTTCCTGTTGACGTAGCTGGTTGCATATCTCCGCGGCGGCCGTACGATTATTGTAAATGAGATGCAAAACTAGGCGTTCTGCGGGCGGCAGCATCGACACGTTCATCACGGCCTGATAGTTTTCCTGCGTCGGTATCAGGATGCGATCGTTGGCGCGTGCATTGTGACTAACCAGACTTTTGCCGACTATCCTGTACAGTTTTTGACCGGTTCCGTCGGGTATCGCTATGCTGGTCTTTTCAATTTTAAAAAATCTCGACAAGTGATACTGACACATGAACACTCCGTCGTTTTGCGACGCGTCATCCGAGCACGGAGACCGATAGTTTGAACATTGATTAAATTCTATCGGTCTAACTCCTTGAAATATGCAATAGTTTTTCATTCGCGAGTTGGCATTACCGCCGGACACTAGCGCCATTATGATGATTGTAGAAAAGGAAATCTCTTATACTGTAAACGTCAGTCAAGACTTGCTGTATATTATTTTTGATACTTATATTTCTGAAAAGTTTCAATTCAAACAAGAATACCGAGACGTGACAGACAATGACGGCGTGCGATCGCGTATCCTGGTACAAGATGACGGCGGCGACGACGGCGACGGAAAAATTGTAATCGACAACGGTACAATATGTCGTGTGAAAAAAAGCACAAAGTCGACGGAACGCTTTGTGTATCTGTCCGGACACAGCTTGGTTCCTCTTATAAATCGTATCAGCATCGAAGAGAGTCCGAATGAAAAGGCCGGCGGCGTTGATATCAAACGCATCGTACAGTGTAGAGTGTACGGCGAGATCGATTCACCCATTGAAATTAAATTTGAGCAAATATACTTTAGTCGAAACTTTATCGACGGATTTGACTCGTTGATGGGTAGCAAACAGGTCACCCTGTTCAATCTTTTGTGCAACAAGAACGAAACTCTGATTAAAAATTCTCATTTGGGCTCCGACGAGATTATGGCCAATCTTCGAATAGAATGTGAATATTCATCTGGATCCAGACCGTCGGACGATATAATGTCAAGATTTTCGGAAATCATTTGCGACATGGATCGAATTTGTTCGAGTCACAACATAAATCCCCATTTGCCGCACACGACCGTTCAAAACAATATAGTGTATAGAAAGTTTGAACACGAACACTTTGTGTACACCGGCTCGAACGACAATGTGTACAGATGGTGCGTAAAATTGGACGGCGTCAGAGGTAGAGGCTACTTCACCAGAAACTTTGTCATCATGTTCATGGACGACATGAGAATGTTTTCGAGCCGAGTTGATGTGTCGCCGTTTACTTTGAACAATTTGGTCGCTTTTCAATGCGAACTGATCGATGATACGAAAACGGTTTACATGACAGACATTTTACACGTCTTCAAATATGGATACAACAACCGCACCCAGTACGATGTATCGATGGAACCGTACGATGTGTCCGTGACGGACGCGATCGATTGCCTAAACAGTTTAAGCGACTCACACTCGCATATAGATCTCACGAACATGTCGACCGGCGAAAAATTTACAATGAAATTTCAACAGTTTCACTTGCCTCCTGTGGAAAATTTAGGAGGAGGCAACAGCTATTTTACCGTTCCAACCGACGGCTACGTGATCATCACGTCCGATTTGAAATATGTAAAATACAAGTATCACAAGACGACCGAAGTGGAATACGAAGCACGCAAAGATCGATTCCTCACCCTCGACGGACCCGTAATCGCGTCCGAAAGATACGTTCGCGACGGCGTCGTGCTCAAAGACGGATCCATCTACGAGGCGTTAATAAATTCTCAGCGCATCGACATAATCAAAGCGAGACCGGATCGATTGATACCAAATTAAAATAAAATAAATATTTCAACATGTGTTTGTTTATTTCAAATCCAATCATTTCATGTCCAATTGAGATTTGTAAACGTTCCATTCTTTTCGTTCGTAATTCATCGGATTCTTTATTTTTCTTTGCACGAAACGATAGTCGTTGATGTGATTGTGAAAAACCATGCTAGTGTACAGCATGCCGTGTTTCATGAGAACAGTTTCGTTGACGTTGGACGGCACGATGGCGTCGACCATGTCAATGTTTTCGTTATCGCCCACCCGATTCAGACACGTTTCGATGCGTTCAATGTAAAAGATGAGTTGTCCCTTGGTGGTCATATAGTGGTCTCGACACGTGCTGCAGTTTAGGCGAAAGAACACGTTATAGAACAGCGCTTTGATCTCGATCAAATGATGCTTCAGCAAGTCATTGGAAACAGCGCCGCCGATGTGATTCTCGACCATGTCGTCGACGATCATGCTCAGCAAGTGTATAGTGTCCCAGATGGTGCTGAATTTAAAAGTGTAATCTTTGGGCTGAATTGCGCGAAGATTCAAACTATCCATCTTTTCGACGGTCATTATTTTCAACTGTTCGTGTTTGTACACTCGTTTCGGTAGAGACATTAGCCAATTTTTTAATTCTTCAATTTCCGTGTCCTGTTTGTCTTTGTACGTCAATATACAGGCCAAATGATATAGATAAGTGAATTCTTTGGATAATATTTTTGAAAAGTTTGGATCGGGCGAATAGTATACTAAATGTACTGTCCAAAAACAGTATAGGAAAAAACTGTCTCTGTAGCGTGAAAACAGTGGCGTGATCGGAATCATGTTTTCGGAATCACCGTTGCGACGCCAACATGAGCAGCAGCAGCGGCAGCAACGATCGGAACATGAACAGAGGCGCACGCTCAACCTATTTTTAGGCGAACCGCCCGCTAATGTCGAAAACGACAAGTGCGACGATGATGATGTGATATACTTTGAAGGCGTGATCGAGAGCCTTACGGACGACGAGCGCGACAAACACAGCTGTTTCTCCGAAATTAAAAAAGAGGAAGCCTTATTAATGAAAAAGGCCTATTATGATCTGATGTACCACAGCGCGGGCAACTATTACAAGTATCACACCCTGCTCGATGCTTTGTTAATGTATAAGACGTGCGTGGAATTGATCGACGACAGTGCTTGGTCGGCAAATGTTATAGAATCGTGCGAAACGTTCGTAACGTTTATGTTCAGATTGTTTGGTCTGTTCAATCGAATAATTGTCGTGGTGCCGGCAAACGTTAATTGGGAAGAGGATAATTTAAGTGCTCTTTTGAAACAATTATCGCAACTGTCCATTATCACAATCGAACAACTGGATACGAGATGATCGGAACGATCGTTTTCATATTGGTCGTGTTGGCCGTCCTGTACTTTTTGTGGGCCAATGATAAATTGAACGCAAACTCGATCAATCAGTCGTCGCCGAGCCTCAATCAGTCGAGCGAATCGGTGCAACAGAACGAAGCGGGACAGTACAATGTAAAATTCAACTCTCCCAAAATTAAATCTCTACGCGTTTTGTACGGCGACAACGGCATCGGGAAGATCACCGTTGGCGAGGGGCAGCTCAGCTACGCCGACGTGATCGATCTGGGCAACCGTACGGTCGGATCTAACACGGTATTTTTGGGCGTGCTCAACGACGCGTCGTCTGCGACGGCGACCGCGTCGACTTCGACGACAGCCTCGCCGCAGATACAGACAAGGAACACGGCCAATTTTAACATTAAACAATTTAAGAATCTATTCATAGTATTCAAAGGAATCGAGCACAGCGAAATCAAAGTCACATCCAACATGGCTCGATATGAAGCCGAGGGAATGGTGTATTGTCTGATCGATTCGAGCTCTAGTTCGGCGCCCGATCTAAGAGACGTATCGTACCCGATCACGGTACTGACCAACAATGCAAACGTCCAGCTCAAACTCAAAGAATGGAACTATACGCAAATCAACGATTCGGGCACCGTTTTCATCAAGAATGAAAAATCATTTAGATTACAATAATAATGTTACTTTCAATACAAAATAATAGCTCTGTGTCTTTTTTTAAAATTTTTTTATTAATAAAAAATACAAAATAATTTAATTTTTTTTTCAACATTTAAAACTCGGTATGTTCAAGTTAAAGTCCCTGGAATGACGCACCATCGACAGTCCCACGTAAACCTTTTCGTCGGGACGATAGTGTTTAGCGTACACCGTTTTAAATTCGGCGAGCAGCTTGTGTTCATTGTAAGATTTTTTCAATAGTACGTGACAAAATTTTTCAATGTGAGGCATCGCGTCCTCCATCACCGCATTCAGATGGTTCTCTTCGATGAACGATCCGGGTCGCTCTTGAACTTTTAGCATGTACACGAGCGCGCTAAACGGATGATTGTTCAGGTCCAAGCAGGCAAGATTGTGATTGTGCGTAGGATCGTTGATGATAATGTTCTTGTAATACACGTAACCGTCGCGAGGATTGCGCATGTATTTGAGTATGTGAGCTGCAAAAACTCTGACGCCGTTCTTCAAATTTTCATAATATCCCTTTTCCATCGGGTAACGCGCCGATCTATAATGATCATACACGGATCCGTTAAACTTTAAATTTTCGACAAAAACGTGTTTCATGTACACGACGCAGAATCTGTTCCTGACGCCCTTGTCATAATCTTGAATGCACAACGGCTTGTTGTTCACTATCAGCAGTTTATAATTGGCCTCGTACTTTTGACTGCCCTCGTACTTTCGGCACACGCTGTTGCTCTTGCTCGAATCGGCGGAATTTTTAAAAAAAGCATCGTTACATTCCTTCATTTCGTTGATCACGTACAGTTGCGAGATGAGTTTGTTGGCTTCCATCTCGTCGGTTTCTTTTTTGCTCGTGTTGTAACTCATCGAGTCGCGTTTGTGCGCCACGATGATCGTGTCGAGGAGGTCAAAAAAACTCGACTTTCCGCAGTTTGATTCGCCATTCAAATATATGCACATCTTTTCATAGTCACTCGGTATGGCCAAGCTGGCCGTAAAGTGCATCATGACCAGAGAATTGGTCACGTTAAAATTTGTAAACAGTCTAAAGTAGAGATAGCCCTGTACGAGCGCTCTGAGAACGTACGACGACACGTCGCTCGTGTCCACTTTTGACATGATGATGCGCATATAAAATCTCGCCAGCCATTTGGACAGATCGTCGTTTGGTCTCGCCACGATCAACTTGTCCCACCAAACGCCCCATTTCTTTAAAAGATTTAAAGTTTCGTAGAAATGATCAAAAAAAGAATTCATGTAGACGGGCGCGTAATGAGGTCTCAAAGTGTCCATATCGTTGTCTTCCGACGTCGTCGAAGAATTTTCATCGAAAAAGTCTCGTATAATGTAATTTACATCGTTGCCGCGATCGATGATGTCAAAAATGTAATCGGACCGATCAAACTTGTCGTACAAACGGTTCACAATTTCTTCGCGATTGCGCTGAATTCGGTCCACATAGCTAGAAACTAGTCCGTTGTCATCGGACGCCTCAAACACGTACTTTACCGTATCACTGTACGATTTGATCGTGTACATGAGCGACCAGGCCATTTCGATGATTGTATAATTGTTTTCAAAAAAGAGATTATACACGAGCGCCAATTTAAACGCTCTCAAATCAATACTGACCCTGCCCGATATACAGTTGCATTGTAGGTTTGAATTCAAAGGCGCGTTACATTCTCCACACTGTGCCATGTTGATTCTAAGATCGTGCATTTTGTACAGATTCAGATATATACCCAACATTACAAACTCGCACTGATCCATATTCCAAATCTCGCGAAACAACCGATTCAATTCCATCCTTTCGTTGATCTTGCAATGTGAACAATTGTCGAACGTGCTCGTCATCAAGACGTTTTTCTTTAAAATTTTCATTTCGCGCGCCACTTTGGCGACATGATACGCCTTTAGTACAGGAATCTCATTTTCAATGTTGGACAGCATGTAATTGATGATACTTTTGGGCGCAAACTCGTTCTCGTCTCGGTTCACAAACGATTTGATCAGACAATTTCCCACAATAAACGGGCAGCTGTCGTGATATTTCATCTTTATCACGTTGAATACGCCTTGTTCGGTCAGATACAAATATTTCCAATTGTTAAACTTTAAATTGGACACGTTGTACGCCGGCTGTTTGTCTGTCACTTTGAACAGTTCGTCGTCTTTCTTCATTACCGTATAATGTTTTCCATTGAACACGCTATGTGTATTTTGTATAGTAATCTTTTTGATGAAGCCATTGCAAAGAATCTCAGGATTTATGCCGCATTGTATCGCGTTCTCGATCGAATACGTCCACAAACGGTCTTCGTCGCGATTCAGCTCGATCTGTTTCGCATGAATCATATAGTGAACGGCGTAAAAATGAGCGAGTTCGATGCAAGCGTTTACGAAAAACGTGAGGCCCGCGCAAAACTTTTTGTACACAGTCTTGGTGAGCTGAAAGTACGGTTTACAACAATCTAGCGCGCGCTCCATCAGACCGGGACGTTGACCGAATAGAGTCTCGCACAACAGTTCCATATACAATTTAATGTCTGTCTCGCAATATTCAAACTTGCGCTCCTTTCTAACATAATTCCATACGACAATGATTATGTAGTCAAAATTTACAAAATCGCTTTCGTCAAAGTATCGCACCAAAACGTCGCCTCCTACGCCGTCCATGGAAGCGAGCGCTTCCTCCATGTTGTCGGATATCTTAGCGACCGCGTCCCTGACGCTCTTTTTTATAAAATTACCTTCTTCGCTGCTGGGCGTGATTACGTTTATTCTATCCTGCTGACACTTTATCGACAATCGGTTCATGTCCAGACCGCCGTCCGACGAGCACGATTGTCGCTTGTCCTCGAACGTTCTCATGTGATTCGGATCGATGCATAAAAAGTTTGCATACTTTTCGTTTATCTCACACGATTCCAACTGTATGTCGTCCGTAATGTACTCAAATATGTCCTTTTTCGAATACACCAACTTGTCGATGATCTTGCACGCGCCTTTGTTTCCATTGGTCATGTTTACTACGAACAGGTCGTCGTGATCGGCGGGACTGTAATTCTCGTTACCGGACGTGTTACCGTTCACAAACAGATTCGATCCGTTCGCGGACATTGCCAGTTCGACATTTATAAAATATTCCGTGTCAAACACAAACAGATTCACGTTGCCCAGATGACGGTTGCCGATAATAGGTATGTAGATTCCAATATCAATGTTGGTCTTCATCATGATGAACATGCGCCAGCCAAAAAACGAAACGGTCACGTTGGGCCAGTACACGTACGCGCCGGCGGGCTCGCAATGGTTCGCGTCGCCGTTTAGCACAAACTTTTCAAAATTAAAATGATCGCTAATCATTTCGTAGTGTTTCAACAACACAAACGGTCTGATTTTCATAGTCAAATAGTTTGCGTGGACGCTCCAATTGTGATAGTTTGCCGTCGTCGATGATCCGGCATCAATATCGATGTTGTCGCGGTTGTCATTGTTCAAATTGAAAAAATAATGTTTTGTCGTTTTTTCGACTAAAGTTTTACATTTTCGATGAGTACGATTTTCAAAGTTTTTCGGCTCGGTGTTTTCATTTGTCATGGTAAAAATCAGTTTCTTAAAGTTTTCATAAGACCGAAGACACCTCTTTTCCTTGGTAGTAAAATTTTTAAAGATTATCTTGTCCAAACACGATAAATCTTCAATTCGATCGTCGTCGTTATCCGTGATCGGTTCTAATATTTTCTCAAAGATGGTATCCACGTTAATTTGGCTGGGCGTCATGGTGTGTCTAATCGCGTTTGTGTACGCGCTCTCCCTTTTAAATCCTTATCGGAATCAATTACAAAAATTAATAGACGACCACGCGGACACTACACACTTTGGAGTGTTCGTAGACGTGTTTGATTTGAGTCTGAACGAAAATAACATTGAAAGACTATTGCTTGTGCGACCGGAAAACGTTATCGTATACAACGTGGGCGACGTAGTGTATTATTATTTGGAGTCCGGCAGCGTTCTATGTCCCCGCGAATTCGCAGTCGTCCGGTTCACCAGCGATAATATCGCGTCAATAAACGAAAACGGCGTGTTTGATACAATATGCACCGGAGTCAACTCTCTTTCGCTCATCGAACATTTTATGACGTTAAAACAGGGCGTGCCCGACGTTCGCGCCATCATGTCCGTCGAAACGGGCGAAATAAATTATAGCATAATGGACATTATCAATTATATGATACACAACGGTCTTGTGAAAATGTAAAAAAAATTTATTTAAAAATTTCATCATATTCTTTCATATAGTCGACAATCTGATCGTGATACTTTTGCCAATCGTTTCTAGGGACCGGACTTTTCGACACATTGACAAAATTGTCGTACGAATAGTTGTTACTCTTCAAGTCGTCCACGAGCGTGATGGTCTTGACGCAATTGACGCCCAAGCGCTGCAAATAGTAGAGCACGATGCGCGGAGACTTTGGTAGTCTACCGTTCGACGGCGTCACGTCCAAAAAGAACTGTCTATCTCTGTACGCAATTTTCGAATTGTCCCGATCGATCCGATGCCCAGGCTTTGTCGTCGTCGTCGTAGTTTTGTAGCCGCCGCATATAATTTTGTGAAAATATCCACAGTCGAGTCGAGTTTTACGCATAGAATCGCTGACGTGATCTTCGCTTCCATACGACCATAGAATCAAAACGCAGCCGCGATCTCTCAACTCGTCGAGGCTTTCGTACACAAACTCATCTCGTATACTAACTTCCAATTCGTCTGTGATCAGAGTGCTGTCAAGATCAAAGACGACGACGTGTGGCGGTTCGATCATTAGAGTTTCGTGTCCCAGTATGTAAACGCTGAACGCGTCCTGTACGTACCATTCTTTTAAGAACGCGTACGGCGGCACCGATTTATTGATCGTGTAGGTGTGTCCCAAATACGACGTTTTGTATGTAATTTTGATATGATTTCTGATATCGTTCATAGTGTCGGCGCACTTGAAAATTTTCATAGTATAGTTTAGAGTGTCAATGGAAGTGTCGGGCGTAAATTTAAAAATTATATATTCAAACAGTTCTAAATGTCTGACGGAGAGTATACGCGCGTCTTCAAATCTATGAACGACGAACAGGTGGCCTCGCAACATCGTGGGCCACCTTCGTTTGAGACAACACCAAAGCTCCATTGCTGCTATGAACTGTACAAAGTGTTCAAGCGATTTCGCGAGAACAATCAGTGTCGAGAACTTATATTGTATCTAACGAAAAATTATCCCAACAATGTCAAGAACAAAACATTCAATTTTATAAACACCGGACATTTGTTTCACTCGTTGTACGCTTATATTCCGGCTCTGACGGGAGCCGAACGTGAACGAAAACAGATTAGACTATCGGTCGAATGTATACGCAAACTGTTCGAGAGCACCATAAATCCTTTTAAATTGTACGGGGAACTGTTTCAAGTAATACAGTCGTCGTCGAGTTTGGATACATGTCCGTGCGAACTGTTAATATCGAGACGGGAATCGATCAAAGACTACGTAAGAATGATCAAGGAAAAAAAATTTGACACCAAACCACCAAAGTTGAAGAAGGACAACATTGACAATATCATGTATAAATACTCGATAAACTGGAAAAATATACTATTGAAAAAAAAAATTGGAAATGATGGAAGATCGATCGACGTCGGCGACGGCGGTGGCACCGACTTAGTTGCATCATCATCATCATCATCATCAATATCAAACTCGGTCAAAAAAAAACGAAAAATCAAACATAGAAAAATTATGACAGACGAGTTTATTAAATTTGATCACAAAAACGACAACGGACGACTCTTTCCTGTAGCCGGATGGACGTTGAGAGCACCGTGTAATAATCACGAATATATCGTCGCCGAAAAGCAACTTCGTGCCGGCGACGAAGCCGTCTCGTTCATTAGACGATGCGTTAAATGTGGCACAATATCTTCTCGATCATGTTAACCGGATCTGCGACGCAGCTAATAGTGTCGATAGTGATAGCTGTACGGATTGTGATGTGAGCCGCCGCTGCGCCTTCTACCGTGATGACTGCGTCTCCTTCCGCCCGAGCTGCGACGTCTGTAATGACTGCGGCTTCGACGCCTTCTACCATCGCCGCTCGATCCGTAAGATCTACGACGATAACCTCCGCTTCGTCTTCTGCCGCCCGAACTGCGACGCCTCCTGCCGCCTGAGCTTCGGCGTCTTCCTCCGCTGCTTGATCTACGTCGCATATTTTATTTGTATACGTGTCTTTTAGATTTTTCAAAAATAATAAATCTATTTTCGCCTTATATATGTTTTTTTCTTTTTGACGACGACGACGCTAAAGACACATTCAACGTGTCAGATCTAAATAGAGAATTTTTATGAGGATCATTAATGTGATCCATCGACTTGAAAATGTTGTTGTAGTCGTCGGGTACGAAGCGACAGTTTGACGTGGCGTAATTTTCCATTGTGCTATAGAATATCGAATTGGCGGCGTTGTAAAACATGCGTTCCACTGAAAAATCATCGATAATTTTGACTAAATGATCAATCAGTTCGGTGTCGTTGCAGTGCGGTATCTTGGCGTTGCTTTCGGTCGCACACTGCGGCTCCAGGCGTTTCATGTTCTCGTACCGTTCGACGATCAGGTCTTCCAGATTGCACTGCTGATCGTGCGATGTTCGATACGTTTCCGCGATAATGATACGTGGATATCTGGCTATAGGGTAATTCATAACTTTTCCTAGAGACGTTTTCATCATGCGCAACGATTCGTAATCGACCGAATATGCGGTGAGACCGGTAAGATCGCGCAACGCGTCCACGTTCTCTTGAATCTGTCGATCGCTCATCGGAGGCATACACTCGTAATCGTCGCTCATGCTCGTGCGAAGCAATTCAAACAGCGTTCGATATTTCGCCGTATTTGCCAAGAACACCATGCACGCCATCAGGTCGCTGATTTTAAACTCGGTAGACGTAGTGCCTGCGGACGTGTAATACTGTAAAATTTTTTGACATCTTCGTTGAAACGGCGTCACGTTGATTGTACCGGCGCCGGAAAGAGCGTTTCTAGACGCCGCGGCAGTCTTGAAAATGTTAAAAATGCCCTGCGATCGAGAAGCCGCCGAGTCGGACGGTGTCGTGTCCGAAGCCGTCGGCGCCGTCGAAACAAACTGACTGGTCAGAGCCGCGTTGTTTTCGGATCGGTCGATTTCTGATATTCGAGCCGTGGTTACGAGAAAATCGTTTATTTCGTCCAAACTCAACTGAATGCTGGCCTGAGAATCCGCGAGTAGTGGAAAAAATTTGGGCCAAATGCCCATGTTCATACGTTTGTCGATCTTGTTCTTTATGTTTTCAATTTCCAAAAATAACATTACAGAACTCATCTTGGCGGCGTGCACTTACTACTAAAAACTGCGTTGCTATGAACAAACATGAGCGTTTGATTTATATTATCCAAAAGTCAGCCAAGTTTGATTTGAACATGTCTGACTTTTCATAGACATGTTTAAAATTTTAGACTTGTAAAAATTTACATGTTTAACCACGAAAAGTCGGCCGGGTTTGATTTGAACGCGTCCAACTTTTTGTCAAACAGTTTGAATACAAAAAGTTTGATATTTACTTGTTTAAAACATGAAAAGTCAGACACGTTCAAATTGAACGTGTCCGACTTTTCGTAAACTTTACTATATTTTTGAGACACGAAAAGTCAGACAGGTTTAATTTGAACGTGGCTGACTTTTCGTAGAATCTGGTGGACAGTTGAAATTAAAACACACGATCGGTTTATTCGACAATTAGAAATTTATTATCATAAAGATCCGTCATTAGACGCAGCAGTTCCATTGTTTCGACGACGTTGAATTTTACACGATCATCGCGATTGTTGGCGGCGGTTACAATTTTTTTCGCAATGTTTGATTGATTTGACAAAACTTGCAGCGTTTCCAATCGGTTGTCGGATCGATCGGTGAGAACTGCGTGCGCGCTCGTGTTCACGTCGTTGAGTTCGTTTATAATTTGAGATGGATCAATGTTGTTCGCGACATCAAAGTCATCGTTTCCGCCGGCATCTCCCCTGCGACGACGCGAACGGTTTCTTCCGCCGCCGCCGCCAGACAGGATGTCATCGGGCGTCACTATTATACTCATTGTTTATTAGTATTGTCCAACAATATTTCAATGTCTTTGTCCACTTTGTACTTGATGCACAGTTGTCTTATAAAACTTTCCGGAATTATGTACGATTCCATCAGAGCCACGCACAATTCCATTTTTATACTTTTCAACTTGACAATAAACTCTTCAAACTGTTCCGAATTGTACTGTTTCAATATTAAACGGCAAACGTTGCGAATTTCCAACTCGTCGGCGCCCATCGTCTTGTTCGGCGCCGCGTCCAAATAGTTTCTTAGATAGAAACCCGTGAATATAACGGACGCGATTTTGTTGACTTTTTTAATTTTTGTGACTCGATTCAACTCTTCCATGAAACGCTTGAATGGCGCAAACAATTTCGTGTGATACGAATGCGAATTGAGAGCCGTGAGGAACATTTCAAGTTCGTGATTCTCGATGCCCACAGTGACTTTTCGACACTCGAGGACAAGATTCTCGCGAGCTTTCCAGTTTGTGTAACTAGTGGACGCTTTGTCGCACAGTAGATTGTAAAAGAATTGGGCGAACGAGTTGGTTATGAGATCGTCGGCTTTGAAAATTTCCTCTTTATCAAAAGTTGTGTTGAGCAAAACGGTCAAATATAGCGGCAATCCAAACATTGGTCTGAGGAAAATGTCCCAGCCGTCTTGGATGCCCGAATCGAACGTGGTGATCGACTCGGAAAGATATCTGCATTTGCAATTAAAGCACGACACGATCGACGAACAGTTTTCACATCCTACCGTCACGTTTTCGGCAATGTCTGGCTTCGGTATCGGTTTATAATACCGTTTCAAATATTTCATAATGATTTGAAAGTTGGGCACTTGACTCATGAATTCATCTTTTAAAAACAACGAAAATATACGCTTTACTTCCGATTGATCTTGTTTCTGTTCAAAATTTCTCTTTATAAATTCGACGCATTTGTTAAATTCGGTGAAAAACGTCAATCCCTTGACTTGGACGAGATTCTGTTGATCGAAATACACTGAGAATAAGAACGCGAGCGAATCGATCTCGGTTCTCGTCAGATTTGCTCCAAAGCTCACGTTCTGGAATTCATTGTACCGATTGAATCTCAAACAATAGTCGACCAAATATCTCTCCATTTTAACAACTCTTATATAATTACACGATGGACGAAAACGAGCTATTGATGAACGCGTCAATGTTGAGGTACAGGACTCTTGATGCCAAACTCAAAGCGATATCGACCATGGGCAGCAGGAGCAGCGGTAGATTCGACTCGGACGCGGCCGCCGCTCAGAATCGTCTCGATCGAGTGCGTCCACTTTTGACTCGGGACGTCGAAAGATGCGAACGCGAAATGGACTCTATCGATAGGTACATTGATGAAAATCTCAATCCTCCATCGAACGTCGTCTACCGATCGTACATTATGCCCGACGAGGAAAGAAACGAACTCAGCATGCCTCCGCCTCATCCTCCGACTCCCCCTACCACCGACACCGGCGCCGTGTTTTTTGCTAGAAAACGTACCATCAATGACGACGACGACGACGACGAGGACGAGGACGAGGACGAAAATAATTCAATTTCTCCCGAATACGCTAGTTGGTTCGTCGATTTGTCTAACATGATCGTGATTCTGGACAACATGGTACGCAATCGAATCGAACCGGTCGAACAAAATTCTCAAATTTTAAACAACCTAATACTGCTTAAACAACAACGTGAACACGTGTCTACGATTCTGCCTCCGATCGACGTGAACGTGAGGAACATGATCGACAATCCTCCCTTTGAGGATTTCATAAACATTTACCGAAAGTATGGTATAGTGAACGTGTCACACGAACCGCTTCGCGACATACTCAATCGAATTAGAAGCGAGGGCAAAGATGTAGATCAGCCGCCTTCGGTGCGCATGTTTATCCGTACATTGACTAAAAACATAAATAATAGAGTACCGATCAAAGTAAACAAGTCCGACGTTGAACAAGTCACCGATCCCGATGTTAAAACATTATTATACGCGTACAGATTGCAGTCTATGCTCAGAGTGGTCGATGCCGATGTGAAAAAAAATCAACCAGTTCCGCCGCCAAAACGTAGAAAACGACAACGACGAACCGGCCACGGTGCCGGTGGATCGGATTCTTTCATAACCGATCCCGATACAGTTCCATATTTAGGTGACGGCGGCGCCGGCGTCGGAGGCGAACTTTCCATACCGCCGAGCGAGATGATCAAGTCGCCAAGCATCAAAGAGATTTTAGACGAATTGAGATCCGCTCCCGAAGCCGAACTGGCGATCGCTCCGTACGAAGAGCCGTTTTACGAAATGTCCACACCTGACGAGGACGACGTAGACTATCAGGAATCAGAGTCTAGATTTAACGATCAGGCCGAAGATTTTAGACCGATCGAAACGCAACAGTTTGTATCGAACTACTTGTTGCGCGAAGGAATGGGAAGCAGGCATCCGCTGATAACGACCATGTTGGACGTATTGCCGCACAGCGGCGAGCGCTTGGCGATATGCGAACTAAAACAGCACTTGGACGTGCGACGTTATTCGTCTCAGTTTGAATGGGTACAGACGCTGAACCTGTCGCCTATCAATAGAAACGTGCATCTGTATCAACTCTTGGAACCGTTAACGTATTACGCGACAAACGAAACAATGTCAATGGCGATCGGCTGGTTTGTGGTGAACGCATATCGCTATTTCATAAACGCCATCGACGACTTTGATCACATTCGAAGAGTAGTGATATCGTCCGGATTTAGAGACACGGATCGGGTCGCTTTATTCTTCGTCAAATACAATTATCTCTTTATATATAGACAATTATTAAGTGACATGACCGCTATCAGCGGAGACGAACTGGTTCCCGATCGGTACATGAACAATCGCATAGTCGTCTTGCTAAAAACATATGACATTATCGTTCAAAAACAATACAACGCTTTCAACTTTTCATTTCAATCGCCGCCTCAAAACTCGGACAGACCCATTGACAAGATCGTTTTGTTAGCAGTCGGACAAACCACTACCTCTACTGTTGCTGACGCCGCCGCCGATACCGTCTTTGACGCGGTTTGATGACCGCCATATATATTGTGTTGGTGATCGTGCTGACCGTGTGCTTTGTCACAATGCTATTCGTATTAAGGACGAACCGGCGACATGTCGAAAAGATTTTATATTATCAATACAATTACATACCGAAACCTTTAATAAGCTTGGTAAAAGTATACAAATTAAAATAGTAGAATTCATCATCATCATCATCCATGCGCTATGGCTTGTCCCGCCAACATTAAAGTGTACGTGAGCGAACAGTTTCTACTGTTCCCCGCCAATTACGTAAAACCACAAGCTGACGTGGCTAACATGCCGGTGCGCAATTTGATCGTGTACGTTCCCACCGACGCCGACGTGCAGTACGTGAGCCGAGAGGCATTGTTGGGCACATTCGACACGGTGCTCGTGTACAGACACGAAAGTTCGTCGACGGTCGAGGCGAGAGCGCCGCGCAAAAATCCCAACGCCACGATCGTCTATTGGAATCCTGTATTGGCGATAACCGAAGTAGGCGTCGGTGATACAAGAGTGTTCAGCGTTTTATTAACCAACAATCTGTACAGTTGTAACACGATGGTCGTGGACACCGAAACGCCGCTATGTCCGATCGAATATCATCGCGCCGCAACAGTTAACGCCAACAAGTTTACACCCATTGCGGGCGAGGATCCGTTGTATCAACGGACACAGATCATGGATCCCAACATTGTCGATTTTGTAATATGTTTCAATCGAGAAACGTCCGAAATGATTAAGATTTTAAACACAAAACGTATACTGGCAATGTTGAGCATGCGAAGAGTCCGCGCCAGATACTGGATCAATCTACCGGACAAAGTCGTCGATAGCATTTACAGCAAACTGAACTGGGAACGGGTCAGGCGTTTGATGAAAGGTGGCAAATGGGAGGGCCAATGTATGTTGATCGATCGCGAATCGCTTCGGTACATAAGAATGGCGCAGGACGTGCTTGGCGTTCGAGACTACGCCCGATCGACTCTGGACTTTGTCGAAATGTTTGAATCTCTGATCGCGCCGTACCACATGGTGCCCGAGATCATTGTAAAATTGAACAGTCTAGAGGGCAAGGCTCGCGTGAGACTTTATTGTAAGAATGACAGTTACGCGATCACGAATCACGGCATCGTACCCAACAACTGTCCAGACATTAATCCCGTGCCGTTTGATTATTCGGACGTGAACAGCGTCGGTTACATCAACTCGCTGCGTAAAAATCTCTTTGAACGAAACAATGTCTATGACGTAATTCTGTATCCGGCCTACTACAATTACTTTTTCTAATTTGTTAAAAGAATTAAAAAAAAATTATAATTACACATTATACACATATTCTCTTGTATTTTTTTTTACATTTCTAAGATATGAACACTCTAAACGAAGACGTCACTAGACAGCCGTCGGTGCTAGATTACGATCAACTTGGACAGATCGTGTCTAGAAATCGAATATTTCTCAGAGACTTTGTGCTGGTCATATGCGGTCTGATCGTGTTCATAGTGATCATTGTGTTTATGCTGCTCGTGTACAATATCAATGAAACGGTTCGATTGGAAGAGTATGAGCGCGAATCGACGCGCCAACGTTATCTTGCAAACTACGATTTTACACGACGAACCGTTCCCGCGACCGAAACGTCGGCCGAGAGGGCCGCTAGACTATTAGAAACGCCATCCCGTCCGTCTCGTAGACTCAATACGTAAATTTAAATTGATTTCCGTGAGCGTTGTCGAAATAGAACGCGTCTCCGTTCCTATTGACCGTGCTCGATTTTAGATTGTGAATATTGAGAGACAATTGCGAAATTATATGCGATACGCTAACAAACGGTAAACGATGAGATTCTCTTGAAAAGTTGTTTGCATTATTGATCGTGACCTGTCGACTCTCGACATCTTTGATAGCCGCGTACGGAAAATCAATTACGCACGAAATCATACCATTGTTTGCGTTTATTATGAAACCGTTGCCTCCGACGCCGGCGCTGTTTGTGATTCTAGATACGGACACGTCGGTAGACGCCAAAGACGCGTCGTCGGCGTGCACCAAGCTAAAACATGCGGCGCCTACGCCCTTGTTGATGTGTTCGGCCGACACGATCTGTTCTAAAATTTGCAACTGAGACGATTCGACAATTCTGGTTGTGAAACTGGGCATCGTGTACGGATTGTTGGCAATGTTGTGGTAAACGGCGCTGACCCGATTGTACGTTTTTGTCGTGTTCGAAGCGGACGTCCAACGCGGCTCGTTGGTGTCCTGCGTCAAGTCTCTCGTCAAAATTACACATTTCGCCGACGTAGGCGACGAAGACTCGAACGTTTTGATTCGATCGTAAACTTGGACCATACCGCGCTTGTGATACAGCGTGTAGCTGTGAAACTCGACGCTCAACTCTTCGAATCGAGAATGTGTTATCATGAGACCGGCATTGTCCGTGGCGCAGATGGCCGTGTACGCAAAGGTGGGAACGAAACTAGTCGTGCCGGGTCCGGTCGTCGGTATCGAATGACTTCCTCCCGCCGTCAATATCACGCCCGAATCGATGCCCAGCGTCGCGTTCCGGTACGGCACGATGCGGCCGTCTTCGGCCCAAATCTTTTTGATCATCGCCCACAGTGGCGCGTGCTTGTCGTTACTCTCGTCGGCTTCGTAGTACGCGACCTGATCCGTGTTTCCCACGACGCTGCCGAAAAACTTTTCGCTTCGATACGTGAGAACCTTGCTAAAATCGGCCGAGTAGACGCCGTTCGCGTAATCTATCATGTGAGCTAGACTATTCTCATGGTGAGATACGCTTCGTAAATACAACGCCGGATTGATCAGACCGCGTCTGCTACCCGCAATGTTGATCGAATTGTTTACGTTGAACATGTTCACGGTGCCGCCGCCGAACAGATGGTTGTAATATTCAAACGTAAAGTACGAATCGATCAAGCTCTGGTAGGCGCGCACGTCGGTCCTGTCGAAGAATACATAGTCGCGATGGACACCGTTACCACTCGGCACCAGCGAGTATCGAATCTTGTTCAAAATTTTCTGAACGTCCTGTTCGTACCGGATCGAGTTTAGAGACTGACCACGAAGCATCTGGCCGTACACGTAAGCCACGCACAGTCTCACCGATTCGGGTTTAGTAACGTAAAAATTGAAAACTCGCTGTACGATCGGACTGAGATTGTAGAACCCGCGTAAAACTATACAAGTGTTCATCATGCACTCGGGCATCGTAACGTTAAAATGATACCAATCGTTGCCCCATGGAGGCGAGTTGCCGTTGGAACCGTTCGAGTTGGACGGGAACGGCAGCCTGTTGTAAACGAGCATGACGCCGATCATCAGATTGTCGGCCAGGTTAGAATCGAGATAGAGCGCGTCTTCGGGATCCCTGAACCGGACTCCGTACCCGATCAAAGTGTGCATGGCGATTCCAAAGTGAGACGCGTTCGACCACGGTTCTAAATCGACAAACATATTACCGTCGTTTGAAAACAGCCGAGTCGGCGAAGCGATCTTGTCGGATTTTTGTAAAAATTTACGTTTGAGCGTGTTCAAATAGTAGTTTTCAAAACGAGCCAAATCGTCATCGTAATAACTGTTGTACAAAAAATTATAAAGTTGCCGCTCTTGATCGTATAACGTGAACAGTTTCAGTTGAAAGCGACGCCGATTACGTTTCGCCATCGGTGTTCCATGATTGTTTAAAGAAAAGACAATGACGAGCACGACGACCACTACCAAAACGACTATCAACAACGTCGCCGATGTGTACATTTTTAGGTCCGAGCTCTTATCTTGGTACTACTGTTCATATCGTTTTTTACCAATAGATTGAAATATCTCCATATGTAAACGTCCATGTAGCGAACGGTTTTAACATCGTCGTCGTTGTCGTCGTACCACGGCTTTTTGTCGCCGTAATAGTTTATCACGAACGGTTCCGTGTTCTTTTTTAATCTAAAATACGCTCCGGCGTTCCACGCGTACATCGGAGACAGTTGCTCGACGGACATGCGAAGATCTATGAGCGCCCGTACAAACATTTGTTCGTCGAAACCGTTGTGGTAGCGATTGGCGGCGATCGAGAAACACTTGGACGTCTTGATCGCATTTTGTATGGCTTCGAACAAGATTTTAGATGGCGTCAACACCACGGTTCCCGTCTTGCACAATACTCGATTGTATTTCATAAATTTAATCATTTGATGAAAAGTCACAATGTCTCCCTGAGACAGATTATCGTAGCATGAATAGTATTCGGACCAAAAACTGACAGACACTGCAGATTTTGACGCAAACAAATGGTCGATATTCTTCACGACCAGATGGTCTGCGTCCAGATATACAATCTTTTCGTATTCGGTCATGTTTAAACATTGCCATTTGGTAAACGAACACGAGATCCAATCGCTGTACAGTTGATTCTGTCTCTTGGTCAACATGCGGGGACATTTGCGTTGCACGTACTCGACTCTTTTGATACTATAATACGTCTTCAACTTGGCTACTGCCGACTCGCTCACATCAGATGTCACCATGCAAACTAGATCGTGGACCGTGCCGGTCATAAGTAAACTTTTGGCGAGAACCATAGCGCCGGCGACGTATCGATCGCCCAACATTACCAAAGTTACAAAGGCAAACATTGTCGCACCTTAACAAATTAACACATTGACGTTCACGAAAAGTCGGCCACGTTCGATCACAACTTGTCTGACTTTTCATAGACAGGTTTGTACGAAAAGTCGGCCACGTTCGATCACAACTTGTCTGACTTTTCATAGACGGGTTTGTACGAAAAGTCGGCCACGTTCGATCACAACTTGTCTGACTTTTCATAGACGGGTTTGTACGAAAAGTCGGCCACGTTCGATCACAACTTGTCTGACTTTTCATGATGAGATAAAGAATAATTTTAGAGATAACACAGATAACATTCAACGATATAAACGGCATTGTTGCGTTTGTAAACTACAACAGTTTAATCGAACATGTCAAAGTTTCTAGTGATCGACGGCGTCGCCTGCACGGGCAAGACCACCTTTATTAAAAATTACAACTATACCAATATGATAAAATATTGCGGAGATTACAAGGAAATTCACGACAGGTACGATCTGACGTCGATTCCTCACGATCTGTGCGAAGTGATGTTTTGCGCTCACCGGGCCGTTTGTGACGCTCAATTGAGGATCGAGAATCTCGATTGTTTGATACAAGCAGACAGACAGCCGACGTCGACGATGGTGTACAAATTGATTCGAGAAAAGGCCAGCGACGCTGAAATAAAACGCGTCGCCGATAAATGCAAGAGAATGGGTTTGATGAGAAACTATGAGACTATCACGGTACTCGTCGGGCCCGGTACCGAATTGTTTATCGTTGATAAAATGCAGCAGCGCAACAACGGAATCGATAACACGATGAAAGAGAATTACGTGATCGATCAGAACAGAGTGTTTCGTGTGTGGTCGGAACATTTAAATTTTTCCACGATCGAAGTTAACTTTGGAGATTACGATACTATGTATAAATCATTAAACGACATTGTAAAGTCTAAAATACACAAAAATTACTCAATTGAAAACGGCTACAAGGTGTACGAATATAAATTGCCCATTATAAACAAATGTGTGGCCGTCGTATTGATGGATCTTTGCGGTGCATCATTTTCAAACGGACAGTTTGAAAACGCCAAAACCAATCTGATGAACATGATAAAATCCAACGTGACCATAATATACTGGTCGAACGACGAGAACACCATGCAACGTATTGTAAACCGTTTGAACGTGCCCGGTGTGGCGTATTCTTGCGCTGATGACAATAAAATTTTACAATCCGTCTCTCTAATGCATTACGAGAACGTGTTGATGAAGAACGAGTTAATTGAAGACGATATTGATATCAAAAATATATACACTTTTGACGATTTGTGCTGTAAAATAATACAATAAATGGTATAATAAATAAAAAAAATGTATTTTTATTTTATAGTTTTATATTTCTATACAACAAACAAAGGTTTAACCATTTTAGAATCTATAGCGTGTTTTTGAGCAATAGCTTTACGTTTTCTATTAAAATTAATGGCGTTTGCTAACAAGTTGATTTTTTCTCCTCCATCTTTTTGTACCGATCCGTCGTCGGATTTTAATATTCTAAACGATGACTGAGGCTTGGAAACCGCGGCGGTGTTGAGTTCGATGGTACATTTTTTACTATAACTGTACACGTCTATAGTCTCGATAAACATTTTCGTGGCAATCTCTTTTACAAACGTGATCAGATGGTGTTCGTTGCTGGCGACTGGATCGTCGATCGTGTTTAGACATTCATTGTAGTGTTGCAGCATGGCGCGCGTCGAACTCTTTAGGTCGGGATCGATGCCGTCGAGACGCTTCATTGCCATATCGATCACGTTTCGATGACTCGTAAAATATTCTTTGCTCTTGTTCAACATAAACTTTATACCGATGACTACGATGCGTCTGTTAAAATTTTTATAATCGATCCCGTCGTCCACATACTTTGTCTGGCTGAACAATTTTTTCATAGTTTCATAATTCTTAGGCGACGGATTCTTAAAATACTCATCTCGAGCCGTCCTCACTATCGACAGTATAGTCTCGGGTAGCATTTTTTCTTTTTCTATCAAAACGCTACACTTGTGAACAATCAATTGTTTCACAAAATCATCGACGTCTATCGATTCCATGATAGCCGCGCCTTATATTTCATTTATTCTCAGATACTATCGAACGTAATTTAGCCACTTCGATTATTGACGGTAAACGTTTCAATTCAGACTCCAATTGTTCCCGATTAGCTGCAACTTCGACGCGCACGTTGCATTGATCTCGTTCGCAAATCAACACCAACTCGAAGATTCTTTTCAATAGCTTATCAACGGGATCGATGGTGGTGGAAAAGAATCGTCGTTCATCATTCAAATTCACATAAACGTTGAAAGGTTTGTGCGCGACCGTCGCCGACCACGATGCGACCAACGAGTCGAAATCATTTCCCATGCCCACGTTGCACAAGTGCGGACGGTCATAGTTGACGGGCCGCTCGGTCCACAGATCTGTCATGGAATCGTTGTATTTCACCAGATTTGTAATGATCAAATTTGCCGCGTTTGCTATGGACGCGACCACGTATAGCTCGGGATGAGTAGTAGATATAATCTCTTCAAAAGTTTGACCGTTTCCTATTAAATTGCCGACGACGCGATCGTGCTGTCTTCTACATAGCACGATATCATCGGTGGTGGTCGTCGATACCGTGGATAATATGTCGTATACGAACGATACTTTGTTCGCAATCACTACCGCGGATGAATCGCTGATCGGTCTATCGTTCGAAGGAGGCACGATTCTGATTCCAATCTTTTGTTGTAAAAATAACGTTTTCTTTTCGCGCATAGCCAGACAAATTTGGAAAATGTAGTCGAGAAGCGCGTCGAGTTTTTTGATTCTGACCGGCGTGAACGCGCTAGTTTCATATAACACACCAAAATCTACGACTGCCGTCTGACGAAGGAGTAACGCGCGCGTCAATATCGAAGCGCACTCTAGACGGCTAACGGACGACGCGTCCGGATCGATCGCTCTATTCTCAGCCAACGCGTTCAACTCAATGTCCAAATCGAACAGTTCCAAGTACCGTTGCGATGAACGCTTGGCCAATCGTATAAACTCATTTTTGACATTGATATTATCATCGTACTCCGGTCTAGATGCTTTCGTCGGAGACGGAGTTTTTGGCGCTACGGGAGGACGCGTGATGGGCGCGATCGAAACGTTTCTCACTTGTTCGTTTGCATTTATGATTTTAAAATATTGCATCATGTTGATGAGTGTGTTGTAATTTGTTTCAATGTCTCGTATCAGATCGTTCCTGATTCGTACCACCGACGGCGGCTCGGTGATCTGGCCCAGGTCTCGTTCTGCGTGAGATTTCGCATTGATCAGGCGATTTTCGATTTCGACAAACAAATCCTGCGATCCATCGCCGTCGTCGTGATATCTATTCAACATTGATACACATTCGAACGTTTCATTTTGAATTCTAGTGATTTTATTGTACAAAATCTCAGGTATGGTCATGTCGAAAAAAGATATCTCTTTGACTTCTACTTATACTTTGACAGCCAATACGCGGAATGTGGATAGATACCGATGGCGTCCTCTAAACACTCGTTCAAGTCCCATATGGATTCCAACAGCACACGTTTCGATGGATCACGCAATGACTTTAGAAACGACAACAGCTTTGACTTTGTCGACGATGACTTTGAAAATTGTAAACATTGTCGTTCGTATGCGGATTTTAGACATCTTTTAAACTTTTCACACTTGTTGAGATTCGACGCTTCCACAAACCGAACAAAGTTTTCGGGCAACGGGACCGGATCGACGCTCTTCTCTATCATCCATGCGACACGATCGTTTCTCACATACACTTCTTTGATCATAGCCCATATAAACTTTTCAGCAAACTTTTTAAATTTATCATCGTTCATCACCAGGTCGATCGCGGTCAGCTTGTTGACCACGTCTATGTCGTTTCCGTATCGATGTTTGTTTGCGATTTGTTGCTTTGACACGATACTATCGCAATTTTTATCCAATAAAGCGTACGATTCGATCAGGAACGATATTAACGACGACATGATAGTGTGACAAGCGATATACAAATGATTCAAACAGAATGAGAATAATACAAAAAAATTTCAATACAACAACAATCTTTTATTTTTTCCTGTTACAAGTACAATATTTCATGCCGACACATTGAATGCAGCCGTGAAGTTTGCTCGAAGAAGGCACCGTACTGTAGAATAGTAACGACAACATGGCACCGACAACACCGCCGCCACCGCCACCGCCGCCGCTTCGATTCGATGACGCTTGCTGCTGTTTCATTTGTCTATATTCACAATTGATGCACATTTTGATAAATTAATGATTATATCATACATTCGAAAGTGATAAATTATCATGCATTCGAATGCATTTTATACAATTCATATATCTAATCTTTAGATAAAGCGCATAATATAATGCAATCAATTGCATAGTCACTAATAATGTCTGCAATAACGGTGTTATCGTGTCTTTTCGTCGTCGAATTCGGCAGCAGCGCGATGAGCACGACGATGGGTCTGCCGTTTAACGTGGCGCTGCAAAAAATCGGCGATAGAGTTTACGGCCGAAACGAAGGAGGAGCCTCGTTGATTTTTACCAAAGTTGAAATAATATCGAGCGTCATCACGTTTGTGGTCAGCGCCGTCTTTGTCTCGATGAATGTAAATTCGGTAAAGACAAAGAGTCGCATGCTGCTGATGGCGTGCATAGGACAGACAATGGAAATGTTCGCTATCGCATACATGAAACTGTTCATCGACACGATCACTTCGACGCAAGTGTACGCGCTGGTCGTCGGGCATTCTCTGCTGGGCGGCAAATTTTTACTCGAAACGTGCATATCAGACTCTGTAGCCGCCGTTTTGCCAAAAACGTCCAAGCGACGACGGGTATCGGTATACATGTGGCTGAAATCGGTCAAACTGATGGGCGTAGTCGTGGTGCAAATGATTGCGCCAAGATTTTTGGACGAGCATCAAATGTTTTATATGTTAACACCGATCGCCGGCGTAATCATGCTACTGGCTTCCATATTATTTGTGATCGTGGCTCAAAATCATGATGACGACGTCGACAATGACGACGGCGGTGCCGATGAAAAAATTGCAATGTTAGAAAAATTCAAACATTACTCTAGATCGCTGACCGCGGATCACTTTGTCTTGTTCGCAATCATAGCAACTTACTGCGCACAGCGGGGCGAGTACAAATTTACGTTTTTCTTTTTGAAAGATCATCTAAAATTCACACCGGCAAATATACGACTTATCAATGGATGCCAGTATTGTCTGTTCGTCGTATCATTGTTCATGACCGGTGTCGTGATGCATTGTGAGAAACGTCCGATCGTGACCATGATCGGGTTTCTGGTATCGATGTCGTTCAGCACGGCGGCTAGAACGTGTCAGATTTGGGCGTGGACCGCCACCAGATTCGACGTTTGGGTCGCGTCCGCGGTCATGTCCACGATGGGACCGATCGCTCAACAGGTGCTACAAGGCGTACTGTACAAGACGCTTGACGACGCGCGTCTTTCCGGTTTGGTGATGTTGACTTGTGATAAATTTTTGCCTATACCGATCGTGTGGATTTACAATCTAGCACGAGACTCTCCGTTCTACGTGACGCTAGGCTTGATGATCGTGACTACGATCGGTGGACTTTCCACGAAACGTATGCGTAATTGGATGATGAAATAAATTATTATTTTTACTCATTCTAGTATTTTCTTTACCACCAAATCCGGGTTCATCGGCTGATGTAATCATTAAGATGATGCAATAATTTAAAATTATGGCGCAATAACGTCGAAAAGTCAGACACGTTAAAATCGAACCTGGCCGACTTTTCGTGCTCAAACGTGTCCGCGAAAAGTCAGACACGTTCAAATCAAACCTGGCCGACTTTTTGACCATCGACATGTCCGCGAAAAGTCAGACACGTTTAAATCGAACCTGGCCGACTTTTTGACCATCGACATGTTCACGAAAAGTCGGACGCGTTCAAATCGAACCTGGCCGACTCTTCATAGATTGAAATATTCGAAATGAATTTTGATACCAGTTTAATCGAACATGTTGCGCACTTTGCTAATTTTATTCAAACACGTTGGACACTGTTAATTTTATTTTATTTATAGCTTTGATCGAACATGTTCGACACTTGACGTTGCTAGTTTTAGTCGAACATGTTGAACACTTGACGTTGCTAGTTTTAGTCGAACATGTTGAACACTTGACGTTGCTAGTTTTAGTCGAACATGTTGAACACTTGACGTTGCTAGTTTTAGTCGAACATGTTGAACACTTGACGTTGCTAGTTTTAGTCGAACATGTTGGACAGTTAATGTTGCTGGTTTTAGTCAAACACTTGATTTAATATAAAATTGTCGAACAAATACCAAATACTATTTAACTTGTACGATTTTTAATATAAATTTTGTAGCGTGCACACAACGGCAAGTGTTCAACATGTTCGACTGAAATCAGCAGCGTCAAGTGTTCAACATGTTCAGCTAAAGCTATGAATAAAATAAAATTAGCAAACTGTTCAACATGTTTGACTAAAACTAGCAGCATCAAATGTCCAACGTGTTCATAAAAAGTCAACAGTAATGCAAAAAGTCAGACAGCTTTGATTTTAACCTGGTTGACTTTTCGATAAGCCATCGACACGTCCACGAAAAGTCAGACACGTTCGAATCGAACCTGGCCGACTTTTTAGATGACGCAATTATTGCACAATGATTTCATCATGATGATAATAAAATTATTGCACAATGATTTCGTCATGATGACGTATTAAGGATTTTTCTAGACTTTGGTCGATGAATAACGGTCAACCCACGAAAAGTCTGACACGTTCGTTTCGAACCTGGCCGACTTTTCGTTGACATGTTTAGATCTACTAATACTTAAAATTTTTACAAGAGTATTTTAAGAGTAGAGTAAATAGAATAAAGTTTATGAAAAGTCGGCCACGTTCAAATCGAACCTGGCCGACTTTTTGTTGATTGTGTAAATAAAAAAAACTTTATAATTTTTAATTATAAATATATTTAAAAATTTTAACACGTTTACATGTTATACAATATATTTCTCGAAGTACATTCAAATAGACAAATTCAGTCTTGGAGCAAGTGCAAAAGCTTTTAACAATCTTTTCCGTGATGTCGTAACGCTCGTAAAATAATTGAGTTGCGCATTCTGAGCAAAAACACATCTTTAATGGGTAAACGTGGTTGTCTCTATATTGATATTTTGCGTCGCATACATAGCAATCTTTCCAATACTTTAAATCGACATCAAACATGGCCACGTACACGTTTACCGGCAGGGTCGCGTGAAACACTTTTACAAAATCTTCCAAGTTTTCAAATCCGCCCCGACGATGCAGTTCCTTGTACCATTTTTCGACGGTTTTAACGACGGTCGATACACTATAGAAACAATGGCTCTTGCTCGTCAAATACCAATTTGGATGATGTTCGCAGCAATAATTATCATAATCTTCACCATAATCTGTATCATCGTATCCGTCAAACTTTAAATCGTACCCGAAGCGCTCAAACCGTTGGGTGAAGATTTCTCGTGCCTTTTCAATTTTTTGCTCCAAAGTCGTAATAGATTCATCGAACATGTTCGATTCGTCTATCTCGTAACTCTCGTCCGTACAGATTGTTGCATCTTTTTCGTCGTCACCGTCGTCGCCGCTGTTATCGGCACCGCTCGAATCAGAATCGATCTTTTCGAAATCGTCCAGATCGCTCTTGTTGGTTGTTTCGGAATCGGTTTTATCGAAAACATAATTTTCACGGCGGAATAATTTATTCAATAAATTTCCCATTGTACGACCGCTCTAGGATAAGTCAGAAATGTATTATGATCTGATAATGATAATTATAGCGCTGCTCGTCGTGTACGGATACTGTTCATACGCTTTTGATAGATTAAACGTCGAACGAGATAAAGAAATAGAATCATCTTCTGAACCGATGCGTTTAGTATTCGATCGGCCGCCTCTGGTAAACTGCGATGAAACGCGATTGCCGTGCGTGTCAGACGAGCAGTGTTACGAGAACTGTTCAAATTCAAACATGACCAGCGTGATGCATTGTAATCAGGGTTTCTGTTCAATACGACCGGCGAACGTGGCTGGCGAGCGCCCCGATGATTTCGTTTGCGATCAAAAACTTGGTCTCATCCACGTGTTTGCTGCTAGCGAGTTTGTCGTCTCTCAACTGTGCATAAGTACGTACCGAGACATTGTCGATGACGACGGCAATCCTAGACCGTATATATGCGACGGAGGACGCCTCGACGTCGATGTGGTCGAGAGACAGTTTACGTCTGCCGATTGCGAATGTTCGGTAGGCTACACGAAATACACGTTCGTTCAGGGCGCTTTTGCTAGAGCCGTACCTGTCTGTATACCTAACAGTTTGGCGCGCATCTATTCGCGTATTTACAGATCTTGACAAAAAAATGTCGGCGACGGTTGAAACGTATCAAGGTGTCGCCGCTCGACTGCAAAAACTGGACACTGTTCGATGTTTGGCGAGACGCGAACTCGGCGAGCCGTTTAGCAAAATGAACGTGGCCCTCAACACGGCTCAGCCTTTTGTAATCGTTAATTCTACAAATAGTTTCAGCCGAATAAGCGTGCGCAATTGCCCGTCGATGCGGGAGGCCGATTCTATCGGATTCAACATTATGTTGAACAAGTTGAAAACGGCGCAGCGTTGTATATTTTGCACCAGAATTTGCGATCCGATGGATTCGAAAATGTCATGTAAAACCTGCATGGAAATAGTTATGAAGAAAAAAATAAAGAAATAAACAATATATTTTTCATTTCATTTATTGTAATAATCACAACTGTCCAAATGTCCTACTACAACTTCGGGTTCCACTTCGACGATTCCGTCGCAGCAAAACAACTTGTACCGATTCGAATCGGCTGCGTCGCAAAACACTCCCAGTCTCGCCAAATGTGTCTTGTCCGTTGGCAATGTTGATATTCTCTTTGTTATACTCAAATAGTTTTTGTACTTTTTCATCATTAGTTTTTTGTTTCTAGAGTTTTTTTCACAATCGCCGCCGTGCACTTCGGACACGACATCGGGATTCATGTTTATATCGAAACGTTTCATGCAAAACACACATACAAGTGCACCAAACGAATAGTAAAACCCCTGGCGGGTTAAACGCGCCGCTACCGTTTCGTCAAACGGTATCGATGGACACACTTTTAAAGATTCCATTCTAAAGTATTGATGATCGAGTCGGTCGTCGTTTTTGTTATTAGTCACGTACGATGCAAACATGTACTTTTCCGATCTGAGCTCCTTGTCGTAAAACTGCACGTCTCGCTTCACGGTGTTTACCACAAAACCGTTTTTAAATCTGACCAAATAGACGGCCATCGGTGCGTCCATCACGTATATCTGTCGCTGCATCTGTCTATAGTGCGGATCGGTTTTTTCGACATAAAACACGGGCACGCCTTTAGTGTTAACCGAAAGCGCCGTGTGTTTGACTCGATACCGATCTTTTCGTACGCCCAACGAGGCTCGCATCTCATCGACCGTCACGTTTCTATACGTGATCGGACATTTAATCTCGAGCGGCACGATTTGGCCATTGTCTAATAAAAAATAAGCGTCGGGCGAGGCCGACGACAATCCGTACTTGCTCAGCATCATGCCGCAATTCAGCACCGTCTGCGCAACCTTGACTCTCAATTGTTTTTCTATCAGCGCTTCAATGTGTCCGATCAAGACTTTGTTATCTTTAACTTTGTCCTCTTGAAACAGGCCATAGCTCATAGCGCCGCAATTGAACATATCGGTGCCAACGTGTGCGCCCGACATGGACGCCGTTTTGCGGTTCATCCGCATCAGCAACCATAGCGGATTATTGGATTGGCCACGAGTGTGATGTTCGATTTCAAAAATTTTCTCACGACTCAACGTCGCATTCTCGTTCATGAGCCGAGTCACGTAGTTTTCGTATTGAAACTCTGCGTAAATTTCTTTTTGTCTATCGTTTAACAAAAGTTTCAAATCGAAGACACGATCCATGATGATTCGTACACGACTATTTCACTTAAAAAATATAAAAAGACTAATTTTTTTACAAACATTTATTCAATACAAATATACAATTACAATTTATTAAAACTCTTTACAACCACGGGACTTTCGACGTCCAAATTCATACGTTTGGACACGATCGGTGGAAGAGAAACGTTGCTGTCGTCGATGCTTTCGTGGCCGCGTTTTAAATATTTTTTTACACGAGACTCTCTATACACTCTGGGTTCTAAACAGTTGTTCACCACCAGCAGCTTGTTCGTGTCCTTAATCAACATTCCGCGTCTGGTCGCGGGCAAATCAAAGTTTCGAATTATGCCGAACGCGTTGCGAACGGTCATGACATCTTCGTGCATCAACACGATAATTTGAATATTTTTCAATTCATTCCAATAGACGGATTTAATGGTGAAAAAACGGTCACATTCCATAGACTCGCAGCGTGTCCATTTATCTTTATCCACGTCTCTGGACGTCGAGTACGCGCTATACTCTCCATTGTACGTCTTTTTGAAATCATACTCTTTACAAAACTCTTCGGTCAAAATCTTTTCGTTCCCACTAAATATGAACACATCGATGTCTTTGTGCTCGGTCGTGTCTCCGCATACATGGGACAAAAAACCTCCGGCCAATAGTGCTTCGTTAAAATGCATCTTCCAAAATTTAAAATCAAACTTGTCGTTTAATTCTTCTTCAAATTTTTTCGACACATCGATCGTTATGTACTTTACAAATGGATCGGATGTCGGAGCGCAACAAATTTCATCGGTTTGTTTATCCTTTTCATCTTGCCCGTTCTTGTCGTCGTCGTCGTCGTCGTCGGAGCCGGAACCGAGTGATTCTTCATCATAATACGTTTCGTCATCGTATTCGCTTCCATCACTGTCATCTCCACTACCTTTACCGTTGGCGTCATTCTGATCGTCGCCGTTGACAATTTGTTTATTCTGATCGTCGCCGTTGGCGTCATTCTGATCGTCGCCGTTGGCAATTTGTTCTCTTTCTTCGTCGCTCAATGAAATTACGCTTTTTTTGTTTTTGTAAATTTTTTCCAATATAAGATTTTTAATGTTAAATGGAAACATAATCTCCATTTGAAATTGATTTTTTACTATTGTAGTCTTCACTTGAGGCGGCTCAAACGTGATCGGCTCGCCGTCATGGGAATCGACTTGAAACATGTTGACCATTTGCGACATGATGATTTGGGAATAAGATTTAGTTTGAAACTAATCCCTTTACAAATGACGATCTGTTTTATATCAAAATGCCAAGTTGATAAGATTCGAAAGGAAGTCATTATTGGACGCGCGCCGTGACACTAATCTAATCTGTCTCCGGTCAGAGAGTCGTGTTTCCACAACAGATAGTCGAGACACTGCACGTAAACTGGATTCTCGGCCGCGGCTTCGTGTTTATTAACGAGGAAGCATATGAGAAAATTTAGCACACAGCTTTTTTTGAAAACGACATATTCCATTTCGATCAATCCATCGAACAGTTGTCTGAGTGTCGAAACTGAGGACGTATTTCGATTCCACCACAACGTTATAAGTCTAAAACAGTGGTTGCGGAACGATTGATGCGACAGTTTTTCGACGGCGTTACGTAGTATCGAGAGTAAAACGGGTACTTTGTCCACATTTAAACCGTTGATGCGATTCGACATCGACACCGTCGGTCTTTTCGAGTAACGCGGAGACATAATGGACTCGTTGATTAAACAATTGTACTTTTACAAATCTATACCTTACATCTCTAAGAAGATGATAAACGACCGTTTGACAGAACTGGTCATGAAATCGATCGAACCGTCGTTTTATTCGAAAATATACAAATGTGTTACGGACAACATGCCGGATCGCAGCAGGATTGTGGTAAAAGGCGGCACCGCGATCAGGGCGGTAACGTGCTACAATGATTTCGGATCGAACGATCTAGACCTGCAGATATATACGGATGCGTTTGAAAATTTTGAAGACGGCGACGACGAACGAGTGAAGAACACGCTCAGACTCGATACCGTTCATGATTGCATCGATCGCGTCGCAGCGACGTACAGAGACGATGTGTCGGCGAGTTTGCGCAATGTGAAAATTGAAAATTTACAATTGCCCAGTTCGAGTAGATTGATTGTGTTCAAGTCGTACGAAAACGAAGCGTTGGTAGCACACGACCGGAGACGGGTTCGTTTCGAATTGAACGAGTCGATGCCACGATTAAAGATGACCATGTCCATGTTGAACAGAAACGACGAAAATCGATATTTGATCAGGTTTTCATTTAACGTGTCGATGATTTGCAACGGTTCAGCGATGCATCTATACAGATCGAAAGAGAAGCGAATCATTAAACATTTTCCATTAGATTTGTACTTTTTGGACGTGATCATAGTGCCGGCCGGATCGGGACGCCGCCGGGCCATGTGGAACGACTACATGTACGTGACAATGAACTGCGACAGCGGACACGCCGTCGACATGATCGTGGACGCGCCCGAGATCATCGTGTGCGATCAACTCGAATGCCTTTTCTATAACGTGTTTTACTTTAACGAGAACAAGATTCAAGTGTGCGTTAGCCGCATATCGCAACTCATTGATCGGTTCGGTGATCGGATCATGATCGAAACTCCGACGCATGCGTCTAGAGCCCAAACGATCCTGTCTTCTTCGGACAAGTTTTCGGTGCGCCGACTCAAACGCATACTGATCGAGACGGGACCGTTGATGGGCGCAAAGGTGTTAGCTCGTCTGTACTTTGAGCGACGTTTCGTCAACGACGTGGCCGACATCACGTACCAAGTCAATTTTCCGTATCACGTCTGGGACAAGAATTATTTTTCAAAGTGTTGGAAGCGATATTTAAATTTATTAAATGATCTGTTCAAACTAAATCTATGTTTAAAATAAAAAAAATTATATAGTTTAATATTTTTTTTTATTTAACAATATACATTTTAAAAAACATTTAAAAGTTATGTATAGGATTGGTGCCTTTACATTTATTTGTTTTGTAACACAAAGAGTATTTGTCTTTCATTTTGACGCAGTTGGGCGTAACGAAATTTCCGTCGAAAATATAATCGATCTCGCGCACGCACTTGTCGTCGTGATCGTAGATCACGGCCAGCATGCTTTTGATGCATTTTTTGTCACATTTCGTACATCCAAAAACTGTGCGCACATAGCTGTTGAACACAAATCGAATAGAATGTCGGTTTCCTCGACATTGCACCTTTAACAGTCTCAGATTGCGACTCATGCATTCGGGCAACTCTACATTGTTGGTTATGGCGTCGATCACCGCTCTCTTTGAAGACAAATACATTTTGAAGCAAACGTTTTTTAAACTCTTGCGCCTCGGAGAACCAGAGCTATCTTTAAATTTCGAAATAAAAGGATTCACTCGCTTGTTGAGATTGAAAAGACTCTTCAGACGATTGCCCGACATTATTACGTACATGCCGTTTTTTGCAAACACCGTATACGGAGAAACGTCAAAGTCAAAATCGTCCACTCGTACCAAATACTGAACGTTTCGATCCAAAATCTCGATAGAAGGATTCCAAATTACAAAATTTTCATCAACAGATTCCGCCATCGGTGATGCCTGCGTTTTCTCGGTTTCTTCTGCTCGCATTGAAAATTTGGGGCAAATTGCCATTTGGTTTAGCGGTGGCGATGATGACGCCGCCGCCGCCGCCTCCTCCGCTTTTGTCTCCGACGATTGCATTGTAATGACGTTCGGCCGAAAAGGTGTTATCTTTTATTCTGTTACATAGTTCTGCGCCGCCCACGTTTATAGGAGAGGAACCGGCCGTCGCATATCTACACACTTCGTACAAGTTGGATCGCATCGTTTGCACGTCGTTTTTGATACGATCGTGATCCATACGGATCCGATTTAATTCGTTTCTATAATTGTTCATGTTATGATACAAAAAATTTTCACAACTTATCAACCTCCTAATAAGAGATGGCCATCGTCAGCGGCGACATGTCTACATTTTTCAACTACGACGAGCACGAACCGATTGAGGTTTTCGTGATTGAAAACGATCTGGGAGGCGGCGCAGGAGTCGACACCGATTCTTTTGTTGAAATTAAATCTTTATGCAAACTGATCGCACCTCTGGTCAACATTAGACACTTCAATCCGGCCATGTTGTGGTCCACTACTCAGACTTCGCATCGGTTGATAAAAAACGGTAAAAATTACGTACACATGTTTACGATTTGTAAATATTTGTCGTCGTACAATCTTTCGAATCGAGCCCATCCTCATGAGTATTACGCACTCAAACAATTGTTGAGAGACATGTTTATTGGTAGACAGGTCGAAAGATCGAACGAAGAGATTGCAACGTCGGAAAATTTCAAAGACATTAAAAACAAACTGTGTTCGCTACAAGAATGTCTGACGGTGGGAGGTGTCGCAGCCGTAGTAGCTTCCGACGATCCGACAATATCGACGCTCAACGACTGCCTGAAAAACCTGACCGATCTCGTCTACACCGTTCGATCCGACACGGCCGTCATGTACGCGGACCTAAATTCTGCAATTGAAAATTTAAAAACTCAAACACAACTCGACGTGATGAACAAGATCGCGTTCGGCAACGACACGCTTTTGGACGGCATAAAATCTATAAAAGATATTTTGTTGTCGAGAAACAGCAAAAAGCAACATCAGCAACAAACCGTTTCGTAACTAAAAGTCGGACACGTTCGATTCGAACCTGGCTGACTTTTCATAAAATAATCTTGTAAAAATTTTGTAAAATTTTACTCAAACGAGCTCGCGTCCACGAAAAGTCAGACACGTTCGATTCGAACCTGGCCGACTTTTCGTTGACATGTTAAATTAGTCCACGTAAATTAGTCCACGACTATAAAAAGTCAGACACGTTCGATTCGAACCTGTCTGACTTTTCGTGAACATGTGTTTGGCTTTCGGACACATTTTCTACTAACATGTTTATGAAAAGTCAGAACGAACATGTTTATGAAAAGTCATACAAGTTGCAATTGAACCTGGCCAACTTTTCGTAAACTTTGTAGTCTTATAGACGTTTATTTTTTTTTTGCTGCGCGACCGATCAAGTTGGAACGCGATGAGTTTTTTTTATTTTAGGTTGTTTAAAATATCGAATCTGTTCGTGGGCGTCTACGGAAACGTTTATCTTATCAATACAATAAAACTTGTTGCATTCGAAATGATCGCGTTAAACTTGTACGAATATGTTTCGAGAGAACGTCGTCGTCGTCGTGGCGGTGGTGGTGTCGGCGGTGGCGGCAGTGACAATTGCCGAAAACGTGGACAGCATCCATCGATTCAAGAACGCGTGCGTACAGGCAAAATTCAAAAGTGCCGAATGTCGACCCGACGTGGTGTACAAGAGAGTCAGAAACGTCGCGGACGCGGGCTTTGACTTTAGACGAGTCGACCACATCAAACTGTACACGCAGACGTTGGTCCTTCTCAACAACCTCAATTACTATTCACCATACAAGACGGACGTTTTCATAGGAATGATGGCATCGAACTGTCGCTCGCTTTCGTATTTGGTCGCGACAAATTCGACGCTGAGTCTCGACGTGCAGCGCGAATCATCAGAGTTGTTCCGATGGACGAGCGACTCGTTGGTCAGATACCATTCGTTCGATCCTGACGTGTTTCTACGCACCTTTGTAGATTTTCAAAATTTCTACAATACATTCGTCTTGTGGAACAATCACGATACATACATACTCGGCATCCTGCTGCTGCACTATCAACGATTGAGAGGTAGATTCGCGACGACGACGACGATGCCAAACGAAAAGACTCTAGTCGTCGACCGAATCGACGTGGCGGCCGCTCAAATAATTCGAATAGCCATCGAGCATCCTCTGTTTATGGTCGATTCAAAGTTTATCAAGGAAACCGCATACGTGGTCTACGTGTCCAAGATGGACACGTCGACGTCGCCGGCGTTATTTGACGGACTCTACAGTAATGTTACAAAGATGGAAGTGATGGTCGATCTGTTCAACGTGACCGTTGCCGATGGAAACTTGACGTACAACGTGCGCCACAGTCGAAACGTGGCGGGCGCGGGCGTCGATTTGATGAAGAATGAAATCAAAGCTGTCTACGGACGGTTCATAAAAGCGTATTCGTTTCTGGGAGAGTACGGACCGAATGGACGCAAGCACGTCGACGTTTTTGTTCACGCCACCAAGGAACAGTATAAACGTTATGGTCCCATGTGGTCGATACCTACCAACAACGGCGGTTATACATTTATGGACAGATCGACGGGTCGCATCCAGATGCACGTGTACTACGATGAACGCGCCGTCCTGCCTAGAAATTTTGGTCACGAAACGTTTCACACGATAATGTACGCGATCGACGACGACGAGATCGAATCGATGCCCGACTGGTACGTCGAGGGTGCGGCCAATGCGTACGGTCACGAGGATTGTTTCGATGAAGACCAAACTTTTATGAAGCAAAACGTTCGAAGCGTCAAGATTCGAGAAATCGTCGAGGCGACGTACGATTCGGACATACTGTATCCGATGGGACACGCGCTAGTCAGATTTTTGCGCGATCAAAGACGATCGACGCTCAAGCGTATGATCGAATCGCGCGACTACAAGATATCGGTTAGAGACGCGATCGAGATGCAAACTCGCTTTGAACACTTTGTCTTGGATCGCGTCGAGTTTTGCGACTACAAGATTCGTCAGAGACACGAGTTGATCAATCGTGAGCGTATGGAAAATGTTCAGCGTCGGTATTTGGACGAGTTGAGAAGCGGCGGCGACATGTCTGTGTTCGACGATACCGTGTGTCCAGACTATGTTCTAGTCGAGTTTGACGATTGCTTTTTTCTATTGACACCCAAAGGTTTGATCAAAGTGCTGAGGCCGCACTACAACAGTCCAATGATCGATGTGGACGACGAACTGATTCGTTACCGATCGGACAACCGATCGTATTCAGTGTCTCGATACGATTTCGATTGGTTTAAAAAAGGAGCCATCAAATATGGATTTAAAATTGCCGTCTTGACCGCCAATGTGACCGATTCGATCGAGTCTATAGACACGATCGTTGCAAAGTATTTAATGTCCGACATGATATACGATTATAGAGCCATTAGCGTCACATGTCGATACGGCAACGGTTCGGACGCTTTGATTCGTTACGCTTCAAAGACCAAAGAGTACGCTACGATAGTCACGGCGGTGTCCAAAGGCAACGGCGGCGACAGCGGTGGCGGTGGCGGTGGTGGCGTTAAAGACTTTGAAATGATCGTAAACAATTTATTCGAAACACTCAAGGCGTGCCGGATCATGTTGATGCCCGTCGTCGTTTCTCGATTGGACGTCAACACGACAGTCTATCGTATAGCAAAAAATATTAGCGCCGGAGCGCGTATATCATATTGGGCCGACGACGAAAGCGAGCTCGTGATGCCGATCGACAAACAGGGTGATACTTTGATGCATTGGGCCGCTTTACACGACACAATACTGTACGAGTACAGCGTCAATTGGTTCGGAGAATCAAAAGTGGCTCAAGTTAAAAACGGCGACGGTCACACCGCTTCCGAGTTACACGAGCGCCGTGTTGCTTACAACGATCGGTTCGGACTCAGAATCGGAGGACGTTACTGTTTTACATTCTTACCGACCAATAATATTAGTACCAAAGTCAGTTATACTAAAAATTATACTACTACTACTACTACTACTACTACTACTGATAATTATAACAGTATTAGCCGCAGCAGTATTAGTAGTATTAGTAGTACTACTACTACTACATTTAATATTACTTTAAAGGATAATGAAATAAAACATTTTCATAAAACTTTTATTTTTCTATATATAATAGGCACATTGTTATTACTGTTATTTAGTTTTACAATAGGCTTATGTTTAATAATGTATAAAGTAAAAACAACATCAACAACAGTATTGTATAATAAAGTTAATAATAAATAAATAGTGTAAATTTTATTTAATTTTTGGTAGCAGTTAAAACAAAATGAAACAATAATTCTACAGTGGCGATTCGTGGTCCCGTCCTGCAGTCCACGGACGCCCAATGGGTAAAATTATTAGCCTTAGAGCTGCTGTCGCGCACAACCAAATAATCGTCGTCATTGTCGCTCTCGTCGTCCGTCTCGAAAATATCTTTACACAGTTCGAGTTCGGCTTTAGCCAAAGTTTCAGAGTCGAATCTATGCCTTTTGCACGATGATGATGATGATGGTAAAAACTTCATGTACCACGCATTGTGCGTTTTAGGCTGTGGCATGATAGCTTCGTTCAAATACATCATTAGTCTAGTGTCTCCGGACATTGCTTTCGCCATACGTTTCACGCCCACACCTCGGTGATCTTCGGCCAGAGAATTGAGGTGGTGAATCGTAAACGGTTTAGTTTTGCTGTCGTCTGTTTCGTAATCTACAAATCCGTCAAACTTGATGGGTAGACTTTTGTTTGTCGCGTTCACGATTGCCACGTGCCGATGTTCACATTTAAACGTCGCTTGTAAAAAACGATCTTCGCTATCCACTTTCACCACGACCGTTCGCTTACAATCATCTCGTCCTGAATATTCAATAGTATACATGTACACTATGGTTTTATTTTTAACGTCAATGGATATTCTAGACGGTTCAGTTTCGAGTCCATCCAAAATAATGGTCACGTTGTGCTCTTTTAATTTAAACATTTTGAGATTTCTTCTACTTTATTACAAACTAATCTATTACTACTACTACTATTCGATTACTCTTCCTTTAATTTTTATTCAATGAAAACATTTGCTGTAGTTTGACAGCGTACTCTTCGGCAAGAGATTCGTTGATAAATATCAATTTTCGCTTATTTACAATTACATTTTCGTAACCGTAATCTTTACACGCCTTGTTCAATATCATATTACAATCGATCTTGGGCGAAGCCGTGACGGTGTCGATCAATATTGTAAAATTTTCATTAGTTTTCATGATTCGATTACGTCGGTTGCGCACGTACACGCTTTGGCCCGTTATCACGTAAAAGGCGTTTAAATTTCTCAACACGCACAACTTTGAAAATTCTATATTGTCGCAATTCTTTTTCGATGACGCATGTGTCACATTCGCGACGGCGGAGGTAATTTCATTTTTAATTTTTTGTTTTAGAGTGTTCCGAAGCGATCGTATCGTTTGACGCTGTTGTTGCAATGCTTTACTTTGAAGTCGATTTTTATAATGCAAATATTGCATATTTCCGTATATACTTTTCAAAAAAATTTTCAAATCTTGATCTTTAATAAATCGATGAATCATATTTTTCTTGTATTGTGATTTAATCATTGTGTCGTAACACACTCTCACGCCCACAGACACACTCTGCACGCACGCAAATGCTTGCGTATCGACATTCAAATGAATACTGATTAACCCGGCTCGCAGTGCTCGTTTTTAACTCGGAGGTTATTGCGGTAAAAAAGAAAACACGCGCGCGCCGCGGGCTTTGACGCACGACCACAAGACCATGACTAATTACGCAAGGTAGTTTAAATAAAAAAAATATACATTACGTAGTATTTATTTAATTAAATAAACTATAGTTTTTGTAGGTACATTGAAAATATAGTTATGAGTATCGGGAGAACCAAGTCGAACATTGCGTATTTGGAATAGGTCACGTTGGCGGCTCTTGTGCCTAAATGTTTTTTAGCTCCTTTGCGCCTGGCGACGTGTTCCGTGTACCAGACGGCTTTTTCCAGCGGTCTTATCGGTTGATCCATGATCGCGTCGCGCAATGAAAGCGTTTCGGTTTTGTACTTGACGTTGTTGGCGACGTCCATCACTATCTCGATCAATAGGCGAGCGTCGACGGTCAAAGTGTCCACGCTACGTCCGATGCCGTGCGTCTCGTACATGTTGACGTTGTAAAACTGATCGCCCATGATGGGCACACCGACCATCGGTACACCGGCATCGATGGCCTCGTCGGTCGACTGGACGCCTCCTTGCGTTATGAACACTTTTACGTTTCGATGCTTTAGCACTCGACGCTGAGGAAACCAACGTTGTATCAACACGTTCGACGGCAGATTGTCGATGATCGTGTCCGACTTGTCCACTTTCCACAACACCCGATATGGTATAGATCGAAAAGTTTCAATGAAAACGTCCAACATGTTCGAGTCCATGTCGCTAACGCGCACGCTCGATCCGAAACTTACGTACACAACGCCCATTGTGGAATTTTCCAGAAATTCTGCGAGGTCATCGTCGATCTCTTCGGCGTAGGCGGTTGTTTCGTCAATGTGTATGCCTCCCAAATATTGCACGTTGGACGGTACAGGCCGATTGTTATCGAACATCGGATGCGTGTTCACGAACAGCATGTGGACGTTTTCGCGAAGCACATCAACGTCGGGCACTTTGGTTCCAAACTGGCGTTTCATCATTGCGTTCTGATCGGCGTCCAGTTGCGAGAATTCCCTGTATAGACGGATCTCGGTGTACACCTGCCTGACGGTCTGCCACACGCTGAGATCTTTGAAACGATCTCGCCACATGTTTGGATAGTAGACGGGATGGCGTGCGACGGCGCCCATCGTTTCAAAATTTTCGGCTACACCGTGACCGGACGAGATGAGAATTACGGGTGCATTTTTGAAGAAATACGATAATATCAATGGATATGAAACAAAAGCCTCGATTATAATCACGTCAAAAGTCCGTTTCGATTTTAGTAAACGTTTCACTTGTTCGTGTTCGAATTGGGCGGATATCATGCGCACCAGTCCCATGTAATTTACTCTCGTCACAGTGCTCGCGTCGGACACGATGCCTCTTTTTCTCGACACCTTTGAATCTTGAAGGAGCTTCTTGAAAAAATTATTGGTCACTAAACCGACGTCTATTTCGGTTAAATTTTCATGATGATGATTATGACGACTATGGTTATGAATCTTTGGCGATATCACAACTAGACTATGTCCACGTTTTAGCAAAGCGTTTACGTACACATTGAAAACGGTCTGATGACTGTACGACGGCGTTGGAAACATGCAAAGGACTCGGACCGCAGCCGAGTTTCTCAACGCGTGCAATAAGACGACAAGTATTATCATCTTCATGTTGGTTGTGTGTGGGACGACACGGATCCGTGGCCTCATTTATAAAATGTGTCACCGTGTCGCGTTCACCCACACACACACACAAAGAGATTCATCTAGACATTTACATTATTGTCACGTGCGCGTAGAGTGTTTATTAGCCGCGGCGGTCGTGACCCCACGCAAACGTCATGAGGTCTCCGATAGCGATAGTCGTCGTGATCGCGGTGGCGTGCTGTTGGTGCATGCCCGCGCACGGTACTCGTCGACAAATTCAATTGTTTGTAAAGAATCAATACATCGCTGTCGACGGCAACGGAGACGTGATGGGTTCCAGGGATCGTACGGCGTCTCGCACGGTTTTTCATAGAATATCTGTATCGCACAATCTAATGTTGTTGGTCAATAGCGTTTCGTGCAGATACGTGTGTATAAACGCATGCGGCTACGTGTACACATTGGCCGCAAACGGCGGCGCCGGTGGCGTTCTTAGTCAAGATTGCGTGTTGCATGAACACATGACCGAGTCGTATTACAATTGGTATTATAGAGATGACAATCAGACTAGATCGTTTTTGGCTCTCAACAAATCGGGGCGCACCAAACGGGTGCGCATAAGAAACGATGACCCTTTACACAACCACATCAATTCGATTAACATAATTACCAGTCAATGGGACGGACCGGCCATAGTGAACCGATGCGTTGACAAAAGAAACATTATGCCTTCTAGCGGCATCTGCGAAGACGATGGTGTCGCGGGTGAGGATGGAAGACGTAAAAAAAATTTTTATTCTATAGACGAAGATGATATATCTATACAATTGTTAGCATCAAACAACAGCAGCGCAACAACGACTAAGACGACGACGACGACGACGATGAATCTCCCCGCGTTTGTGATGAGAGACGAATGTGAAATGTACAATTAAAAGTAGATTTTTTTTAAAATTTTTATTGTGAATCTCGAATTAAACTAATTTTACACAATTGAGTTTGTTTCTTTTTTTGTATGTCTTGTAACCGTTCGATGTGACGCCGGCATTCTTCGAGTTTGTGCTCGTCTGCGTCTTCCATGCGCATTATAAATTTACAACAAATTTTGTAACATTGTATCGCTCGATGCGTGTGGCCCAGACTCTCAAACTTGTCGGCTAAATACAACGCTTCGTCGACGATGGCCTGCATGTCTTTTGTGTGAAAAAAACTCTTAACGAACGCTATAGTTTGGGTACGTGTCCAACAGTTGTCTTAAAATTCCGTGTTCCTGTTCGGGTAGAGTGACTATGCCGAATACTGCGTTTAAAATGTTATGTTCCGGCTTCAATGACGTTAAAAATTCACTGCTTACTACCAGCGTCAAGACAAAATATTCACTGTAATCCGTTGCCGTAGTGGGCATCTTGATGATTTCATCATTGTCCCTGACGCCGTAACACGAGCGCTGAAAGCGCGCTTCGGATCCTAATAGAATGCAAGTAATTTGCGGTAAGACTAACGTACACATGCTGTACGGAGGACGTCTAAAGCACGACGTCGATCTTGGTCCCTCCTTTTGTCTCAAGTTGTACGCAATGGCGTAGTCGTTAAAACCGCTAACGTAATTTTCAAAACCCGGCTCGATCGTTCGGGGGGTGTACGACACGCTAAATTTAAATATGAACTTGTTCATACTCCAATGTTCGTCGAACATGTCCTCATTACCGCCGGGCAACATGGGAAACAACATAACTCTATACTCGGGTCGGACTTCGTCGGGAAGCACGTTCGCCACAATGTCCGCGTCTGCGGTGTCCTCTTCGTTTCTCGCCCAAAACACCTTGTACAAAAACCGAGGCTGCAGCGAAACGAACGGTTTAATACAGGCGTTTACCAAATTTGTACTGTTCGGCCTCAACATTGAGCCACCCGACGAGTACACGGGGAAAGTTCCCCATATTGACGTACAGCCGCACCAACTGTTGTCTTCGTTGTGTATTATGATGCCTTGATTGTGGCGCTCGCCCGTGATCGGATCGATGGCGCACGGGTTCAGGACGCAAGCGTTTCTGTTACGCAAATGCTGAGCGTAGCTAATGGGCAGACCGGGATGGTCGACTTGAATGTAACCCGGCGGACACGGCGCGACCGGCACGAAATTGGTATCGTGTAAAACGTCTCGAAACGTTTGGGATCTACAGTACGGAATCTCGGTGTTGGGCACGAAATCGGACACAAAGCCCGGATCGCATCTGCATCTGATCGGTCGCTCGTTGATGTCGGCGACGACGCCGTGCGGCATGCAGCCAACTGGCACGTCGCAATCCTCGTACATGTTTATTTGAGTGACTAGACCGGGCGACGTGCAGCTGCAAATCAAAGAAAATCCCACGTCCGACTGGGTCAGCAGCCACACGCCCGTATTGGGATTGCATCTTCTCGCCCTGTGTCTGTCCAAAGCCATACAGTACGATTCGCCCGGTTCGATTTTGTACTCTACATTTTCTCCGAACTGGTCTTGAAGTTTGAGCGTCGTAGGCTCGTCGAAATATTGACAGTTGGCCATCGCTTCGCGACACAAATCGCAATCGCGATGCGTCGAACAGGGCGTGAGTTGTTTATGACATTCGTGCGTGTTTCCCTCGACTATAATAGATGTCGGCGGCGAAATGTAAGGAACGTGAGAGTTATCAAAGAGACGCACAACGTCACGATCGGTCTTTTCATCTTCTACCATATACAGTTGACCAACGAATCTGACTAATACCAAAACTACCACCAGAAACAACACTATCAATATTATCTCGTACATGTCGATGACTTATCGAAAAGTCGGCCAGGTTCGAATCGAACGTGTCTGACTTTTCGTAGTCAGGTTTGAGAAAAATTTAAAGTGGTTTAAGTACGAAAAGTCGGCCAGGTTCGATTTGAACGTGTTTGACTTTTCATAAACGCGTTTTAGTAATCGAAACAAGTCGGCCACGTTCAAATCGAACGAGTTGTAGTTGATGTAAACTGTGCTATATAAACGGGATGCTGCGCCACGAAAGATCATTCACAGATCTTATTTCGATTAGTGAACATTACCATAAACTACATAAACTAAACCATGGCTCTTGTGAAAAAATCTTGCAACATTGGTGGAATAGTTGGTGAAGTTTGGATTGTGGAAATGGAAAAAGACAAGTTTATGTATGGAGGACATGGTATTGCTGAGTTTTTGGGTTACAAATTACCAGCTAAAGCAATTAGAGATCACGTAAAACCAGCTTGGCGCAAAAATTGGGAAGAAATTGAGGGAGATCTAAAACAGACCCCCCTTGTGACGTCATCTGCACCAGTCAATGTACCAGTAAATTGGCAGCCACACACAGTCTTTATTAGTGAGGCTGGAGTATACGCTCTTATAATGCGCTCGAAGCTACCTGCTGCTGAGGAATTTCAGCGCTGGCTATTTGAAGAAGTTTTGCCAGAGTTGAGGAAAAGCGGAAAGTATAGTATTGAAACATCAAACTGCACCGATGTTGTAAACTACGAAAAGCAATTGGCCGATGCTCAGATGGAATGTATGCAGAAAAAATTAGAACTCTCTGAGGCAAACACTGCTATAGCCAAATATGAAGTATCAATATCTGAACTGAAGCGGAATTACGAGCAGCAAATTTCCGAATTCAAGGAACGCGAATACAAAATGCAGCTGCAGATGAAAGACTTGGCTAACGCCGCAAATATGACCATGACTCAGTTTGCCGTTAACGCTCTGCTAGCAAAAGACAACATTGAAGAGAATGACCAGATGCGGCAGACGTTAAGTGACTTGAGTGACAGAGTGGTACCCGAAATGACGGAACATCCGCACAAGGAAGAGTATATTACTGGTTACGAGCGCACCGTCAACGGCAAGCGTCGCATACGCATGTGTCGTAGCCAGTTACATTTGATCGACCAACAAGACAAGGCGATACAACGCTACCGAGAAACGCCGTACCCCAAGAGATCAAAAATGTCAAAACGGTACGCGTGGTTGCGTGATTCCGAAAAATTCCTCCAGCTCAAGTGTCCCAACCCGGTAATGGTATGGCTCAAAGTGCGCACAGATCAACCGCATATGTTTTACGGTTTGCGGTACACAAACAAACTTAAAACGGAAATGGAGATTTTGGATGAGAACGAATTGCGCTTGAAATATCGCACCGACATAGAAATGTGCAAACGTAACAAAAACATTCACTCAAAATTAATTGAAGAGTTTAAATCGCTACAACTGATAGACGAAAATGACTGTGTGGCGAAATGTTTGACGCCGAGCGTTGACGCTAAAGATCGTATAAACTCGATTGTTGAAAAAATAGTGGAAGGTATGTCTAAGGATATTTTACCTACTACTCCGCCTCGTCGCCACTCGAACGCCGGTGAAACGTACACCGCCGAGCAGATGGTGCATACGATGATGAACTGCCAGAATTATTTTGTTAATAACGTGTTCAACATAAACTTTGTCTCGGCACCCGCAAAAGCTATCGAAGAGCCCGCATCAAACAAGTAAATGATATAAATTTGTATCTATGTTAAAATAAAATACATTTGTGTTTAATAAAAATTGTTTTATTTAAGACATAGTTTTGTAGAAGTTACAAATTTAGATCGATACTCACACCCTTCCTAAACTTATCTATAATCCGATCTATAGAATGTGAGTTTATTTTTTATTGTAATATAGGTAGAAACTCATATTTGTTTGTGTCTCAGTATCGTTTGGCAATCGAACGCGCGCGCACACCGCGATGAATTACACAGTTGCGCCAATTGAGCTCGCTGATATTGGGACACCATGTTCGTGGTCGATCTACATGGACATGTTTGATGTTTGGCGACAATGTCTCAGTTTTAACTCTCGCTTACTGGACGATCTATTCTCCGAGTACTTGTTTGAAAAATTTCAAAGTTACCGCGATAAAGTGCACTGTTCTGATTTGTCATTTTTACAATTTGATGAAAATTATACAGTGATACAACAACATCAAATGTCTGTCCATATTAATTATTTGAAAATCGATAATTTAACAAATTACACCTACGAAGAATATGTTTCTGCAAATCCTAACATTACCATATTTACGGTACAGAAACATGCAGAGTTTGCCTGGGATTATAATCAATTACACTGTTTTCTTGGAGACACTAGTGATAATAAAGGTTATTTAGAAGTAAAAGAACGTTTGTGCCGGTCTAAAAATTGGAAGAGACGATACACCGACTGGTCTAAATGTTTACGTGAGAATAACAATTTATTGGATTTGTGCTATAACAAATATCTTAAAGTGGTGTATTTTATTGAAAATGATGACATGTTTCAACAAATATTAGATTCAGAGTTTTTCAACATTTTTTGCAAAAATCCAAATGTCACTTGGGAGTTTTTGAAAACCCGCGTTGCTTACAATTGTAATGTTAGTTTAAAAAAACGTATAATTACTCTCATCAACCCTAACGTTCGCTGGCATGATGTATTAGAATTTTGTCGCGCTAACAATTTGTTTTTAAAATCAGATTTTTGGGCAAAACCTGAATTTACATACCTGTATGCAAACTATACCCATTTAATTGATTATAGAAAACTGCAAGAACAAGATTTGAATTGTGATATTATTTCTGCAATTATGCAAAAACCTGATGTGCCCGAGGAGGTAGTTATGTCGTTAGACAGACAATATTACGCACAGTTCAGTAATTTATATTCATGGATAAAGTGCGAAAAAGGATGTTTGTGCAGTACTAAAAGTAAATTTAGAGATAAAAATTTCGTTATGCCTATTTTTTTAAATTTAAACGTGCAAAAAAAATTAAAGAATACAAACAGCAGTGTATTGTATTTAGACTATAGAAATGGTTATTTTATTAAAGATGTTAAAAAAAATTTTAATTTTTTAAAGAATTCTGAACATATATATTTAGACGCAGAGCTCTTTCAAAATCCGATGTGTATTGAAAAATTGGCTTTTTTACATGAAGTACTAACCCCGGCCGCTATAAAAATACAACGCTGGTACTTGAAACACTTTTATCGACCAAATAGCCGTTACGTCGCTACCACTTTACGTAACCGGTTCAACAATGCTCTACAAAAGACTATAAATACGATAAATCACGTATGAATCACCAGTATCGTCCGAGAGTGTCCATGCCGCTGAGGAATTTCAGCGCTGGCTATTTGAAGAGGTTTTGCCAGAGTTGAGTCTCGGCGCCCACAAAAGCTATCGAAGAGCCCGCATCAAACGAGAAATAAACAAAAGTTTATCTTTAGATGTAACTGATGTAAACTTGTATTTAAAAATAAAAGACATCATATTTATAAAAAAATTTTTATTTCAAAATAATGGGGATGAGTCGAGATATAAAAACGTCGTCGACATTACTTCTTTGAAAAGTGTGCATTCCACTAGAAAGTTTTGTAAAAATCACACCCTCTAAATTTAGTAGACAAAACAAACAATACTGCATCGCGGCAAGGTTTCGATACTCGCACCCTTCTCCTTCTGAACGATACTGAAGTATCATATCTTCCAAGTCACCATATAGATTATACATTGCATATGACAAATTTTTCACAAATGTGTTGGGTTGGCATGTTAGTTTGTACATCTGAACAATAATTTTGTTCACATTGTAGTCTTCTTCATCTGTGCACACCACCATTTTACCGGAACCGTCATCAAAACGGTAAACGTACCAACCGGGTAAATGTTGAGGCAGCATGTTTCGTAGGTCTTCAACAATAGTTCGAGGTAAACCCTTGGTGTCAATTCCGTCTTTGCAAGCCGCCGCGTAGTAAAGAGAAGAGGCCATTGTATCGAAATGTATAATCATAATTGTAAAAGTCATTGATTATTTATACCAAATGATATCTATGAATTTATCAAAACCAATTTTTATCATTATTAAATTTTTATTACATTATCAACAAGAGATTTGGCGGATTCAAACGGCAAATCGTCGATGCGCACACTGCTTCTGGACAATTTTGTAATTTTATAATTTTTAGATTCTAATTCTTCACACAATCTAATGAATTCCAATTGAGGATTCGGATGAACGTTATCGTATACCAACTGCTGTCCAAATTTTCGCTTCCTGTATTGCCGATCGCAATACTGATGTTGACCCGTTATAAACTTGATCACGGTCGCGCCGCCATTTTCGTGAGTTTCTATCAAGACGCACAAATGTGGCCGTTTCGATAAATCTTTAGGGTATCTTACGATGGCCGTATTGTCGATCCATTGACCGTCCCGCTGCTGACCGTCCCGCTGCTCGGAAACGGTTACAGGAAACTGTTTCTTGTTGTGTTCCGTATACTCTTTGAGTCGATCGTACAAAGTGTCTATACGATCGAGACATGCAATTCTTTCATTTAAACTGTTCAATCGAATGTCATAATCTTTAAAGTTGGACACGACCGTGTCTCTAAATGCGACATCATCTCGCTTGATCTGTTCGACGCTGTCGAGTATTCGGTTTAATATTTCACCGTCTTTCTTTTCGAGTCTGGCGACGATGTCGTTTAAGAACCAAACGGTAAAATTTGATTTGTCTTCAAAATCTTCGATCGTGTCCAAGAGCTGCAGGCATCCGTGTTTATCTATACACCAAACCGTATCGTCGTTCGTGTCTTCATTATTATTTAAAAGTTGATCTAGAGACCGTCTGTATCGTCTCTCGACATATCTGTGCGAATCTCGAACGTTGTTGTGACCGATGCCTCGGGCAAAATCGTAAACTATAAACCAAGCCGTATCCTCCACGATCGTGTATCGAACGTAAAATGAAAATAAATTTTTAAAGTTTAAAAGTTTTCTATTGAGCCGTTTTGCCGATGAAGGAGTTATATGAAATTCTTCTTCGTCATCGTCGTAGTCGGTCTTAAGGATCGAAAATGTTTTTTGTATAAAATTTTTAAACATGTTCATAGTCCTCGGAAAACTTTTGACCCTTGTAATTGTAGCTGTACGGAGCGCGTATTTGATTCAAATTACAAAAAACCGCTTCGTCGACGGGCGGAAACAATACTTCGAGTAAACGTTTTCGATCTTGACATATATCGGAAAACAACAATTTTATCCTTTGCTTTATCGGCTCCGATTCGATTGCCTCGTCGAGGGCGTGAATGAACGATCCGGCTTTAATGTTTTCACACCGAACCGGCGGGTTCAACTTGAGAACCTTATAATAACGCTGTCTTATATCGCGCGTAGTGTGCACGCTAAACGTGCTAATCTTCAACCAGACGTGAAGTCCTCGGTTGCCCGTGAACATGATGCGATTAATGTTGTCTTTATAGAACAGTTTAAACGCCTTCGCGGCCACGTCCATTCGAAGCGCCAGTCTGCGCGGATCCGATTCGACGAAATCCACGTCGATCACCCATTCTCGGCCGCCGTCGTTGGTCGCCTTTACGTGCACATCCGTGATGCGATTATTTTCAATGTACTCGGCGAACGTGTTCATAGTGAAATCAATGTCGGGATGATGCCATCGTTTCAAATGAGCCGAAAAGAATGCCCACTTTCGGCAAAAATTGTACGGCACAGCGTTCCATATCAATTCGACGCGGTCCCGCGTGTACACAGACTTAAGCGCTTTCGTGTTCATGGTTCACCGTGTAATTGAGCTCCTGGATAGTGATGTTATCGCGACTGTTGCGACGATTGCGCCGCTTGCTTTTATTAAACCATTCCGACACGCGGGGACATTTGAGTTTGATAAAAATAATGAACATGAGCAGAGATACGAACAGCGTTATCTTTGTGTAATTGTGTGCGTGTTCTTCTTCGTTTTCGAGTCGCGCCACTTCCTCTAGTATCTCATCAAACAGGTTGTCGATGATCCGGATCGATGAATTGTGTTGCAAAACGTTTTCTATCGAGTCGTTGGATGATGATGATGATGATTCTCCGCCGCCGTCGAACACGACAATGATGATAATATTTGTAAAAATCATGATTGACTTAAAAACTTGGGAATTCTCGTTCCAAACGTTTTCGACAAAAAGTTGTCATGAATAACGTTCAAAAAGTACGGATTCGGAGTCCACTCGACTTGGCCGCGTATGTAATAGCTGTAGTTGAAATGCACACAGTACAACTTGTACGTAATATCGTCGACCACGTACGGTAGCATAAACTCGAAAGCGATACTTCGATTCGGTTCGTCGCAGTACATTTCCACGACTTGATACACGTAATATGTGGACCGATCAATGGGCGACGTCACCTTGGCCTGTTGTTTAATTAGAGGATTCTTGTTCTTGTCGTACAGATCTTCATCGTAGTCGACGTTCTCGTACACGTACCTCATTCGATAGTAGCCATCTCCTTCGCTTTTGCACGTGTACGAATCGGGGTCTAAAAACGGCACGATCAACGGATAATCGCCCGGTTCGTAATTTTCAAACGCCAACTTTTCGTCCAAATCATCGATCCTGTACACTTGCGCTCTGGGATGTTTCGATGCCGACGGTGCAAACATTATCTATTTCCTGAGCGGAGGCGTTAATATTTCGAGAATCGCGTCAATCTTTTGCAACAGATCGTTTAGCAATGACGAGATAGCGTCGAGATTCAAATTGCCTAGCGTCTGCGCGATATTGTTCAGTGTGGATATCATGTTTCCGATGCTCGCGGCCAAGTTCGATATGACCGAATTGAGAGACGTGATCTCGGCACGGACAGTTTCCTGTAAACGAACCAAAATGTCGTTCAGCGCGTTGAGCGCGCTAGACAGACGCGTCTCGAGACCGGCTATCAAAGATTCCAATGATTGTTCGACGTTATTGAAACCCGTCTCGATCGCTTCTTGTATGGCGGACACTTGAGCCGCGATCGAAGAGTTCTGAGCGCGTATAGCGGCGACGGCGTTGTTCAATTCGACAAATTGATTTGTCGCATTCACAGACAGCTGATTGACATTATTTAATATTGTCTCGTTTTGCTTGGATATGGCCTCGTTCTGTTTGGCGATGCGTTCGAGTAATACGGTATGATTATGATGATGATGATTATGATGATGGTGATGGTGTCGTCGGCACGATGAACTACGTCGCCGGCTACAATTACTGCCGGTCCTGCGTCGGCCGCCGCCGCTACCCCGCCGGCAGCTGCCGCTTCTGCGTCTACCGCTACTTCGGCGTCTACTGCTCCGTCGGCGCCGGCCGCCGCTACTCGTCCTGCGTCTATGCTCGAGACACGAAATTTCCTGATAAACTTCGGCGACGAACGCGGTCAGGAGATAATCACAAATGTTGCAATTTGATCGACTGCACAGAATACTCAAACCGAGAAGGTCTACAAAAACTTTATTATTATCGAACCGACACGTATGCGAGCATCTAAAATCGCCGAGACATCGCCGATGTCGTGGCGGTACCGATTGGATCACGCACGATCCGGGCAAGCGTAGCAACTGTACGAGTTCGTCGGCGGACAGCCATACGATCCAAGACGGTTCGACGAGAACTGTGATCGTCACGTCTTGAACTTTTTTCGTTATAATTTTAAAAGCAGACATGATATCGTAGGTTTTTCGTAGAATTTTGATGTGTTACTTATCGACATATGCATTCCGACCATCGGTTCGTGTGCACGTTTCAATTCGAATCACAGCCAATTTTATTATTATAATGGAAGAGAAAATAAAACAGTGCCGAAACAAAGAGAGCAACCTCATGTCCCAGTACGACAATCGCGTTTTTGGATTCTTACGCGATTCGTCCAAAGATGATCGCCGGTCGGCCGACATCAAGTTGCTATCGTGTATAATATACGGTCAACGTCATCAAACCGTTTGGCTGGACAGTTTCGACAAGATTCGAGGTGAGAACAAATATTTGGACACGATCAACAATCTCACAGACTTAAAAATCGATGCCGAACAGATCGAATCGCTCGTAAACATCGCCGACGGTCGGGAAAGATATGAAGCGACGCGCATCCTGGTCGGCGGTAACGTTGATGAGTTGAAAGATTTTTACAAAGAAATCATCATGACGCAATGTGGAAAATTTGCAAAGATCTTAAAGCAATTTGTGGTCAAACGGAACGCCATGCGTCGCAACAACAGCCACGATATTGCCTTGGAACTTGTCTTTCTCAAATCTAATCTTGTAAAAATAAAATGTACTATAGACAAATTAATGTGTATATCGGAAAAGTAAAATAAAACAATAAATGGTATAATAAATGTATTTTTATTTAACATTTTGATTTAACATATAAAGGAGGCGGCGGTGGAGGAAACAAAATTTGATCGTCATCGGTTTCGTCATGCGGCGGCGCCGAAGAAGACAAATTGTACAAGTCTGTGTATTGACTCTTAAGATCAAATCCATCGGTCTGTCGACAGAGTCTGTCAAACATGTTTTGTATAAAGAGAAAATTTGCCATAACGCTGATCGCGGCCAAAACGAACAGGGTCCAGTAGTGTTGTTTCGCAAAAGTCGTCTCGTCGCACACATACTCTGATCTACATTCGACGCACATCATTTTGCGCACACAACAGTTGTTCGCATTGCTGTCGTTGATAAATTTACGCCTTTCGAGTCCCGTCCAACAGACGCTGTCCTTGTCGTGGTCTCTATACGCAGCGTCGACGATAGGTAAATGTAAATGCTGCGACACGGACGCGATAGACATGAACATTGATATTTGCAAGACGGCGAGGAAAACGGCTATCGGCACGGCCACGTGCATAAAACGTTTGATTCTCGAAAAGTACCCAATCGATCCGACGACAGTGACGAGAGCCAGCAACGATCCATACGCCAGCATGAGATAAACGACCGTCTGGGCGCCGTAACCATTTTCGTAGTCAAGCGTCGGCTCGAACCGTTCGTCGATCACGCCCAATATCCCAAATGCTACACACAGCGACGCCGTCGCCAGCATGAACACGATTAGGATCAAATGAACGGTTTTGGTCAACGCCGACATGTTGCCTATGCGATCGGTAAACTAAGTATGGTGGACGGCGCCATGTACGTGGTGATTTTTATATTGTTGATAATTTTTGTGTTGGCGTTGGCGCGTCCTATGCAAGTCGCGTACGAGACCATACGCAAACGACAAATTGATTACGAGAATCGAATCGATGAACGGATCGGCTACATGCAAAACGTGCTCAGCCGACGGCGCTACGTGCCGCTGAGCTCGTTGCCTAACATTGATTTTGGTGCCACGCTCGAGACGATCTCCGAAGGAGAGATTCGATGTCTGTCCGTGCCGGCGTTTGTGAGTCGATTCAACACGCCCAACTTTGATTGTACCGAAATGTGCGACGATCCTTCGGCGTCGTACTTTTACGTAGGACCGTTCGATCGGTTTGTAGTGAACGGTGAAATGCTTACTAGCGGCGGCTACTGCACTACAAACAGCGTACCTCGCCAATGCAACCGCGAGACTTCGGTGATCGTGCACGGTCTCAATCAGTGGACGTGCATAGCCGAAGATCCCAGATACTTTGCCGGAGAACAAAACATGATCCAAACCGCGGGCAGGCAACATATCGACTTTATACGTAGCGACGAGATCGATAGGATTGTACTGTTCGATCGTCAATTGGGCGTACCCGTGGACGTGTCTCGTAACACATTTCGGAGCCATTGGGACGAGACGATGGCGGACGGATCGAGAAGGTTCGAAGTGCGATGCGACGCCCGAGACATTAACAACAATTCAATGTTCATAAATCCTCTAAACCCGATCGAATGTCTACCGAACGTGTGCACGAACGTGCAATACGTTCATCCTTCCGTTAGGCCAGATTTTGAGCGAGGCGTGTGCGACTGTGGCGATCCGGACGAGACCAGAGTCGTTCACGTCGATCCGAACGATCCCAGTTCGATGTGCGCTTCGATTGTGCACAATTTGAATCAAAGCGAGCTAACGTACGAGTTTAGAATAGAATGCATCAACATGAACACGCCCGTCAGTCGGATTCGCGCAAACATGCTGCTGTGTCCCGATCATTTGATGGAATCGACAGGCGACGCGGCATACACTTTTGTGATGCCCGGCGCGTTTCCAATGTCATCGAACGGTATAGAGGAGCCAAACTACAGACTATGGTTGGACGTGAGGAACAGAGTCAACTTTTTCCAACGAAGCCATAATGAATCTGTTAGCGCCGAAGCGACTCAAGCAATGGCCAAATTCAAATACCCAACGAAAAGTCAGACAAGTTAAAAACAAACGCGGCCGACTTTTTAAAAACATGTTCATAAACTTGTTAGACTTTTCGTGAACATGTTCATGAACTTGTTAGACTTTTCATGAACATGTTTATAAACTGCTGGCTAAATTTTGTCTCAAAAATCTAAAAGTTTGAACATGTTCATGAACTTGTTGGACTTACTTTTCGTGAACATGTTCATGAACTTGTTAGACTTTTCATGAACATGTTTATAAACTGCTGGCTAAATTTTGTCTCAAAAATCTAAAAGTTTGAACATGTTCATGAACTTGTTGGACTTGAAGTTGGACTTTTCGTGAACATGTTCATGAACTTGTTAGACTTTTCATAAACATGTTTATAAACTGCTGACTAAATTTTGTCTCAAAGTTGGAAAAGTTTGAACTGTTATACTTTTCGTGAACATGTTTATGAACTTGTTAGACTTTTCATGAACATGTTTATAAATTGCTGGCTAAATTTTGTCTCAAAGTGGAAAAGTTTGAACATGTTTTATGAACATGTTAGACCGTTAGACTTTTCGTGAACATGTTTATGAACATGTTAGACCGTTAGACTTTTTGTGAACATGTTCATTAACATGTTGGACTTTTTGTAAACATGTTCATGAACCTGTTATACTTTTCGTGAACATGTTTATGAACCTGTTAGACTTTTCGTGAACATGTTTATAAATTGCTGGCTAAAAATTTTTATCAGACTATTTATGAACATGTTTATGAACCTGTTAGACTTTTCGTGAACATGTTTATGAACATGTTAGACTTTTAGTGAACATGTTTATGAACATGTTAGACTTTTCGTGAACATGTTTGTAAATCGGTAGCTAAAAATTTTCAAATTTGTCTTAAAAATCTAAAAGTTTAAACATGTTCATGAACTTGTTAGACTTTTAATGAACATGTTCATGAACTTGTTAGACTTTTTGTGAACATGTTTATTAACATGTTAGATTTTTTATAAACATGTTTATAAACTTGTTAGACTTTTTGTGAACATGTTTGAAAATTGGTGGGATGATAATAAAAATTATATCGCGGTCTACTGAAGCGTAATCTAAAAGCCGGCCAGGTTGTGTCCCACTTGTTTAAATTTTGTGTCTCAAATAAAAATCGAAAAGTCTGACATGTTACATTAAACTTGTATAACTTTTCATGAACATGTTCATAAATCGCTGACCAACTTGCATACATTTTTTATAAGTGAATCGTATATAAAAGGAACACAATTTGTCTAACGGAACAAACGACATTACAATGCTGTTCGCTGTTATCACGTTGCTGACTTTGAGTCTAAGTGAAGCAAAGATTGTAAACGTGAATCCGTTTAAATCAGAAGACGTCGGTGGTATTTATTTCGAACACGTCAATGCCGTCAACTTTGTGTCGGACACTTGGCATTTTGTAATTGAAGTGGATCATAACTATTTGTTTAGCAAGGTGCACAACGTTTTCGATGAAGCCGAATCGCTGATCCGCGTCGCCGGATCGACCGAAATGAATTCGTGTCACAATCGAGAAGTGGTAAAGATGGACGTGCATTTGCACATTATGGAAAAGTGTAAAATTTTACAAAAATACCATAGAGACATTGAAAGCAAAGTCAAGATGATCGACGAGTTTGTAAACGATCCGGCTCCCGATTTGGTTACTAAAGCGCCTTTGTTTGTTGAATCGGGGCCGCGTCGCAGCCGCCGTAGTGTCGCCGCAGTCGAGCGTCTGAGAGACGAGCGGCGTCTCAGCCGTCGCAAACGGGGCGCTTTCGATTTCGTGGGTAAGATGGACAAGTATCTGTTTGGAGTGATGGACAGCGACGACGCGGCCGAGCTGCATCGCCTTGCCGTCGGTGAGAATTCGATCAATTCTCAAGTAAAGAATCTCACGAGCGCCGTAATCGAGATGGCGGACAACATCGACAAGCGACTGCGGTGCATCGAACAGGCTCGCGATTTGGACAAGTGTAACTATATTGAAAAAAAATATCAAGCTCTAAAAGACGAACTTTCCGAGATCGAACGGTCGTACGACAAATTAAACACGGCCATCGATTTTGCAAAAGGCAATCGGCTCAGCACGTACGTGATAACTCCCGAAACTTTAATGTTTGCTATGGCAAATGTGACTTCGAAACTGCCGCCGGACACGAGCTGGCCGATCGAAACCAAATTGAAACAGATGCACACACTAATCGACAACGTGATGAACACGCACGTTTTCGTCACAACAAACAGAAAGCTGCTGTTTATACTCGAAGTGCCATTAATCAAGACGGCGTCGTACAACTTGTTTGAGGCAATTTCGGTGCCAATGTGTAGCGGCGGCGGCGGCGGCGGCGGTCGCAAGAATTTGGCGCCGCCGGCGGAAAATATTTGCGCGATCGTATTACCATCGAGCCGATATATTGGTATTTCAAACGACAAACACACGTATATTCGAATGGATGATACGCTTTCGTGCCGCCAGACCGAAGACCGAATGCTATGTTTCAAACCGCACACGATCTACATTACCGCCGAAACGGCGTTATGCGACGTTCGCATCATGATGAAGGAAAACGTGTCCACATACGATAATTGCGACGTGAGAGTTGGCCGATTCAACGATGAAATTTTCCACCCGATCGCCGACTACAACCGATGGTTATACATGGTCCGCGTGCCGACCGAGCTCAACATGCTGTGTTCGTCTCTGCTCGACGAGGATGCGACCGTCGTGCTGCCCGCCGGCGTCGGCGTGTTGAGCGGCGACGGTTCGCAATCGTGCGAGCTGGCCACTAAACGCAGCACCATATCCGTACACAAGCTAAAGTCAGATTTGATGAGCACGATACGAATCAATTTTACGGCTTCTCTGTACGATCTCAACGAGGCGATCGAAACGGCCAAGCGCATCATGTTGGACGGTACAAAATCGTCGTCGTCGTCGTCAAACAACTTGAACAGAGACGCGTTAAAAAGTGTAACCATCAGACTCAACGAGCTAAGAAAACAAATGAACAACAATACTATATTCACGGGAAAAGAGATTGGAGAGGGCGACGACGGCGGTGGCTGGTTCGACGCGTTTGATTTCGGATTTTGGAAAGATGTGAAAATAATTTTATATTGCGCTTTAGTAGTAGCGATAGCCGTCGTGGCATTCAAAGTGTACGCATTTTGCGGAGGATGCAATACGAGCCGAACAAAAACGACGACCATCATACGGAACAATTACGATAGAGAGATGGTTTATTTGAAAGGAGCGGGATCCAAGTCCGAACCTTCGGCGCCATCGGCTCGAAAATTGTACGACGAACATGCATTTTAGATATCAATAAAAAAAATATATATATATAAACTGTGTAGTTTTATTTTATGTTATTAAATCAAATATGTGAATTTCAAATTCTTCAATTTCCCTTTCGGCTTCGCGTTCTTCCAACTCTTCCAATTCGTCCATTTCAGAATCAGAATCAGAATCGGAATCGGCGTCGGGGTTTTTGCGATGGCGTCGTTGCGCTATCCTCTCTTGGGCTTCTTTAGAAAACACATCGAAATCATTGTGAATCGTCGATATGTTGATCTTCATGTCGTCGTCAATTGAAAATTCTTCATTTTCGACGCCGTAGTACATGTCCAGATCGATGGGATCGCCGTCGTCGCCAGAAATTGAATTACCGTGATACTTTTCAAACAGTTCTTCCATAATACACTCGAACGCGTCTCTGTCGTGTTTTCTTATGATCCTGAGACACAAATAGTGTCTGAGCCATCTGTACACTAACTTGCCGTCAAAATGGTGGTGCCGATGATGATCACAATCAATTTTTAATACAAAATTGCTACACTCGCTAAATTTCATGTAATACATACATCGTTTCAAAGACGAGACCGAGATCAGCGTGGCTGGTGAGGGAAATATGTCTCGAATAAAAGGAACGGCAAAGTCCAGAACGTGAGCGTCGAATAGAATGCGACCATTTTTGTCTATATTGTACTCGACATCGCGATCCAGTAGGTTGAAAAAGTTTACATTGATGATGCCCGTGTAAATTATAGGCAACGACATATTGTTGTTTTGTGTTCGATAATGAGGCGTCGGGCATGCTTAAAAACGTCGAGTCTTATCGCCTTGTCTCAGTGTATGAATCACGCGTGTGTGCAAAATGTTTTTTGACTCGAATCATCTGTACATTTGTAAAAATAAAACGATGGTCGAACATGTTTGGCCCGTGTACGATCTGCGTCAATCGCATCTGCCTTCATTCGAACCGTACGGAAAGATGATAGATCGAGCCATCAGATCGACAATCGAGCGATCGAAGAAAGCTCGCCTCTTGGCGTACAAGAGTTGTATGAGCGTAAAGTCTGATTTAAAAAAGTCTCTGAGGAGATTGAATTTTGCCATCGTCAGACAGAAGATTGGCGCGATCGAGCGCATTTTGAACACTGAAATTTTAAATCCAAATCTGTTTCGAGTCGAGAACGTGCGCATCGTCAACGGTCACCAGCTGCATGCTACCATCGAGTTTGCAAACTACGATTACGACACACGACGACCGTGCTTCGTGTACTTTTCGATAGAGGAACGCGCGCTCAGAATGATCTTCAAGCCCATAATTGTGTACGACCAAGAATTTTGGCACCGATACATCGATCTGTACGGAATGATACGAGACAAGAATTTTTATAATCCACAAGTCGACCGGTTCGTGTATGATTTTAATTCGTCAGTTTTTGCATCGTGGCCTCCCATTTGCCGGTACGAGACCGGTTCGATCGAAGACAGATCGTTCGAATCGATCATGTTTTCGGCCCACCAGCGGCGCCCCAACGATCGGATGCCGGCGTGTCGGAGCATCGTGAAAAAATTTAAAGTGTTCAACGCGAATCAATGTAAAAATTTCTCGTACAAGTATCAAAGAAATTTTGTAATAAAATTGTAGATCCGGATGGTTTGACTCGTGGACCAATTTACGTGGACTAATTTAACATGTACACGAAAAGTTGGCCACGTTCGATTTGAACCTGTCGGACTTTTCATAAATATGTACAATTTTTTTTTACAAGTCAAATATTAAACGTGTTCGAGAGACATGTCCACGAAAAGTCAGACACGTTTGAATCGAACGCGGCCGACTTTTCATAGCCGTAGACTTGTAAAAAATTTAACATGTCCACGAAAAGTCAGACACGTTTGAATCGAACGCGGCCGACTTTTCATAGCCGTAGACTTGTAAAAAATTTAACATGTCCACGAAAAGTCAGACACGTTTGAATCGAACCTGTTTGTCTGTTTCGAATTGTTCTAGAATATCATGACGCACGATATCATGATGCAATAATTTCCTGTTTTCGATCATTGACCGCGGTTTTTCCAAGAATTTAAATACATTGAACTTGTGACGTAATTTGTTTTTCAACTTATTCCAAGAATTTAAATACATTGACCTCAATTATTGCACAATGATTAAAATTATTGCATCATCATTTGAACATGTCTAGACACGTTTGAAATAATTTTTACAAACATGTTTATGAACATGTTTATGAACATGTTCTGTAACTTTAAACTCATCTCTAAACTCGGTGAACATTTGTTATGAACATGTCTGTACTCGAACATGTTTATGAACATGTCTGTCTATTAGCATTTTGAAACAACAACTCGAACATGTTTATGAACATGTCTATGAACAACTTTAACATGTTACTCGAACATGTTTATGAACATGTTTATCTGTACTCAAACATGTTTATGAACATGTCTGTACAAACATGTTTATGAACGTGTCTATGAACAACTTTAACATGTTACTCGAACATGCCTATAAACATGTTCATGAACATGTTCATAAACATGTCTATGAACATTTGCTGGATCAATCGAAACAAATTGTACAATGTGACATACTTTTATTTTAAAAATATTTTAACAAAAAAATTTAATAAAGTTATATACATATTGGATTTGATGTTTGGTTATTTCATCCTTAGAAGCAAACACTGGACGAAACATGAACACGTCGTACCAATTGTTGCGAACGAATATAGGTTCCGATGACATCTTTTTCCACGAACGTCCCATGCGATCTGTAGTGAAATAACAGTTGACGGGAGGATACTTGTAGTGCTCGGAATTGAAGTTTTTGTAATCGTAGCTATACAACAGCATGTCATCGTTTTGACTTTTATATTCTATGTAATTTGTCAGACCGTACAGTTGCGTGTATTTTACGAAATGCTGGTGTTGTTCAAGATCATAAACATGAAGGGATCTGGTGATGAAAAATAAAATTTTCTTGACCGGATCAAAGCACATGAGACACTCTTGCGTTTTCTCAATGATTTCGAAATACATCGATCCGAACAGTGTCAAAACGCGACAATTGTTAAACGTGATTATGTAGGGACGCGTCGCTTTGAATGTCATCAGTTCGGGGTTAAAAATTTCTCCACATACGCGATTCACTAGCTGTCGTTTAATCTTCCAAGCGTCGTTTATTTTGTGTCCCACTCTGATATTTCCAAACGTGAGATCGGCCAGTAGTGGCAGGTTGCTTTTCTTCACGTGCGTGGTAAACACATTGTTGAACACGAGTTTGATGTTCTTCTTCAATTTTAGCTGACTCCGATACACTATGTCAGACTCCACGATGAAAATGTTTATAGTTGAACATTTACATTCATTACAATTATGAATGTTACACATCGTTGGTCTGTAAATGGGCCAATTGTGAGAATAGACGGGATCTTCCATTTTCATTACGTTATCAAACATGATGATGGCAACTTGATACTTTTTAAATTAACGCGGGCGCAGGTTCGTGCGGTAACTGAATAAAACACTTGATACTTTTCAAATTTATAATGCGAACATGTTCATAATCATGTTTGATAAGATAATGCCCTCGGTGCGTACGTGATCGTAAGCATGTAAAATTGCATGTATACGTGACCAAAAGCATGTAAAAATTGATAAAATACATATTATTTGATTAGATAGTACAAAATATTTAGATTAAATAATATTGACATGTAATGATTAGATAGTACAAAATATTTAGATTAGATAATATTGACATGTAATTTCTCAATACTACAAAGATTTAAGTGATGATAAGGAATTTATTACTATTGTTCTAGATAGTGAAAAATCAAATATCCCATA